GGAGATAATCATGGACTGGGTTGCGGAGAAGCTGTTGGTCATGTATTTGATTATCAACTCAGATGTGGAGGGGAGTCTAAGAGATTTAGATGGGAATTTAAAGAAATGAATAGATAATTTCTCTTTTTAAGGTGGCTACTTTGAAAATAAGAAAAGGTTTTATCGCAAACTCATCGAGTTCTAGTTTCGTCTGCGATCTCTGTGGAATCGTGGAAATCATCTGGGACGGAGAAGGCCAGTATGGAGACCCAGTTGAATGTAAGAGTCATCATACATTCCACAGAGAATGCGCAGAGAAAGAACTTGGGATTAAGATAGATATGGACAAAGTATATGAAGAGGACGATAATGGTTTAGTTCCGCCTGAGCAATGTCCTATTTGTCAAGGAAAAGTCGAGATTAATAAGACAAACGAGATTAATAAGAAAGTTCTTGAGGAATATTTTAACAGTTGTGGGTGATTTTTATGAAGAGAAGGTTTGGTTTTGTAAGTAACAGTTCGAGTTCTAGCTTCATCGTCGGCGTAAAGAAGATTCCAGAAACTCCAGAGGAAAAGAAAATCCTTTTGGAGGAGATTAAATCCGCCATTAGAGAAAACTGGAATCCAGATTACATTATCGAAGAAATGGCAAAACTTGTTCTAGGGCCTATTATGGATTGCAAATTCTATGAACCAGAATACGAGTGGTCAGATATTGCCGCAAGTGTTGCCAAGAAGGGATTTACGTTTTTTAGAGGCTCTGCTTCCACAGAAGATTACGAGTTATCAGAACAACTCTTAGTTGATGTCGAAATTAAATATGAATCTGATGATTTGGTCATAGATAAGGACGCTAGTTTTTGAGGTGATTTTTATGAAGAAGAGATTTGGTTTTGTAAGCAATAGTAGCAGTAGTTCGTTCGTCTGCTCTATTTGTAAAGAAATAGAAAGCGCAATGGACGCAAGCTTATCAGACTTTGATATGATTCGGTGCATCAATGGTCATGAGATGCATAGGTCTTGTTCTAAGATATCAGAGGAAGTTTCAGACATGCTTTCAGACATCTACGACTTTGGAGAGTATCTGGAAGATTATAAAGAAGATCTCGGACCTAAGTATGATGAATGGAAGAAAATGTGGGAGGATCGAGAGAAACTTCCATATGCTGAACAGGAAAATTTAGACCTCGGAAATGGAGTTATAATCGATAAATATGATGGTATTTCACTTGCAGAGTCTCATTGTCCGATTTGTAATTTCTCTGTTTTTAAGGATGAAACAGTTCTTAAATTCATATTCAAGTCTGGGTTACTCAAGGAAGAAAGCGTTAAGAATGAAATTAAATCCAGATTTAAGACATACGAAGAACTGAATAAGTGGGTGAACGAGAAATGAAAATAAGATTTGGTTTTGTCTCAAACTCGTCCTCAACCTCTTTTACGTGCTACGCCTGCGGACAAGAACACGAATATCTTGGAGATGTACATCCTTCTGAGGTAGAAATGGTGGCGTGTAAAAATAAACATGTGTTTCACAGAGATTGTTTACCTCAAGGGACTCTAATTAATATAGACGAAGAAGGAAATCCTGATGAGTTCTCAACAGAGTTTTGCCCAGTTTGCAATTTTGAATTGATTCCAGATTGGGATTTAAATGTATATATTTATAAAAATATCGATAAGCAGAAGTTTATCGATGAGATTAAGACAAGGTTCCATAGCTTGGAAGAGTTAAGAAAATACTTGAGGAGATCTTCTTGAAGATTAGACAAGGATTTGTTTCAAATTCGAGTTCCAGCAGTTTTACTTTTGTTGTAGATGGAGAAGAATTTGATTTGGATACTGGAGATATATCGTATGAGAACCAAGTGGAGATAATAAGGCTTGTAAGAAAGATGAATAAGTTAATTGGTGAAAGTGAATTGTGGGATAGAATAAGTGTAGATTTGGCTTAACCAACAACTTCAAATATCAAGTGAGATATCTTAGAATTGAGGAGAAGATTTAAATGGCGATTAAGAGAGTCAGGACACCAGAGTATAACTACGATTTTAATACCGAGACGGGAGAGATGAAGAGATGGGGAAAAACATATAATGAAGACGCAGTTTATTCAAATCTAGGCCCCGAAATCTTGGACCTAGAGATAAGCACAGTGTGCCACGGAATTGGAGGCGTTCCCTGTAAACACTGCTATAAGTCAAACACAGGCAACGGAAAGAACATGTCTTTGGAGACTTTCAAGAAAATATTCCACAAATTGCCAAATAATGTGGGCCAAATTGCTTTCGGTTTGGGAACCCTAAACGCAAATCCAGATCTCTTGGACATATTCTGGTATTCCAGAGATCATGGTGTTGTTCCAAATGTAACTATTAATGGTGATGGACTCACGGATGAGTGGGCTTTTAAACTCGCGGAAGTTTGCGGAGCGGTTGCTGTATCCAGATACGACGATAAAAACGTGTGCTATGAAGCTGTTCAAAAGCTTACAAAAGCTGGTCTAAAGCAGGTGAACATCCACCAGCTAGTTTCTCAAGAAACATATCAGAATTGTCTAGAGACAATCGAAGATATCCAAACCGATCTAAGACTTGAGGATCTGAATGCAATTGTGTTTTTAAGCCTGAAGCAAAAGGGTCGCGGAGCTGGGTATAGTCCTGTAAGCTATGAGCAGTATGAGGCTCTCGTAACTAAGTGTTTAGACGCTTGGATTCGCTTTGGAATGGACTCTTGTAGTGCAACACGATATATAAGAGTCTTAGAGAACAACTCCAAGTATGACTCTGCATATATGAGGTCTATGATCGAACCATGCGAATCTTCTCTCTTCAGTTTGTATTGCAATGTGGATGGCCGTGTTTTTCCATGTTCCTTTACAGAAGGAGAATGGGAGGGTATAAACATAGAAGATTGTGAAGATTTTATACAGGATATATGGTTTTCTGAGGATATTAAAGAGTTTAGGAAACTGTTGTTAAACTGCGAAAGATCTTGTCCAATATACAGGATTTAATATTAAATTTGTTCGCAGCGTATCGAAAAGTATAAATACAAAGTGAGATACATTGTATCTTGTACTCTTTTAGAAGGATTATTTAAGAGGCATAAACGATGTGTGAAAACTGCGCGAATTTTAAACCCAATCGAGAGGCTTTTAAAGAAGCTGAAACTCCAGCTCTAATTATAGAGGTTTTAAAAGGAAGATCAGAAATAGACTATGGTAGGAGTCTCGGAGGAATTAGGTTTGATATGGCTCTGGAGGAACTAAAAAATAGAAATATTTCCTCAGATGAATTAAATCTTGCAATTTCTCTATTTAATACAAACACGGGTTACGTTAATTGGAAAAAGAAAATGTATGGAGAGTAAAGGATGTTTAACTGCGAAGGATTCCTTGAGTTCAAGGATAAGAAAAATGGAAAAGATATAGAATATGCTGCTTGTGTAAAACTTAAGAAGCAGGCTTTTGAAAAAGGAACAGAAAATGTTAAGGAAGGAACTGGAGATCCTTGGTTTACTCTAAATATGAAGAGTCTTGACAGTTCTATGCTTGCAGAGTTTCTTGATTTTAGTAGAGGAGAAGAATATGGAGTAGTTGTCTATAGGAAAGATGAATATGAAGGCGAAGTTTTTAACCAAGAATCCGTGGGTCTCTACAAGAAGTACGAAGTTAAGAAATCGGACGGATCTCAGGCAGACGGAAATTATTTTGTTCTAAACCTGAATGAACCCGCCGCGCGAGATGCAGCGATATTTTATGGACTGATTACAGGTAATGAAAAGTTGGTTGAGGATTTGAGGATTTGAGGATTTGAGGAGCGAATAAAATGTCATCTATAGCAAAAGCTAGAAGATTTGAGAAATTCGTAGAATCGGCATACAAGAGAAATTGTGCAAAGGTAGATGAGGCGTTTCCTATTAAGGATGTAAGTGTAAGGAAATTGGTTCTAGAGGGTAAGGGTGAATTTAGGTCTTGTGCTCATCTTAGGAATGTTCTTAAGGAGAGAAGTTATCTTGAAGTTTCTGATGTTTTTAATGTAGATAAGGAAATTGCTGAGATAAATGAATCTAACAAGATAAATGTATCAAAGCGAAGTGAGATGAGAGTTCAACTTAGCAACGAGAAAGAGAAGCTTATAAAGTACGCTTATTTCTCTACTGAGGAAGAACTTCTAAAGATGTTGAATGAATTTGAAAATATGAGTTTTGAGTGATAGTTATGGCAGAATTTAATTTGGAGCAGGCGCTTCAGGATGGAGCGGACAAGGCAGGAGTCGATCTTGATGTTTTTAAGGATAAGTATGATGTCAAGTATAAGGAGATCGTGGCCGCGCGTGGAACCGAACCCCACAAGCTCAAGGGAGGAATAGTTCTTACTGTGGAACAGATGGCGATTAATCAGGCCGTCATGACCACCAACGCGGACGCCAAGGGCCAGCGCGAAGCGGTATTTTTCCTCTTGAGCCAAGGAGAGGTCAAATTAACTTCCGGTAAGAAGAGACCATACAGTTCTCTAAAAATTGTTACTCCGGTCACAAACGCTGAGTTCTTCCACGGCGCAGTTCAGCAGGACGGTCTAGCGGTTATCTTCACCATGCACTGGAACAACAAAAGTTTCAGAGAAGGAAATTTCTATCGTGGAAAGCTTAAGAGAGGCAAGGACTACACCGGAAGGCCGTCTTACAGCGTAGACGACATCGGAGACACACAGCGGTCTTTTGAAGTTCCCGATTCTGTTAAGGCGGGAAACTCTGGCGGTGAGATGAGGAACTTTAAGGTTATAAGCGCATTCAAGGCCAGAGAGCTTGCGAGAAATCTTAGAGACGATAGCGGAGCAATTCTCAGGGACGAAAATGATCATGCTCTAACCGAGCCTGTCTTTAAGAAGGATAAGGACGGAAATGTAACAAACGTCCCGCTAAAGACTCGACAGATGAGGGTTTTGGTCCAGGGAACAGATGGAATCAAGCAGATTCTGGATACCTCAACGTTCGACTCTAAGTGGTTTGATTTTGAAATAGATTTCGGGCAAACCTACAAAGGGGTTTTCAAGACCAATAAGGAGTATTTCAACCTTAATTCACCTCCAATCAAGTCAGATGCAAAGCTGGACTTCGAAGATCTCCTTATAGATGAAGTGTCTGATTTCTCAAAGCTCAGGAATTATCTGAAAAAGGCAATTATCCTATCCCCTGTATGTGGAACGTCACTTGTCGAAGTTAAGGAAAATCCTGACAAGGGAACCAAGACTGCATCTGCCCCTGTTGTCGATCAGTTTGGAAACCCATTGAGAATCCTTGGAGATCCATCGATATTTGACGTAGTTGTAGATCAGAAGGGGAATCTTCCCGAAGTTGTTTCGGTAATCGGAGAGGCTTTTGAGAACGATAGAGGGGTTATCGGATTCAGATGCTACAGTCTCAAGGATATCTCGAATGAGACTGAACAGGGCGAAGTTAAGATAGATGAAAGTGGAGAGGCTTGGTAAGCCTCTCATCTTTTTGAGGTGATCCAAATGTACAAAGACGATCCGTTAATGCATCTTTTAAATGATCCAACCGCTAAGGAAATTTCTGAAATCCACCAAGAGATTTTAGACAACCAGAGATTCATTGCCGATATGTATTTTCTTTCTGGGAATAAGTCTATGAGCAGGGCCATGATGGCGAACTATCGTAGGATGAGATTTGGGATGGATTTCTCTCTTGATGGAAGGCTGGATTGGCCTATTATGATACCGCAGAAGAGTTTAGTCCCTGGAATGATAGCGTTCAGGACGAGAGAGTTTCAGGTTTTGGAGTGAAGAAAGAAATGACAACAAAGGTTACAGTAAGATGGTGGGACGGATATCTAGAGGTGTTTGAGCATGTAGTAGATTGGAGAGCGGGAGCCTATCTTCTCTGGCTAAAGCTTCCAAATGGAACTAGATATATTCCGCTTCAACAAGTTAGGTGGTTTGAACCTAATCCAAATGATATAAGAGATAGACCTGTGGTTAATACAGCGTCTAACTAATATTTTTTTTTATTATAAATTTATCCAGATTATAGGTGTTTCTCATGGATTTAAAAACCCTTTCTTCTCAAATACGTACTTGTACAAATTGTGATTTACATAAGACTCGTAAAAAGGTTGTCATTGGCAGAGGTCTTCCTAACCCAGATGTGGTTCTGATTGGAGAGGCCCCAGGAAGCGAAGAAGATGAATCAGGAAAACCTTTCGTCGGTCGCAGTGGAAAACTTTTAGATGAAGCTATTGTAAAAAACGGAATTGAAAACTTTGCAATTATCAATATTTTAAAGTGTCGTCCTCCTGGCAACAGAAAACCAGAACCTGACGAAATTGAAGCCTGCCGCCCTTGGCTAAACCAACAACTAGACCTTCTAAATCCCAAGCTAATCATCTTGGTCGGAGCTACAGCTTTAACAGCATTTTTCCCAGATCTGAAAATTACAAAGACCGTAAACGAACTCAGTGATGCTAATTTAGATAATTTAGACAAGAAACTGTTAGAAAAAGATGGCAGAAAATATTATGCAGTTTATCATCCTTCGTATGTTCTGCGAGATCTAACCAAGAAACCTGAATACATAAAATCCTTCGGAGCTATCAGATTTTTTCTTGACAGTATACAAGGGAGAAAAGGAGTGGAAGCGAAGACCGATGAACCTGACATGGAACCTCTAATCCCAAGAGGTGGGTTTCGGCCAGTTCCACCTGAGTTCGCAAAACCTTTAGATCAGCCAAAGACTCAAAAGTACGCCTTGCTACATGTTCACACGGAGCACGGCAGCATCGGAGATGTTTTTAGAACAGATAAAGAACTCGCAGAAGATTTATCGAACAAAGGATTCAAAGCGTGTGCTATTACAGATCACGGAAGTTTGTCCGGCCTTTATTACACTCAGGAAGCTCTTAAAGAGAAGGGAATCAAACCAATTCTTGGATTAGAATGTTATATTAACGAAGGCCCGCGAGAACAGAGCCATTTAATCCTATTGGTCAAAAACAAAACTGGTTATAAAAATCTCCTGAAGCTTCACAATCTAGCAAAGAATCATACTCATAAAGTATTCAGCCGTACAATACAGAAGATTCCTTTTGACAAGGTATTGGAACATTCAGAAGGACTTATCTGTTGTTCTGCCTGTATCTCTGGAACGCTTGCTAGACGGTGGAAGAGAGAGGAAAACTATGAAGAGGTCGTAGAGAAGCTTAAGACGGCTTTTGGCGAGGATTTCTATTTGGAAGCCATGCCCAACAGATTGGAGGAACAAGTTCGCTTTAATCAAATTTTAATGGGTTTGGCTTCTAAACATAATTTAAAAATGATAGTTACGACCGACTCTCACTACAATTCTCCAGAGGACAAGAAATATCATGATATTTTAAAAGCAATCTCTTATAAGAAGACAATCAATGATAAGATAGGCTTCGGTGACGACACATTTTGTAATCTTACGACAGAACAAATTGAATCTCTACTTAAGGAAAATCACCCAACCGTTTATCCAATCCGAGAAGAATTGTTTGCCAATACGCTTGAGGTTGCCGCAAAATGCAACTTCGAACTTTCAGGACATTTAGGAGACACCCTGATCGGAAGTGACGAAGAGGCCAGAGAAAACATTCTTAATCGGATGGATATAGAGAAATACAAGAAAGAATCTGGTCACGATCCAGAAATTGTAGACAAGAGAATCAAAACTGAGCTTGATTTGATTTTTGGTCGCGGTTATGCAAAATATTTCGACGTAGTTCTACAAATGATAAGCTACGCTGACCAAAGTGGAATCCCTCGCGGGCCTGGGCGCGGGTCTGTAGGTGGATCTCTGGTTGCTTATCTTCTGGGAATTACTCAGGTCGATCCTCTCCGTTTTGGGACATTGTTTGAAAGATTTTTGTCACCAACCAGATTTCCAGACATCGATATGGATTTTTCTGGAAAGAACCGTGAAGCCATCATTGGATATTTAAAAGCTAAACATGGAAGAGATAATGTCTCCTATATTGTCACATTTAGCGAGTTCGGAGATAAGGGCGTCCTGAGAGACGTTGGCCGTGTTTATAACGTCCCTCTTGAAGAGATCAACAGGGTTACTAAGGAACTTTCGACCAAAACCGCAGAGTCTATAAAGATAGAAGACGCACTAGAAGCCTCACAAGTTGTAAAAGATTTCCAGAGAAAGTATCCAGAAGTTATAGATTGCTCCATTAGACTTCGCGGGAAGGTAAGACATACGGGAATGCACGCGTCAGGGACTGTAGTTTGTAAAGACTTGGTAGAAACAATTCCCACAGAACTGATGCAGTATGGAGATGAGTCCTATGTCGTATCTTCCTGGGAAAAGGACGCACTTGAAAAAATAGGGATTATTAAATTTGACATACTGGGTCTAAATGTTCTGGATATCATCGACGGCGCTCTTAAAAATATAGGGATATCTTGGGACGATTTGCCGCAGGATTATTCAGACAAAGAAGTGTTTGAGTTCCTGAAGGCGGGAAAGACAAGTGGGGTGTTTCAGTTTGGATCGCAGTTAATTACCGATTACTTACGCCATTTAAATCCAAATAACTTTAACGATCTTGTAGCCACCAATGCTCTTTGTCGTCCAGGGCCATTGAATTCGGGAATGGCTATGGATTATGTGAGAAGAAAGAATGGAGAGGAATGGGAAGCCGGAAGTGCTTTGTTGGAACCCATAACAAAAGATACCTTTGGAATAATTTGTTACCAAGAGCAGATAATGAAAGTTGCTAACCAACTTGGGAACTTCTCTATGGTAGAATCGGAAAAATTTTTAAAATTAGTAAGCAAAAGTAAGGGTAAAGAAGCAATTCAAGAAAAATATAACCAATTCTTGCAAGGCGCAATTTCCAACGGATTAACTTCACAGTTTGTTGAGGAGTTGTTCAATAAAATCATCGAATTTGGACGTTATAGCTTCAACCTTTCACATTCTGTCGAGTATTCGATCCTCGGATACTGGACGGCCTGGCTTAAACTCAAGCATCCTTTGCAAACTTATGTTTCTTACATCAATTTGGAAGGAGATGAGGATGAAGTTCTTAGATCTTTAAAGGAGGCAATTGATTCTGGAATAACCCTGAAGCCTCCTTCAATATCCAGACCGTCCGCCGAAGCAACATTTGATCTGGAGTCTAAAACAATATACTTGGGTCTTAATAAAATCAAAGGCATCGGCCCCGCAGAGATGAAGAATATTTTAGAATCTGGTTCCAACTTTGTTAAACTGAAGAACAGTGTGAAAAAGAATGTGTTTAAGATTTTGATAGAAGTGGGATATCTTGACAGCTTGGAGTCTTGCCGCCGCTTCCTTTATGAAGGTAAAGAACTCCCCAGAAACACCCTCTTTAATTGGGCTGAAAAAGATTCTGTTGTAAAAGAAGATTGGCCTGAAGCAGAAAAGATGTCAAGAATGCGGAAGTATTTAAGTTGGCCAAGAAGTGCTGACGAGCTTCCCAAAACCGAATGGGACGACTACAGAAAACCTTTAAGTTGTCTTAAAGAACCCTACGTAGATAATTGTGCTTTCTTGTCTGTCGGTTGGGTATACGATTTTAAGATATATAACAACAAGTCGGGAAACACATATATCTTAAAGTATGAAGATGGAACTTCGCGAGTAGAACTCAATTTATCAAATCATTTGTATAGGAAGTACAAGAATATTGTAGATGAGATTGTAGAAGGCAAGTTTAAGGAACCTTTAATGTTTGCCGTCCATCCGTATTATCTCACAAGAGGACAACCTCAACTTCGCGAGGGAAAAGCTCAAATACTATGGGTGATGAAATTAGATGGAAGCGTTCCTTCAAACATCATTTCTGGCATAGAAAGAGATATTGAGATTTCTAAAGGACAATATCTAATTACAAATATCTCTTATGGGACCAGTAAAGCAGGGAATCGCTATAGTTCGGTTGAATCTGTCGATTTTAATGGGAATATTAAATATGGGGTAATCATGGACAAGGAGGAATTTAGTTTGCCTAATTTTGGGAATATAATTAGAGGATCTTGGAATAAAGACTTTTTCAGAAGGGAGTGAAAGATGAAACTTATAACTTTTAAATTTCCTGTTGCAGAAAACGTAATCCGAATTAAGTTCGTAGAAAATTTAGGAGAAATTTATACCCATATGGAAAACATACCTTCTTATCTAAAAAAGTATAATATAATTTTCTCTGTAGATAACGTAGGAACATATAACTTAGAAACATATGAATTTTCTACCCGCAATCAAGAAGATCTTTTTAAATTTGTAATTAAGATTACTCCTCTCCTCTGGCCGGAGGACTAAATGCCCACAAAAGTTGACAACCGTAAAAACAAATCCAAGAAGAAAGTCCAGCTAAGATTTGATCTGGACCTAGAAATAGAAGTTTGCCATGAAGTAGACAGAGAAGACGACACATATGAAGCTGCATCCAGAGGAATTACGGCAAGACTTACAAACAAACCAGCAGAGTTAATTATAAACGAACTTTATTCTATCATAAGAGAATTGGAAGAAATTGCTGAGAGGAAGGTTGGAAGATGAAATACAACATAAACGCATTCTTAAAAGAGATAAATGAAACACTTGATTTTTCTTTAATGAACGAGACTTATAAAAAGCGAATAGAATTCCAAATAAAATTCATGACCGAAGGTTGGTGTGAAAACTGTGGCAGGTGTTGTGAGGAACTATCACCTATCGAATTATACTCACAGGATCTTTATAAACTGGCGGAAGCTGTAGCAGGCCATGAAATTACAGATAAAGAAGAGATGAAAAAGTTTTTAAAGATCGCATACAAGCGTCATGTAAAACATTACCCAAAGTCTAAAGACCAATATAGGACTTGCATGAAGAAAGATAAACCCTGCAAATTCAGAGACATTGAAGGAAAGAAATGTAATATTTATGAAAATAGACCTATTGTTTGTCAGAGATATCCTTTCTTGTCTGGAGAACCTGCGGATTCGAATACATTTATAGTACCCGATAGTTGTCCTGGAGCTGTAAAGATGTATGAGGAGTTAAAAAAGATGGGAGAGATAGAATGAAAATAGGATTCGCTGGCGTGCCCAACAATAATTTACAGCTCCTCATGGAATCTTTTTTAGCAGATGGATTTGATTGTGTCTATTATAATTATAGGCCGATTTGTGATCTATCGTGTAGCCTCTGGATAGCGGCAGGCGGGCCTCATTATATTCCTTATCTATATCGAGGAAAAAAGGTAGACACCTGGCACGGTGTAGGTACTGAATGGGGAAGCATAAAGAGAAGACGCTATATGCTTCAATTCTATTCTCTTGGACTTGTATCATCCACATTTTATAAAAATCTGTATGGCAATGAAAACCTCGCAATAACAGGCTTCCCACGATGTGATTTAATAGATCCAAACTCAGAACCAAAGAAAATTGTTCTTTATGCTCCTAGCTATCAAAATCTAATGGTTGGTGGGCCAGAAAAAGATCCAACTATTCCCAAACAACTATCCGTTGTTTGCTCCAAATATGGATACCAATTTGTACACCGCAAACATATAGCGGAATCCGACATCAAAGATAAAAATAATTATCCCCCAATAGAGGAATTTTTAAATGATGTTTCGATTTTAATAACAGATTATTCCAGTATTGCGGCGGATTTTGCATTACTCAAGAGGCCAATTCTTTTTGTAGATCGTGGTATTGATCAGTCTAAATTTGTATTTCCATTGTCTGAGAGATACGGCATTGTTACAAATGAAATTGATGCTACTAAGACCTTGGAACAAACAATCAAAGGAGAAGTAGAAAATGAGAACGAAGGTTATATTTCTAAAATATTCGATTTCCAAGATCAAAACAATACAGAACGTGTTGTAAAAGAAATAAAGAGGCTGATGAAATGACAATTATTCTTGCAGCGGGACAGGGATCTCGATTAAGGTCAGTTACAGATAAACCAAAATGCTTGCTTAAAGTTGGAGACAGAACTATTATTGAGAGGATTCTTGATGGGATTTCTGAAAACAGGGTTACTATTGTAGTTGGTTATAAATCTGAAGAAATAGAGAGATTTTTAGGGAAAGAATATGAAGACATTAAAATAAAATATATTGAAAACAAACTATGGAAAGAAACAAACAATTCTTATTCTCTCGCGCTGGCAAGAAACGATCTTATAATGGGGTCTACGATTCTAGAATCAGATGTCGTTTGTGACGAATTTGATCTTAAAGAGGATAAATGGTTAGTGGTTCCTTGGAAAGAAGAAATGGACGGTTGCAGGCTTGAAGGAGATCCTATAAAGAAGATAGAGATAATCAGGAGACAAATACAAGGGCAGCAAAAATTATCTTCTGATGAAAATAAAATGTTTAAATCCTGCGGGTGTTTAAAACTATCTAGAGAATCTGGAAGAACACTGGTCGAGGAATTGAGAGGGTCTGATTCAAGTTCGTACTATGATCAGATACTTGCGCGGTGCTTGGATAAACTTAATATACGACCTCGGATTTTTGAAGGAAAATGGATAGAAGTAGATACGCCAGAAGATCTTTTAAAAGCAAAGGAGATGTTTGAGTGAATTATGATCAGGTGAAAAGATTCTGGTCCTCTCAGGCCGAGAAATATCAAGATAAAAGAGCCGGAATGCTTGCGCCAAACAAGGCTTTTGCCAACTACAGAGATAAGTGCGAGAAAGAAACATTTTTAAAGTTGGTTAAAATTAATCCAAACTGGGGTTGTTTGGAACTCGGGTGTGGGACCGGAAGATGGACAAATTGGTTGGCTGGGAAAAGCAATTTGGCAGTCGGAGTAGATTCTTCTGAAGAGATGCTAAAGATCGCAAGAGAGAATGCTTCCTTCGGTACGTGTTATATTCAGATGGATATTCGAGATATAAAATACGGATTTTATAACCTGATCTATTCCGCTGGCGTCCTTCAATATCTTGATGACGAAGATGTAGTTAAAGTTCTTAAAAACATGAGAAAAAGATTGCTTCCAAATGGGGTTTTCATCAGCCGCGATACTTTTATGGGTGAAAGAAAGGTTTTGGATGGAGAATATCCAGTTATTTATAGGACAAAAGATGAGTTTAAAAAGCTAGTAGAATCTGTAGGATTTAAAGTAGACAGGTCTGAAAAGAGTTACCAAGTTCCTATAAGGACACTGTTTTATTTAAAATTCTTGTGGCTCTTGGATGTAAAAACACTAACTGATTGGACGGAAGGGTTAGAGGGTTTGTTTAGATTGATATACAGAGTTCTTGGAAGGAAAAGAAAAGAAGATCTTGGTATGTGGTTTACAGTGATGGCAGCAGTCTGAGTGGAATAGGGTTTTGGAAGATTCTAAGAAATGATTATTTGTTTGTTAATAAAGTGTTTTAGATGGAGTCGTGAAGTTAAGAAGAAAAGACTATTTCTTAAGAACCCGTTCTTCTACCTCGTCTCTCATAATTTCAGGATCTTCTCCATCCTGAAATTTCTTCATTTTATCGCTTATACTTTTATCTACTTTAGGCTGAACCCTTGGACCTAAATCCGCCTCATCGAACTCTTCTTCTAATCTAATTCCCGCAACCGAACTATTAATCCAGTTGCGGTACTCTTTTTGGCTAACGTCTCCTGTAGACCTAGCCGCAGTCATAATCTTGTTTTCTATCTCTAGGTCTTTTGGTTCTATTGGAGCGGGTATAAGTTCAAAACGATAACCTTGTTTAAAGTACCCATTTAGGTCTAGCCAATTATTCCCCACTTTGTTAACCTCTCTACATATTTTTATCCTACCACTCTGGATATAAGAGAAGAAAATTGATTGCTTCGCCATTGAACTGGTATTATCGAGAAGCGCAGACGCATTTTGTCCGCCTTCGGAGAGTGCTGAAATTGGGAAAACTATCTTGTAAAGTTCTCTAGTAGCCATTTGCCAAAATGCGATTATGTCTTGTCTATCGTAGAATCTTGGATGTTGGGCACTCATATTTGCTGGCAACGGAACTCTTTCGATCCCATTGTGCCCTTCAAGATATTTTTCAAGGATTGTGTTATCTCCGGGCATCTCCTCAGAAATTAAAATTTCTTTTGGATTAATTTGATCTGTGAGGACAACATATACTAAATTGAGAGCATATTGTGCTAAATCCAAGAAACTTATTAAATACTCTGCTATACTTTCGTCGGGGAATCTTGCGCCAAGAACTCCGAGAGAAAATATTTGTTTAGGGTTTAGAGAGATAATTTTTCCAGAGTTAGTGCCATTAGTTATAGTTTGATCGAAATTAAGCTGACCTTCCTGATCGTAATATAGTCCCTTCCATCTTAAAGCAGTAGAAATTATTTTATCATCTTTTGGTTTTATAAAAGTGTCTGTTGGACGACGAGCGGCTGCAAGATAATTTATATACCCAGAATTCGGGTCTTTTCCCCAAGATAATTCCGTTATCCCTCGACCGTAATTGAATGCGTCCAGCGAGTTTGCCATAGCGTGGTCCCAAAAACTTATCTGTTCTAGATTTTCGGCTATGTCATGGCTTAATTCCACATCTACCTTCCCTTTAGGTGAATAGACGGTCGGATAAAATGGGCGACTGAACTTCATTTGAGTATCGGTTGAATTTAAGCTGCAAACAAGTGGGTTCATAGAAATTAAAACCAAATCCCTATTGCTAACCCTCTGGTTCAGCATACGGACTTCTAATTTAGAACCAGTATCACCAAGAAATTTTCCATTATTTTTCTTCTTATTATCAACCGAAGGCATTAAGACCCAATCTCTATTTCTTAATATTACAACCATTTTAAAAAAGTTAATTGAATATTAATCGAAACATTTAAATAGTAGTACTTATATATTTATATTAATGACTTCAAATAAATCTTCTATTACAGCTAATCTTAACAGTAAGGTTATAGAAAAACTAGAACCTTACGCAATTAAAAAAGAAATGTCTATGGTGGTGGACGAAATCCTTTCTCGAAAATTGGGAATAACTTACGAAGAAGCTTATCCTGATGACGTTGGAAAGAAACGAAAGTGGATTGGAGTTTTCAGATGATTAAAATCAAATGTGAAGATTGTGGAAACGAGGTTGAATTTAAAAAACCTCCACAGAAACTTATAAGTTCAAAATTTATTTGTCAAAACTGCGGTCTTTCCAAAAAAGGAAAGAAAAAATACGCTCAAAAGATTACTACACTTGTTCTAAATAATAAGGTTTTAGAAAAACTATCCCATCTTTCTTCATACAAAAGATCTGCCTGGATAGATATGGTTCTATCAGAACATTTTGGAATCTCATATGAGGAAGCTTATCCTGACGCTTTTTTGAAATCGTATGGTGAGAAACGCAGATGGGACGTAGACGGGCTTTACAGAAAACTGGATATTGAAAATCCAGCACGATTTTCATCCAGACAGAAGAGGAAGAAACTAGTTGCACTTGTTAAAAGTTGGAGGATGCAACAGAAATGACGACTATTATGCCGAAAACTTTAAAGGAAAAGCTTGAGAGAACTGAACGAGTTTGCCGCGAGATGGGATTTATCGGTCCTGATGAACACGTTCACCCAGCGGATTTAATTGAATGGGATCTTCAACTTAAACTATGGGATGTGTCTAACAAAATAGATACCGTAGATAACATGGATGACGATACCCTTCATCGAGCTTGGTTGCGACTTCTCGCGGGACACAAAATCCTTGCGACGAATAAACAAACTAAACTCAGGAACAATGCTGGAAAGTCTAGAGAAAAGAATCCCTTTGATATAGCAACAGAAGAAGTGGCAAAAAACAAAAAGATTCTGAAAAACATAAAGAAAAAGCTTGAAAGCGGAGAACCGCTTACAGAGGAGGAACAGAAATTAGTAACAGCAGCTACAGAAGCCGTTGAGGAGCAAATGGATCTCGTCGAGTCGGAAACGGGAGTCTAGAAGACCTGACGGGGTTTCTCTCAAAGAAGAAGCCTCTGTACATTTTTTTCATATTATCTTTTTCTGTTTTTATTTTTATTCTGGTTACATATTCTGATTTTCTTGGGGCTATTGTATTTAGGACAATAAATCCAAGAGTTGTAAAAGCCTCGCCGTGAGAGGTTTTAGTTTCCATTATATCAAGGTTTGTCTGAACAGCAAGTAAAGAGTCCCTTTGCCTGAGGTCGTCTAAAAGCTTCATTTGGGGTTTTCCCAAAACTCTTCCAAGCTCAAGAGCGATACTATGTTTCATTTGTCTTGTGATTTTACATTCTACCATTCCTCTTATCTTTCCGCCCTCAATGGTTGTAGTCATAACTCCGTTTGTGTTATCGGTATATATTTTGTGGATTCCAAAGAATTCAATTGCATCTGCTATATATTTGAGTTGGGAGGGTTTGTGATCAGAAGTATAAGCATAATCCCATCCATCAAACCATTTTGAATGAAGTTGGATTAATTTATCATCTACGTAAGAAAACACTGCAAAATGAGCAGGGTGTTTAGATTTACCAGGATCATATCCAGCGACTATCATTCCGGGATAACGATTTTCAGGTTCATCTTTGTGAATATCGTAGTTTATAAGCCCTGCTTCTCTACCGAAATCTATGGACTTTTCGATTCTATCTTTTTCAAAATAAGAATCCGTAGAAACTCTGGGTTCACAAAGATACTCCTGCCTGAATTCAGATGGACCCTGCATATCCTGCCGCTGGAGCAGTATTTTTAGAGGAAACAATTCGGGCCATAAGGTTTTAATTGGATTTCTAAGTTCATCGTATTCGAGGTAAGCGGGTTCAATTTTGATCATAAATTTTTCTGTTTCACTCAGATCTTTTTTGCCGTACCTTTTCTCCTGGAACCAAAGGTCTGACCAGGACTGAGGAGTACCTATGATATGAATTTCATCGTTCTCTTTAGGCATTGGAATTATTTTTGTGTTAAAAACTTCATTAATTTTCCTAACAGTTGCAGGTTCTGCCGCCGTCTTTTTATCTTTTGTCTCATCTTGATAAGGATCGTCAATGAATATATAATTCGGATGCAGACCACGAATTCCGCCCATTGCGCCATAACTTCTTATTTCAATGATTGGTAAAGTTTCCAATATTTTATCTTCATCTTTCCAGACGTAACGGGCCTTTGATGTAGCTGTCTTGTCAAGGTCTTCAAGACCCAAAGTAGGGAGAAAAGATTTGTAAATCAGGTCTTTAATGTGGCCTATATGGAGTGCAGCAAGATCGGAGTTAAATGAAATATAGGCAATTGAAATGTTTTTCTTATCTACTTTATTTTTCCAAAGTATCCACATTATGTATGCATAGAAACGAAAAGATTTAAAATGGCCGCGCGGGCCTACGTACATAGTGCGACGATTTTCCTGTAAAAAATCTGCACATGTTTTAATATAGTCTCCAGAGATCCATTGTTCATCGCGATTTATAACTGCATAAGAAAAAATTTTCTCCAAAAATAGGAAGAAAGAGTTGTAGGTCTCGTTGTATAATTTCTGAGCAGCATCTACAACTTCCGCGTGGGAAACGTCTATCTCTGAGGACTGAATTGAGTTCCCCTGAACATTCTCCTGCCGTATTTCCCCATCTTTAAGGAGGCTAAGTCGCATTGCGTGGGTCTCGGATATGGATCTTTTGGAGCTAATGCTTGTTTTTTAGGATTTCTAGAAGCTTTCCCTTCAAGAATGTCCATGATTCTTTTTTTGTGCTTGAACATGTACAGGAGATCGAACTGATCTCTGCGAGTTTCAGGAAATTCTTGATTGGGATCTAAAACATCACTCGGTCTGCGGGGGTACTCTTTGTAGTACTCCATTATCATTAGTTTCTGGGTTGATCGTTCCATCATCATGAAAGTCTTCAACTTCTTCTACTGGAGAAGAAGCTACTGGAGTAAGCCAACCGGATAGATTCAGAAGAACGTGGAATAGGATAAACTTGGGTTGCAGTGTAAAAGGTCGCTCACCTTCTTTTGGAGGAGATACGAGACCTTGATCAGCGAGTTTCTGGAGGTTTATAACTGGATTAAAGTCATCATAAAATTCCTGATAATCTTTGGGATCAGCATTTGAATCTACAAGAAGCTTTCTTTTGTAATTGGTCGGATCTCTTACTGCATAAAGGAGAGTGTCTTTTATGAGATTAGATACGAGATCAAAAGACTCTGGATCGTCTATCCACTCTACCTTTTCTGCCAGAAGATTGAAATAATTTGTTATATCCTTCTTGTGCTTGTACAAAAAATTCTCGCCGAGTTTCATGAGGACTACTTCGGTTCCCTCATCCAACTCGACTTTCTGAAACTGAGTAAGCTTTGACATTTGTATTCTCACCATATTTTTAAAAAGAGTACATTTATATTATACGTTCTAGTATTTAAATGTTTCTGTTTGAATAGTATCTTTTAAATTATATTACTTAATAGAAAAGCTTAAATACTAGAAGAGATATTAGTATTATAATACTGTTTTATAGGTGTTTAACATGAAACAACAGCTAATACATACCGATACCGTTATTTTTAAACTGCCTAATTATTTGAAAGTTGAATTAGAGAAAATGGCCGCAGACGACGAGATTTCCTCCGCACTATTTCTTCGAAACCTGATCAAACAGGAAATCAAAAGAAGGGTTGTAGATGAGTGAGAAAAAGTATCAAGATAGAGAATGGTTGGTTTATCAAATCGAGGTATTGGGAAAGAGTTATACTCAAGTGGCAAAAGAGTGCGGAGTAAGTAAAAATACAATTGCATATTGGTATGATCCAAGCTTTAAAGATAAAAAGAAAGAATATAGTAAAAAGTATTGTGAAGAAAATAAAGAAAAAATAAATGAGTATCAGAAAAAGTATTATGAAGAGAATAGAGAGTCTGTTTTAAAGCGCGACAAAAAATATCGTGAAGAAAACAAAGAAAAGAAGAAAGAATATTACAAAGAAAATAAAGAATATATTTCAGAAAGAGGGAGAAAATATTTTAGAGACATAAAAATTAAAGCACTAAAAATTTTAGGCGGATGTAAATGTGTTCTTTGCGATACAAACGATATTGATTGTCTAACTGTAGATCACATTGATGAAACAGGATACCTCGATAAGAAAAAAGGATATAGTGGGTCTACTTTACACTCGGCTATTGTAAACAATACTTATCCAAAAGATAGGTTATCAAATTTAAGGGTTCTCTGTTGGAATCATAACATAGCAAGGCAAAGAAAATATTTAGATCTTCCTTGGGAATTACAAACAAAAAGACAAAGATGGCAGGCAAAACTCTGGAAAGAAGCTTTCGAGTTCTTTGGAGGGTGTCCATGCAGAATTACAGAGTTAAAGTTTCTCCAAATTTCACATATTCATAATGATGGAGCGGAAAGAAGGAGGGAGGGCGGGGAAGGAACCAGTACAAAATTACTCACTTCTTTTCGTAAACTCGGTTGGCCCGAAATTTTAAAAGAGGATTATAGGCTAGAATGTGCGAATTGTAATTGTGGCAAAAGGAATGCCGAAAATTAGTAAATAAAAATAAAATTAAGTAATGGAATTTCTTCCATTACGTTTAGTGGGATGCGGTTCCGTCGAACAAAAAGAACTGACACGGACCCCAAACATAACTGGCGTCGTGCATGATACCCTCGATGACCACAGGTTGTATATACCCATCCTGATCTCTGTTCAAAGTGGCGGTATCAATCGTTCCAAGAACACCAATTTGTAACATCTTGTAATAAGTTCCTGTTACAGCGTCTGAAGATGTCAGAGAGAAGAACAATCTCTTGGTCAACTGGGTTCCCGTGACAGGAGCTGTTGCACTTGCATTATTCCAGAAATCCTTTAATAATTGATCAGACAACCACAAAACATCCAAAGTTCCCAGAATATTATATGCAGTTGGTTGCAAATTCGTCGGGTTATTCTCAGTAATCACAACACCCTTAGCTGGACTAAAATCAAAAGTTGCAGAAAATCTAGCCCTGTTAACCTGAGTAGCCTGACCACTCGAAGAACCGTCAAGTTCGAAAGTTCTCGTTTGCGCCCCAAACGGAGAAGTATTTGTAATCCCGCCTGGATACGCTGGTTCGGTTGTCGGATCATCGAGTGCTCTGCCAAGGAACGAACAATCGAAAGTGAACTTATCTGCGGTAATATCAAACGCAAGTTCCCGAACTTTCATCCCTATTCCGCGTCTTGTATCGGCTCCTGCATCCTTGACGAACATAGTGAGAGATTTCTGATCAAATTTCCTCTGTTGTGCTGTGAAAGTCAACACATCGGTTTCATCAAATGAAGTTGTGTTTCCGTTCCAGTTCTGAGTTGCGCCAGATGAATCAGCATTGTTGTAAACCTTACAGGCGTTGTTCAAATATGCAGGAATTGGAGTCATATTTGCGACGGCTGCGCCTGGAGTGCCGTTATCGTCGGATAGAACGTCTTCATCCAGAATTGTTCTAGCTGTTGCGTCCTGCTCTACAAACAGGTATCCTGATGTTGCATCGCCCACTATTGAGATAATGTTTCCAATTACTACCGCACCGCCTCCGCCTGTTTTTGCAGACAGTTTAGCGCCCACAGTAAAGGCAGCAGTACCACCATCGTATGCTAGGTACATACACGGAGCACCCAGCCATCCAGATATCGGAACCTGCGGAGTGGCAGTGTCTTTTACAGTTACGAATACTCTCTTATTTCCCGTAGATACACCATACTCAGAGAAGTCTATCATCGGGTCTGCGACACAAGCTTGTGCCGATGTAGTAGATACTTTAACCAAGTATGCATAGTTGAAGTCTCTTACCGCATCCATTTTATGACAGTAATAGCCAGACACTGCGTTGTGAGATATTCCCGCGCCATCTATAGTTGCGGTGTTCTTCCCATAATCAGTTCCTGATGGTTTATTGAGAAGATCTTCGCCTTCGCCAAAAGTTCCCTGAGAACCCGTAAGCCACAGAACGTCGCTTACAACTCTAACTACTTCTGCTCTGGCAAGAGAAGTTTTTCCAAACAGTTTATTTCCTCTTGCGAAAGTAGCGCCGCCTCCTGTCTCAACTTCAAGGGCATAAACCTGTTTTGAATACCACTCATTACCAAATGCGACTTCCAGAATTTCAGGAATACCATTTGATGGACAGAACTTCAGTCCAGGAGTATCCGCTTCTGCGTGGTAGTAGCCCCTGATCGAATCTCTCTTATATGGCTCATTAAATGCCCGCATCTTGATTGTGTTATCCCACACAGCTCGAAGATCGGGGGCGTTTCCCTCAATCATAAACAATTCAACAGTAGGTTCCGCAATTGCGGTTCCTTCAGTTGTTTCGACGGCGAGCCCAACCCTAGACTCTATTGCCGTCTTATTTTCCCATGTACTCATCGTAAATCACCAAATAAATTAAATTTTCTTTTCGAGAGTTCTACTTACAAAATATCCACCAATCATCAGTAGAACCAAAGAACTAAATGCGGGGTCAATAACCATTGACGCTTTTCCAAAGACAACAAGTAGTTGATTTAGGATAACCATTAGAATGTATGAGAGAAATCCTACTCCCGCAAGAATAAATCTTGGTCCGCCATATTGCTCTAGAAGAGTTCCTTTTCCTCTGGCCTCTTCCTCAGAAACAATTCCATCGACCATATTCTACCACTCCCATTTCCCTTTAATACCTTTGGATTTTAAAATCTTTTTAAAATCCTTAGCTTCAGACTCGGTTGAGAATTCTTTTTCTACAACCTGCCCATTTTCAGTAAACGTAACTTTAGGCATAAAAATCACCTTAAAAATGTTGGAGTCTAGGCGTGTTGACTCCAAGCTTGGTCCACGGCAAACACCTGATAGTTTGTGCCGTCGCTGACAACCATTACGCTGGCCTGATTCTCAGTGGTCACATAATAGTTGGCATCGTCAATATCGTCGCCGCCAGTAGCATTAATTCTGAGATAGTTTGCTGCGGGATCAACGACAGCTTTAATCCAGATCGGACATCCTTCCATTCCGGAAGCAGCGGCATCTGGAAGAATAACCGTTCTATTCCCACCAGAAGCATCTACTTCAATAAAAGAATCAATATTTGAGGTTGTGTATGTGGTTGTAGCGGCTGTTATGACTCCACTCATCGGAAGAGCAGGAGGCAAACCAAAGGTTGAAGACAAATTAACATCAAGAGAATTAACTTCAGCCAGTCCGCCAACTTTAACCGCGTCTCCAAAATTCGCGTCATCGGTTATGGAGGCATCAGCGGTGGATACACTAGCCGCACCGCTTATAACTCCTGTTCCAGAGAGGACGAGGTTCTTATTAGCATCAAGAGTAACATTCACTGCGGTCATCGGACCGTTAACGTCTACCGCACCAGTACCTGTAGTAACAGTTCCGGTTCCGCTCATTGTGATGTTTTCGTTTGCGTCAAGAGTAATGTCTTTAGTTGTCAGAAGCCCGTTTACATCAAAAGTGCCAGTTCCTGAAGTAAATGTGCTGGCCCCAGACATGGCAATAGATTTAGCGGAAGCCATTGTCATATTTTCATGAACATTTAGAGGGGAACTTACAGCATACAGACCGTTTGTACCAAGAGTTATCCCAGCCGCACCTACTTGGGTTAAGCTGTAACCAGAATCCATAGCGATTCCTTTTGTGGTCATCGCACCGTTAACATCTACGGTTCCAGTTCCTGTAGTAATTGTAGAGGCTCCAGACATTGCAATAGATTTTGCAGAAGCCATTGTAAGGTTTTGTAGAACATTAATCGGAGAGCTTACGGCAGTAAGACCAGTCGTCCCAAGAGTGAGTGTGGAGGCTCCTGCCATCGTAAGAGATTTTCCAGAAGCCCAAGTTGTATTTTGCAGAACATTAAGTGGACTAGAAGTTGCTGTAATTCCACCAGTACCAACCGTTATTCCACCAGAACCTGCGGCCATAGTTATACTTTCATTAGCAGGAATGGCGGCTCCGTTTGTCATAGTAAATGTTCCAGATGGAAGAGAAACAGTACCAGTAGAAGCACTCATATCAAGATTAGAGGCTCCACCTTCAAAAGTAATACCTACACCAGAAACTGCATGGATGGATTTCTGTAGATGTGGAGTACCCTTAACGTCCAGAAACGGGTCTGCTCCTGCCATACCTATAAAAACAAGAGCAGTTATCAGAAGAATAATTAAACTTCGCATTTCATCACCAAAATTTTAGCTTGATGAGAAGTGTGAAGTTTAAATATAATTTGCTTTTTAAAAAAGTTAATTGAATAAAAATGAATCATTGTCCCATGAGTTTAAGGGGAGTTTTAGATTTTTTAATCTCCCCTACAAAATCAACCCTTTCTTGTACAGCCTTTTCTGTTGTCATGTCTGGATCAGTTAGCTTCATTCTTAATACATGATGGAAAGCAATTATATATAAGCCAACATCTTCAGGAGTTGCGATTTTTTTATCATACATAATTGCTAAAATAACATCAATTGCGGTCCCATATAAATTCATATATTTCCCGATTTCTCGTGAGGTAGTAATTCCTTTCTCGATAAGAATGGTAAAAATAGATTCTGTGGTTGCTACGTCCTCGATAACGAAAGGCAATGGGTGATATATTCTAGATTCCAAAACCTTTATTTTATTAAGAAGACTGTTATATTCTTCTTTAGTTACAAAATCATCCGACATAATTTCATGCTCCAAAAGTTGATACAAAAAAAGACCTTATCTTTGTTCCAAGATTTACTTTTGCTCTTGCTAATACAAACACAACAAAAGGTGGTTGAATTTCCTGCGAACCCAAACTTGCCGTAATTGTATGAGTGTGTGAACAATAATCTCCCGTGGCATTTGTACCGGCATCAGCACTGTTACAATTATTTGACGTATTAGAAGTCATTGATAAAGTATGTGTATGAGTTAAAGTAGTATTCGTTCCGCCTGTTGCAACAGTATAAGTACTTAGACACTTTAAATATCTTCCTGTCGCAGTAACTACTTCCCATTGCGTTTCACTCGGAGTGTTATCGAACAATAAATAAGAATTTATTACAACCTCTTCTTCAGAATCCGCAGATATTAGCCCGCAACCCCAATATTTGTAATCATATGTAGTACTACCAGATAAGCCATTTGCCGAATTGTGACCGTGTATACCGTTTATTACAGATAAGGTTGGTGCACTGACGCGCGGCCATCTCGCCGCTGCCCCAGTCCAATTTGCTAAAGTTACCGAGCAAGTATGATTGTGTGAGTCTGATCCGCCCGTACCTCCTGCGGTTCCAGCAATTCTAATAAAATATGATTCTCCTGCATCAACTCTGCTATAACCGGTTGGGACTTCTTCTCGAAATATAACCGACCCCGCAGGAATTTTCCCATCCCAGCCAGTCATAGAACGATAAACCATTCTGTGGTTTTTATACGAAGGTAAATTACTTTCAGACGTAGAAGACGATGAGCTTATACTATGAGTATGATTCTGAGCGCCGTATAAAGCGCCCCCACCGGTAGCCACCCAAACATACGTCATATGCGAAGACCATGTAGATACTGAAGTACCAGTAAGACTATGAGTGTGAGTATCTGATCCGCCAGTATCTAGAGGTGTGCCGTCTGCGAGGATTAATCTGTTCTGAAGCAGAGCCGGAACTTCTGTCCACCCACTGGGGGTTGTTACATCCCTCCTAAAAACACAAACGTTAACCATATTTAAACCTCATATTCGTATTTTTAGAGCAACGGTACATTTTGTTATAGTCGTGCAACTATCAACGTTGAAAAATATAATATCTCCGTCCGAACAAGATGTGGTCCAGCCAGTTAAAGTCGTATCTTCCATCGTGATCGCAGAACTTAAAGTTGGGACAGCCGCTGCACAGATAGAGTCGGCATCTGTTGGTGCGTAATTTCCTAGAGTATCCTTCCAAAGATCGACGACAATAGAGCCTGTTTGATCAGCAAGTAGTCTGACAGCTAAAATTGTACATGCAGGAACAGTTATATAACCTCTAATCCCCGTTTCAATTACTGACCCTCCACCGTCAATAAGGAAGTTAGACCAAACAGATTTTTGGGTCGCACTAGTTTTTACTGATACAATTCCGTTACTATCAACTTGTAAAGTTGAATCATCGACCCCAAAAGCAAATGACATTCTCATGTCTGCTACAGAATTTGTAGCATAAGTCCCGAATTCGGCATCTGTAATTCCCGCGTCTGTAACCCTTATTACAGCAAGAACAATCCAATCTGTGTCAGAAACAGAAGCTGGAAGAGGAAGTTTATTTTCCAGAAAATCATTTACATCTGTAGGAGTTTCTTCAGTTCCTGCTGCAAGTTTTAGAGTATCGTCCGCTCCATCAATGTATACTAGATCATAGCGATGTTTCCCTGCGGCGGCTGCGGTAATGCTACTTAAAGTGTCTCCTGCAAAAGTGGTTTTAACTCCATTATTTGTATATGTGCCAGAAGCGGCAGTAACTGAGCTATCAGAAGCTCTTGAAACCGCACATCCAGTTAAAACTCCATATCCCCCAAGAGCACCTTTGAGATACTGCATATGGGCAGAGCTATCTATTATATTTTCTGATGCTTTTGGAAAAATAGCCCAGTTTTTAGTCATAGTCTACTCCGCAGTTTCTCCACGTATACGAGGCGTTACATAAATTCCCGTCTTCGCATTACATCCAGCAGGAATTTTTCTTCTAAGCCAGATTCCATAAAACTCCCCCGCAGCAAGATCTTGAACGGATAATCCAGTTGCATAAGTGTAGTTTGCAGTCCAAGAAAGACCCGTTGGGGCAGTGGATTCATCCGCAATAGTTTGAATATATCCAGTTGAATTGTTTGAAGGATCTTCTATAGCAATTCTTAATTGATTGTGTTCTGCTTTAGCACCAACAGAATGGAGCGCCTTAGTTGTTCCATTTGCTCCTCTTGAAGCTCCCAAGAAGTTGGTAGCATCTGTTGAAGTATATGTAATTTCCTCATCCTCAACAAAAATAGCTCCAGATGCAGGAAATCCTGTAGTAGAAGAAACAGTTACTGATACTTCAGAGCCGCCAGCAGCAAGTTCTACCGTTAAGGCCGTTTGAGGTGAATTGGAATCCATCCAAACTTTAGGACTACCAAGAGTTAAAGAAGCATGAGTATTTTTAATCATCATAGCGCGATATTCGGCATCCCCAGATGCGCTTTCTGCACCTGTAATATCGTCGAAGAGATTATTATCTGTGTTCGTAGTTATAGCATCCGAGGATCTATAACCTCCAAGTCCATTTCCGCCAGCTTCACCATCGGCCGATGCGGTTGATTTTGTAAGATAGTATATGAGGTCTGCAACAACAATAGGCATTTTGAACCACCTTTCACTACATTAAAGTTCTCAGTAATAAATAATATTTAAATAATATCTCTTTAAATATAAAAAGTTTTCTATTCATATGTTGTATTTGTTCCTATATCTAATATCATAAGTCAAGTTTCCAGCAGACATTGTAGCTGCAAGTGTTTCAGAAACACTATTTTTCCTCAGATAAGGAATATTCCCCTGACCAGAGTAGTTATGCCAGGATTCTAATTCGATTCTTGTAATATCCAAAGAATCTCCAGAATCAGTTACTATTCTCCAATAGAAAGTAGAATATCCAGCCAATTTTGTTAAATTGTAATCAATCTGATTCCCACCTACAAGAGTTTTTTCTACGTCCCACCAATTAGTGTCATCTGGTGAAACCTGTAATATAGGATCAGAAACCAAATTTTCTATACTTAAAGTTAAAATTGGATCTTGCATTAGAGGATGGGCGAGATCAAGTTTATACTTCAGTTCTCCAGAAGCTGCAATTTGTAATCTATCTGTACTGAAAGTCACGTTTGTAGAAGAATTACAGTTTCTTGTATTCTTTGTACCACTCGTTAAAGTATCCAAATAATAGTGCTTTGCCGTAAGATCATCATAGAAAGTAAAAGTAGCGGTATCTAAAAGAACATTTGCAACTAAAAGGTCATATCCTACTGAAGCCTGAGTTAAAATTGGATAAGCAAGATTAGCCCCTGAAGCATAAGCTCCTGTAATTGCAATAGATTTGAAATTTGTATCTTTATCGCCTGCGTTTACAAGAGATGTTATATTTGTAGGAGAAGTTGTAACTGTCCCTGTAGCTTGATTTTCTACATAGCCTTCTGGAGAAATTTTATCAAGTTCAAGGTCTATATCAAAAGGAAGAACATTTCTATCAAAAGTTGGCGACACACTCATTTTTCGAACTTTCCATCTTCTAGATAGATCTTCTATTAAGTAAACATTATCTACATCAGTATTCCAATTATAATTTGATGAATCGTACTGCATTAAATTTGACCATCCAGTACGAGTAGTTGCAAACCCCTTGAGACTAACTTTTATTGGTTGTGGTTGGATATTTCGGATGGATATATCTGTTCCAGACCAAGAAGTAGTTGAATCAGATTTGGATGAGGATTTAAATCCTATGGCTTCTGTAATATAGATGTCACTTGAAGGATCAAGTTGAAGGGAATTTAAATACCAATCGTTAGCCGTCATTCAGAAACCGCACTCCACCATTTCTGTAATTTATACCGTCTGGATTCTAACTTTTCGTCCTCGGTCATTTTAGTTTCTTGAGCCAGTTTATGAAATTCTATGAAATTTTTGTTTGCAAATTTGACAACGGTTTCATCGATCTTGGGAAAGATTTGTATTACGTCTACAACGAAACCATTTTCATCTTTGACAACTTCGATTCTCTGGAGTCTTGAATAAACATCGAGGATGTCATAGGTTGCTTCGTTGTTCATTACGAGATCGATGAACTTTTCATAGCACCAACCGTTTACTTGGGTTCCATCGTCAAATTGGTAAGCCTTAAATTTCTTTTCTTCACTCATAATAATCAGATATAAATATAATTATATCTATTTAAACCTTTCTATCAACTTCCCACAATCGTATCCACAAATATCTTCCCTCTAACCTGTACAGAGAAATGAATCTGACATTGATCGGCGGGAGTTGTTTTGTTTGCAAGAGAAACTGTAACTTCGTATTCTCCAGCTCCAGTTACGATGTCATCTACCAACACTGGTCCAATTGAATCTTCCACATTTATTACAAACGGACTTCCATCTATTTCAGTTCCATTTATCTTAATAGTAAGATACATTTCTGGATCGGAACCGGGAGGCTTTTTAAACGTATAAGGTACGGAGCTAACCATATCATAAAGTCCGGATCTCCATCCGGGATTAACATCTTTGGTTACTGGATCTATTTCAAGTTCAGATCCACTGTTATCAAAATATGGATTGGCCGTAGGCATACCGTGAGAATGGGCCAACTCTGTAGTGGTTGCAAGGTTTACAAGAGTATGAATATGGGAGTCGGAACCAACGGCTACTGTTGCGCTCGGTTCACCTGTTAGACCAGTAACAGTATGGTCGTGTCCTGGGTCTGGACCGATAGATATGTTTACTCCAGTTAAAAACTCTTTGCCACAATTCACTCCCGTACAACAAGCTGAAGGATGTGTCCCTTGCTGAATACTAATTCCAGTGGTTGAAGACCCAGTAGTTCCACTGCCTACAACATGAGTGTGTCCTTCTGTGGCAACACTTACTATTGCACTCGGAGCACCAGTGTCGCCGGAAACTAAATTGTGAGTATGCCCGCCTGAAGGTTCGCTTGAGCTTCCGCCATCTGGAGAACTCCCACCTCCACCCCCAGGGCTTCCTGATCCTGATCCTTTTGCCGCCTCATCTCTATAAAGCTGTGTAGAACATGAAAGTTCTATAGTCTGCATTTTCATTGCGTCTGCGGTAATCGAGAATTTTTCGCTCTTAGCGGCATTAGATACGAGGTTGTCAGACCAGGGCCAGTTAAACTCCTCAATCTCAGTTGATAGATGTCTCAGATATTTTTCTGCGGCGGTTTTCATTGCCTTTAATTGTTCCTCAAGAGAAACAAGATAATCTCCCGCAGTAATTGACATCTGATATTTAGATAAATCAATTGACAATTCCTGAATCCTGAGATCCTGTTCTACTTTGAGAGTTGGTATTGAGAAATGGACATAATCTCCTTTTCTTCTCTGTTCAATTGCAGAACCTCGTTTCAGGTCTACAGAAGCGGTGATGCTTCTGGCTGGAAGATAGGCTTTATCAAGATAACTTTGTGCGTAGTCCTCGGCCATTGCGTCTGAGTGAAGAGTTGCATCGTCGATGAATAGGAATCGTCCACCACGACCCATATTTATGTGTCTGAAACCTACTACCTGCGCAGCACCTTGACCATATCCTCCTATATGGACTGCATTTGCTGAGGTTCTGGCGTCAGACATGACAAATTCTTCGAGTTCTTTTAAATTATTACCCTCAAGATAGAAAGAAGCTGGAGAAGAACTTGTCCCTGCGCCAACTTTTGTGGCAATATCCATATAACAAATGCCGCTTCGCATCACATGCTCTTTTTCAAGACTTAGAGCATCCAAGAGAAGTTTAATATTATCGTAAGGAGATTCCCCGTATCCAGTATCCCAATAAGTAATAACGGTTGTAGCTTGATTTTGAATATTCCCGATTCTCATCGGGACAGCAGAATCCCAAATGTTTGGAGCAGTAATTACGTGGAAATAGGGGTGAACATTATCTGTACATCTAACATATAGGATTTTATTCGTATCATCGTGATACCAACCAGAGGCAGAGTTCAGATCTGCTAGACTTGCTCTTTTTGTTAAAAGGGACTCGTCTTCCCAGACTTCCGATATAGAATAAACGATTCCTTCATACTCCAACTTGTAAATATAATGCGTCTGATCGTGCTCGACAAATCCTATCAAGTTGGAGCTTGCCATATAGAGAAGACCAAGAGTATTGTTGTTATCAGAAGGTTTATTGCTGGACAACAAATACTGAAGTTGGACATTGTGCCATGTATTTTTTACAAGATATAATCCGCCTTTTGGAGGTTCTGGTTTAAGGATTTCAGAATATTCAGAAACACTTACACGGTAAAATCCTTCAGGAAGCAAAGTTGTTTTTCTAACTCTCCCTTCGAATAGTTTTACGCTATTGTTTAAGTAGAATCTCACGAGAGAATCTTCGGGAATATAATCTTTGAAATCGAGGGTATCAAACGTAGCAGTATCGGTTGTTTGTTGAATACTAATTTTTCCTGTTCGAATTCTTGGATATAAATAAGAACCTTGCGGAGTTACAACTTCCAAATAGCCTCTTGAATCAGAAAATAGAGTTATGGAAGGAGCTTCGCGCCAGACAAGTTGAACGGAGGAGTCCACAACACCTATTTGGTCCCAGAGAAGCTTAACGGCGTTACTTACGGACCCAGTTTGATCCCACAAAAGTTTAACTGATTGATCAACAGATATCCTATTGTCCCAAAGAAGTTTTACATAATTATCAACATAAACTTTATTATCCCACAAAAGCTTAACGTATCCATCAGAATAAGCTTTTTGGTCCCAAAGAAGTTTTACTAAATTATCTACAGAGCCCGCTTGGTCCCACAAAAGTTTAACTTGATTATCAACATTAGTGGTATTTTTATCAAAATAAGAAATATCAAAACTCTGAGTATCAAAAGCCATTAGTTCATCATCTCGTCTTGAAGTTCGGCTTTCACGGCGCGAGCTATTTTTGTGGAAAAGGCGTCTACTGAGTTTTGGGTGTTTAGAGAACCGGAATTGTCAACACTTACATAAACGTTGTAGGTGTTCCCGCCCGAACCACTTGCCGCGCCAACCATTTCTCTTACTACACCCATTTGATCTTGATTGAAAATATATTCATGGGGGTGAACATAGGCTTGGCCTTCATAATCTCCGGTATATCCGCCTTCTGCAAATTGCGGAGCGTTTCCAAATCCACCAAAAAATCCAAGTCCTCCAACACTCTGAATACCGCCATAATCGAAGAAGTTTCCACCAACATTAGCGGTTAGGCCGGACCCCGAAGCAAAATTTATATCTCCGAAATACCCTTCACTCATTCCCATCCCGCCCGACATTATTACGTCCACAACAACGGTATAAGAGGCCCCACCACCGAGAGAACCTAACAATCCTGCAACTGCGTCTGCGTTCGGGGCTTGGACGTTGACGTTGAATTCTGCACCTTCGGATAAACTTGATTTAACGTCATCTATTACAGAAGTGTCAGCTTCAAACTTTACAATCGCAAGAACTTCTCTTTCTAACGCTTCTCCTTCTGGGCCAAGGAAACTCAAATCTTCTACATTTTCTTTGGCAGCATGTGGATATGTAAAACGAGGAGATTTGCCCGATCTTATGTTCTCAACTTCTCCCGCCCAATATCTTGCGAGGTCTCCCAACGATTCATCATCAAAAACCCCGCCCTCTTTAAAACCCTCAGTAATATCCTCTTGAACCGTTGAATCGGTATGTCCCGTAAAGCTTCCTATTCTCGCAATTCCTGGAGTATCAAACGGGCCACCTTTCATTCTCATGGCTATATCTGTTAATCCAGGAGTAGTTCCTGTCATTTCTTTATATTCTTCGCGAGTGTACCAGTTTCCGTTTACATTAATTAGTGATCCTGCACCAGCGGCATTCAGAAGAGGATGACTCAGTGTTCCCATCGGAAGACTTTTTTCTGGTGTAAAGAAACCTTCAATATCACATATTGTTGAATATAATTGGGACTCTACGAAATCTTGCGCTTTTTGTTGAGATTCAAGTATTGCTTGTTGAGCGGCGTCTGAAGCTGGACCGCCATTAGCTTGGTTTAGAGGATTATTGGGGTTGTTGGGATCTGTATTAGTCGCAATATTTTCAAGAGCTTTTAGATAAGGAATTAATTCCTTAAACCTTCCCTCTTCGTTTTGCATTAAGATTTTGGATCTTTCGTTTATATCCTGCTCCATAGTCCAGTCTATTCCGTTAAGGATACCACCTATTTCTTCTAAGTATCCATTGGCCTCTTTTTGAGTTAGAGTTTGAGACTGCCCGGCATCATATATGTTCCAATAAATTTGATCCAAGCCTTCCAAATATTTTTTATTTATATCTGCGCCTTTAGCATATTCTGCAATAAGAGGGTCGTTTATTCCGGGTCTGGAATCTATCGATCTTAATTCTTTCTTTTCCATTCCGGTGAGTCGCGTTCCAGCATACAAAATTTGAGCCAGATCATTTATTGTATTTTTATCGTATTCATCAACACCTGCCCAAAATTCTGGGGGTTTGCTTACGTAATAAGGATGATCTGACATAAGCTCTGATATACCAGAATAATCCTGATCAGAAACAAGACTTCTTAACTCTTCTGGAAGGTGAGAGTAGGAATATGGGTAATCTGGAGATCCTATAATTTCGTTTTGTTCTTGAGTGACTGAGGTTTGGTTCTGGATAGTTTTTTCTAAACCATTTACGGCTTTTGTATTAGAACCGATGGAATTCCCCAACTCAGAATCCGATCTAATACCAGAAACTACTTTTCCTTTACGGGTTAATTCGTTATAAACGCCTTCAACTTGTGATAATCCTAAAGAAGATGTAAGGTCTTCCCCATTTGGACCAGTAAGGCGAACCGTAGTACCTTGTTCAGAAGTTTTTACAAATTCTCTAATATCAGAGGAAGAATCTACAAAGTTTTTGGACGCATCTTTAATATTTTTAGACGATTCTTTGTTGTCTTTGGACGAATCTTTACTGTTCTCAACAAAAGAATTAACAGCTTTCCCAAAAACAGAATCCGATCCTTCAGGTGTTGAACTTCTTTCGATCTCGCTGACATCATAACCACCTGTAGATCCACCCGCTCTACGAGCAATGTCTCCGATTGGGCCTCCACCTCTAACCAAAGTCGCTGGGGCTAACTCAGCAGTTATTGGAAAGAGATCTGGGTTTTCTTTAAACAAAAACGCATCTTCTGGATATGATATTACATCTGTTGCAGAACCCTGTTTGTGTTCATATTCATCAAATATTTTTATAAGACCTGGATCATACCCTTCTGGACCAGACCAATCTTCAGGTCTGCCCAAGTACTTATCGGTCTCTGTAACGTCATAAAGATAAGTACTCGCTTCCGTCCACTTTCCAGATGGAGAAACGGCGACACCAAAATGTCCAAGTTCTCCTTCTTCCATTGGTGGAAAATAAGCAAGCTTCATTTGACTTGCCCAAATGTCATCAACCGTAGACTCGGTTTGCTGCGCGTGTTTTTTGTATCCTCTTATAACCTGTTCAGAATATTGTAGACATTGTTGCTGTCCTTCCACATATTGTTTCCGATCTGTCAAATCTTCTCTTAAGAATGTTCCAAAATCTTTTAAAGCTGAAAAATCAGAATCAAAATATCCCATTCTTACATCTTCTGGTTCGGGAGACATCGAGACATAATCTTTGACAGCGGCATCCCAAGTTGCCTTTGTTAAATCTGGAATAATTTTTTCGTATCCCACATTCGGCCATAGAGCACCACTCTCACTAACGCTCTCCGATCCGCCTTCATATTCTACTTGTTCACCATCTCTTATTTGTAGAAATGTCTCTTTCCCCTCTTCTAGTAAATCTCCCCAAGAAGATAAGATTTTTCCCCAAGGAGAATCTGCCTTCAATTCGTTAAAAGATTCTTTTCCCGTATTCCATCGCGCGGGAGCGTTTGCAACCATGCCTCCAAGAGTGATTGGTTCTCCTTCGGTTTCTGTCTGTTGGTTTGGAAGAGGAAGCGCAAGAGGATTTCGGGGAGCATGAGGAGTAATAAACTCTTCAATTGCTTTGTTTACAATCTCTTTATTGCTCCCTTCTAAACCCATCGCATCCGTAGCTGCGTTTGACAATATACTTGGAATTGATCCCAGAGCCATCGGGATGGTTGCTATCATCATAGAAACGGTATTTACAGCTCCTACAAACGCATTAACAAGGTCTGCGGCCCAGTTGTAGAAGATTGTACCGAGATCGGATTGAGCTACGCCTTCGTATATAAGAATACCGATATCTATTCCGACTTGAGCGGCTTTTGTAATTATGGGGAGCCAATCAATATTTATTATAATCCTACTTAATGCGTTGCCCGCAGCAGAAACAACTTCGCTCCACGGAAGCTGTTTTGCTCTCTCTAAAATCCAATCTGCTGCAACACTTAAATCTTCCCCCAATCTTTGACCAAGAGTAGACCAGTCTATCCCTTCCATAACACTCTTCATGGTTTGGAAGATTCCATCCCAGTCTAAGTTTTGGATAAAGCTTCCAATCTGTTCTAAGCCACCCAAAATAGATTGATATAAATTATTATATATTTGGCCCCAATCTTGGTTCTTCATCCAATCTATACCACGGTTGATTCCATTTTGGAGACCTTCGAGGATATTGTCTTTTATGTTGGATAATTGGTTAAAATCTATAGCATCTATTGTATCTTGAATCCAGCCAAGGGCTCCACCAGCAGTTGCTCCAAGTCCTTCGCCAGACATTATAGAATTAAAACCTTGGCTGAATTCCTCTAGAGAATCTACGCCTTTTATGATGCCTGTCTGGAGGACGTTTCCAATTTCGCCCCATGCTTCACCATCAGTTAAGGTTGTAAACAGATTTGTTAGTTTATCAGTAGCTATGTCTTTTAGGGAGCCCATTGAGGCGAAGAAGAGGGAGCCTGCGGTGAAGAAATTACCTTGAGAGAGAGCACCACCTAACTTATTCATGGTAGGAATAGCTTTTCCAGAGATAAAGTCAAAGGTTCTTCTGAGTCCTGGTTCTAAGTGTTCTCCCAAACTTCCCGCAGAGGCTTCAACGGCATCTTTTAGATTTTGGAAAGAGCCGCCAAGATTATCATTCGCAACCTGAACGGTTTCAGCAGCCTCACCAACAGAATTTAACTGACCCGCGTAAAGCTCGGCATAAAGATCTGGATTTTTAGCAAGCATTTCCCAAGCGGTGGAGGCATAAACCCCGCCAATTTGTTCTCTAGCCGAAGCTTTCTGAAGATCTGTAAAGCCCGCCCGATCCATTGCTTTTTCTAACTTTAAAACGTTTTCGAGAACTCCATTTATATTTCCTTGAGAATCTTTAGCCCCAACTTTAATATCAGACCAAGACATTCCTATCTTATCTAAAATATCATTAGTCGCACTAAGTCTCTTTTGTTCTCCTTCTGCATCAACCCATTCTCCAAGTTCTTTAGCCTCTTCTTGTTGAAGCTCAGTCCAATTTGGAGTAAAACGAAGCGCCAACCTTCGGAGATCTCCGCCAGCTTGAGATGGAGTTCTTCCTAAATTTCTAAGAGTACCGACAGAGGCATAAGTTTGTTCCTGAGTCATGCCCATACTTGCTAGAACAGCAGCAGATTGACGGAGGGAGGTTTCAACGTCTTCTCCACTCATTCTAGTTTGGTTAACGAGATTTACTAACAGATCTGTTGTTTTTTGGAAATTTTGTTGAGCTTCAGCGCCAGTAGTACCTTTTTTACCAAAAAATGTTAACGCTTGGGAATATATCGTAGCCATTCCGGTTTCTGCTTCAGTACCTGTAGCAGCAGAATAGTCAAGAAATGACTTCATTATTTCGCTATTTGTGGATACTATATCTCCGCCCATTGCGCTGTACTCAGCTCTCATCTTCAAAATTTCGCTTGTTGTAGCGTAAACATCTTGCCGAAGAGATAGGGTTTTAGCTTCGTCAATTCCCTTTTCTGACGTATATTTTTGGAGTTGAGCACCCGTCATTCCATATTGAGGATAATATTGGTTCGTGCGCCAACCTTGTTTTGCTGCGGCAACATCCGAAAGTTTATCCCACTGGGAATATTTGTAAATACCATATCCTGCGCCAATAGCTGCTATATCTCCGGGGCGAGCATAAGTTGCTAAAGCGCCTGCTGCAAGCGGCGAAGCCCAAAGGGCTGCTCCTTTCATGCCCATAGCAGGGGCGGACATAACCATTGCCATACGACCTGCCATAGAAGCAGCTCTTCCGAGGGAGGCAGTAAGCATATTTACGGCTCCAACTGCGGCTTCGGCTCCAGTAATTATGCTTCTGAATCCAGTTTTCCCAGCGGTTCCAAGCGTACTTAAAGTAGAAACAGTTCTACTAATTGCCATCCCTGCGGTTCCAGCTAGGGTTCCCATTTTTAAAAACTCAGTATTCACTTGCCTCGTGGAAGTTGCAGTTCTGGTAGCTGCGGTGGCAGTTTGGTTTAGGGAAGCGTTGGTTCGCTGAAAGGATGATCCAAGCGCCCCTGTGTGAGCCGCAAGCATGGTAACAGTGTTATCCAAATTTCGTAAAACCGCGAGTTGTTGACTTGCCCCTGCCGCAAAATTAATTTGACCCAACTGTCGAGCTTCGTTACGAATAGCGTTAGCAGTAGCTCGGAATTGTGCTTGGACTTGTTGGAGGCCCCGCGCCTCGAACAAAAAGAAAGTCTGGAAATTTTGGGCAGGCATCAAAAATCAGAGATAGGTTAAGAGGATTAATATAAATAGACTAATTTAAAAAAATTAATTATATAAAAATATAAATTCAAGTTCCTGTAATTAATTCCATATATCTTGCAGTTAAGCGATATATAGCTCTATAACACCCATAACTCTTGTCAAACGACACGCTATACTGAGTAAAGTCTAAAGCAAATAAACCAGCGGTTGGAATAGAAGGTAAACAAGCTTCGCAAGCCCTTAAACCAATCTCTTCTGCCTTTTCTGTACTTTCCTCAGATAGCGCATCAATTTGCCAAGTTCCAGTACCAGTAAGTATTTGTTCTGGTTGATGAGCGGAAGCTATTATTTGCTTTAAGGGAACTCTCAAGGGAGTAACAAAAACTCCTGGAAGGTTTGGTTCATCTGGAATATAATTTGAGTGTATTTTTGAAGCAGGAAGTAAAGCGATAAGAGTTGCGTCCGACCTCATTGTTTTTACGATTGTACTTAATGGATTCAAATAAGCCATTTACACCCACAACCCAGCCATTCTAGAAATAAAATGCATATATGCTTCCTCAGCTCCACCAGACATGTAATATAATGGAGGCTCGGATCTCTTTGTATAGAAATTAAAGTGGCCGTTTTCCCAAAGCATTCCGTAATAAGCAGCAGACCATCCGGTTATAGGATTTGGAATGTCTTCAATGTAAGTTTTTACGCCCCATTTCCAAAGGCCCATTCCTTCATCTTCAGATTTAATAGCGGAATCTAGAGTGCCAGAATCCGGACCAGGAGCACCATTTTTCATATTTTCTTCCGCCTCGGCAGACATGACTTTAATTTCAGCAACCGTTTCCTGCCATCTCTGGAGGCCCCATCTGAAAATCTGTTGTGCGGCTTCTTCGACGCTTTCAGTCATCGCCACACCACTCCAAACGCGAGCTTCCCACCTTTTCGGTCTGACTTAATCGACACAATCCTATAATCTATCCCATCAATCGTAACTTTATCATCAAACTGTAAAGTAAATCTGTCATCATATTGTATGGCTTTGTAAGTCTTATACGTCTTTCCACCATATTCTATATATTCTCCACGGAATTGAGTTTCATTTATGTCATAAGAATCGCACATCAAGACAAATGTTGATGATGTTGACAGTCGAATTTTCTCTCCGCTAGATGATGCAGGATATATAACAACAGAAGTAAAAGTTGTGATATCAAATTTAGTTATTGCAGTCCATTTGTTATAACTAAATCCAACTTTATCGGTGTCGAAAGTGGAGATAGTTTCTGTTGTGACAACTCCACCGTAAGTTCCGTAAATCTTAACAGTCCCTGCGGTTCCGACACCTTCTATTCTTAGGCAACAACCTCCTGTTGGGGGAGTTGTAGTTGGGGTTTTATTGGTTCCACTAGCTCCGCTATAGAGATAGGAATATGGACGGGTTACGGTGTAGGATTCGGAGCCGATCATCCGTCTGGATCTCCGTACCTATTATCGAGTGGGTAGTCTTTGCGGTCAGTGCGGACGTCGTCCATCTCATAATCCCTAAACGGCGAGGCTCTTTGTGATAAATCTGGGGCTAGGAACACGCTATTAATCTTGTATTTGTTGTAGAGTGATGCTCTAGCAGTTGCGCTCTTAGCAAGAAGTTCCTTCGGTGTAACTCTCAACAATCTGCAAAGTTCACCTATCCACATATCATAATTTGTTTGTTTTTTCCAAGTTCTATCGAACAATTTGAGAGTATCATAATGTCTTTCAGCCGCATAGCCGCCTACGCTCGAAAATCCACCCGACTCGACACAAACATATAATGCTTGTGCGCGGGTTATAGCAGAAGTAGAAAGAAAAGAAGTATCAAACTCGGCAATACGAGTTACGGCCTCAGCAGCTAGTTCGTCGAATAGATCTGTATCTATCGCGTCGAGTTGAGTTTCTAGGGTTGACCAGTACACTTTTACCCAGTCACTAACGGAAGAGGCCATTTGGGATTCACTCCTTTACAAGTATTGCAACATACATATTCTGCGGATCTCTCTTGTTAACAGGAGACATAGCCAACAGAACCTTAGTTTCAGTAGTCAGTTTCTCAGAAAGCTTCCTGTTCAGATCGTCGATACCTTTTGCTTCTACTATAACCGCATTTTCTATAGATCCAGGAATCTTTCGAATAACAAGTAAATATCTAGCTCTACCATATCTCCTCTTAACAACTTCTTCCTTTACAAGGGCAATAGGAATTTCGCCGGGAGAAAGTTCAGAGACAACTTTCCTTATATCATCTACAAAACCATCAACGAGAATAGTTCGAGTTAGGACATTGGTTCCAGATAATTCTGTACTTGCGACTCTCTTTTCTGGACTAGAAAAATCATCTGCTTTTTTAGACAGATCTAGTTCGGCTTTTGGAGATTCTTCCTCTAGATTATCCTGTATCTCTGGTTCTTCAGTATCTTTTATCTTCTTTGTAAAAATAGACCCAGTATCTTTCTTTGATTCTCTCATAATTTCCTCCTAAAAAATTAGAAAATCCTCCGGTTTAAATACCGGAAGATTTATAGAACACGCCGTAACTATTGCCAACATTTGGAACACTATCAATCCACATTTCGACCATGCTGGTTCTATTATCCGGCATTGTGTAAGGATTAACGTTCAATGGTATGTTAGCGGGACCAATACCCTGAGTGTCACCCTCGACAACTTCTTTGTTCCCGAACTTTGGATCGAAGTAGGCAAGGTTCTCTACGCAGGGAGTTCCCTTGAAGGTTCCAAGACCGAGAATAGCGCCCTCAGAGAGTCCGGTATCTGATGTGACACCAATCACCCAGCAGCCAGGGACTTTAAGGTAGGTTATTTCCTCGTAGAATCTCCTGTCTGGAGCAATCTGATTTCTAGCATAATCGACATCAAGGTCATTCGTTTCTAAAAAGTCAAACATTTCCTGATAGTTTGTAGTCTCGACGATGATGGTGTCCAACTTGTAGCCCCTCTTGGCTTTCATATCCTGAGCAATAGCCCTGATATCTCCAATTGGGTTTGCGTTTCCAGACCAAACGCCAGATGTCTTAATATCAAATTGGGTTGTTTGAGCACCATAGCCGCTAATCATAGCTGTAACAAGTGAAGCATTTATATCATCAGCGATATTCCATGCAGCAGTGGCGTAACATTCCATTACATCCTTCTCAAAAGTTCCAAGAGCGAGGTCATCTACAGTAAACTCGGCTCTAGTCTTTCTCATGGCGGTGTTTAGGCTTACGGCCTCATCTTGACTGAGAGTTACGGTAGGCCATGCACCAAGAGTCGTACCACCTTTAGAAGCTAACTTCTTATGGGGATCTGAGTCTACAGTATAAGACTGTCTCTTCGCAATTATCGTCTTCTGATCCACCAGAGTAAACGGAATTCTGGTTAACATCGGAAGTTCAGGAAGCAGAAGTTCTCTAACAATCTTAGAGATTATATCTTGATCGTTGTAGTAAATATCATTATGTGGAGGTTGTGGCATTTATATCACCTTACGCCTGAGATACTGCGAAGCGCGGGCCAAAGAGTGCTCCGACATACAAAGCGTCAGATCCTGCATAGTGGCATGAAATTACGGCAGTACCATCTGCATCCTTAACCCAAGCATCTGCGCTCACATCATAAGTAAGGGCATCTCCAGGAACAATTGCGGCCTCACCAGTTACCAGAACCTTTACAGGATGGTATTCCATAGCGTAGAATTTTACAGCCTCAACACGATAGTACAGACCGGAAACCCTTTCTGTAATTGTGTTCGCAGCAGCCGTGGTTGTTGGTTCGTTTACAAGAGAGCCTCCGTAAGTCAGAAGATTTCCTGCAACTCCTCCAGTGCCAGAAATGGCTGTTACAATGGGTTTTCCTTTTAGTGCTTCGTAGGTATATGCAGTTGTGCCTTCGCTATCTGAAGCAAGCTGCATAAATTGATCTCCAGCGTTTACTGTATCGATATTAAACTCAGTGGCAAAAGTTAGAGACTTCATTCCAAGCTTCTTACCTTTGTACTCAACTGTATTTGCGTTAGTTACAGTAATCGCGCCCTGTTCCACAAAAGCATCTAAAACTACGGGGCCGGAAACACGCCCGTCCATATAGTTTGTTCGACCTTTTACGGCCTCAACGGAATATCTGTTTGCCATAAATTATCACCAAAATTTAACGTCTTTTTCCTGTCTTATGGAAGATGTGACTAACCGCGCCGTCAACTTCCGCTTCTCGTCTAGTTTTTTCAGTCTCAACAGATTCTACAGCAGAGCCTGCCATTTTTACACCCTTTTTAGAAGCTGCAAAAGACATGGAATCTTCAAAATTTTCCTGAACAAACGCGGCAGGATCTTTAAGATATTGTTCGAACACAACATCTATTTTAGGAACTTCAGAATCTCCAATCTTTGTTTTACCGTCCCAAATAGCTGGCGAATACGTCTCACGAATCCATTTCTTCTGAGATTCGGCCTTATAACTGGAAAGTTCCTTTACTTTATTTTCAAGAGACGGAAGTTTCTCAGCAGCAGATTTTATCTGGTTAAACTCATCCATGTTGGAAATCCCAAGAGTTGACTTTATTACAACCCAAGGATCAAGTTCATGAATTTCGTTTTCCAAAATCTCCGGCTTTATAACAGGAATCTCTTTCTTCTCAACTTCCTCTGTCTTAACCGCAGGTTCCTCTTTCTTTTCAGGAATTACTGGGGTTTCAACAACAGGAACTTCAGCTTTCGCGGGCGGAGCTTCGATAGCCTTTTCTGTGGCCGGAGCTTCCTCCGCTACTTCAACTTTTTCTTCTTTTTTCGGCATGTTTACTCCGTCCTTAATATTTGGAGAATTTTCAACAACAATCACTTCTTGAGTTTCTAAAATATCATTAGTAAGGGGATCTAAAACAGATGCAGAAAACTTCTTGTTTTCTTTATCGTATTGAACTTGGAGCTTTGGTTTGGAGCCCTTTAATCCATCAGGAATTTCCATACCAATCTTGCGCATCCTAGATTTAATCTTAGAAAATAATCCCGTTTCGCCTTGCTGCGCGGCCCTTTTGTATGCGGCCATTAAGCCCTCTTCATCATCGTGAGGTTCGCCATCAGAGCCGATAACTGCACAAGGATATTTCCAAGATCCTTTATTCTGGGGATCTCCATCTAGAAGAAGGAATATTTTCTTTGCGCGGGATTGATTAATTTTCTCATTTTGGTCTATTATATATGACCAGTATTTTTCGTATGCGGGTTCCCAAGAAGCCTCAAAATCAACATCTTCCGCACCATCGCTTCCAGCAAAAGCTTTTACGTGACAAATTTCTTTATCACATGCTCCAGGAAGTTCAGTTAAAAATGAAACAGCAGTAACTCGAATCGCATTTGGAGAGGTAGGATTTCCCAAAACCTGACCTTCCGCGCTCAAACCAGAATATGTATTATTTCTAACATGATCTGCTATTCTATCGCATGTTACCAAACCTTTTAAAGCGAATCCGTTAGAAAAATAAACAGAACTTATGTCTCCAACTTTAACTGGAGTGTGATTTAAATTAAGAATTCCACCTTCAAAATGCTCAACGGCATCTCTCAATAATTGTTCCGTTGCCGCGAAGGTTTTAGGAGTTCCATCCTCATTAAAAAGATTGTCGCCAGTTTCTGGATTAACAACAGGCATGGGAGTATTTATGCCTATAGCTAGAAGATCTACCATTAATCCTGAATCCGAAGACTCAAATTTTAAATTATTTATTGGAAAATTTGCTCTAAATCCAGACGGCATTAAAGCTTAATGTGTTAAGTCGTGATATATTAGTGATTTTAAAAAAGTTAATTGAATAAAAATGATTACTTAAAATGTTTTCTTTTTACAGTTACAATTCGCACATTCAAGCCTATAATCGTTCTTCAAAGATTCGGTCCAACCAAGTCTTCTAAATCTTTTTAATAAACCATACCCACCGGGTTCTCCATTCCTCCTCCGTTCAGCCCCATCGTTGTGAATGTGAGAAACTGTTAAGAATTTTAATTCCGTAATTCCGCATGGACATCCTCCAAAGAAGTCAAAAGCTTCTTTCCAGAGTTTAGTTTGGCTTCTTTGATATTTGGTCTGTAGTTCATAAGGAAGATCTAGATATTCTCTAATCCTCGCATCGTTGTGATTGTAGCAAAGGACTCTTAAATTCGATAATCTTTCTTTTGGATAAGTTCCTTTAACAATAGCATAATATAATGTTTGATCAGAATACCCTTCTTTTTTGTCTAAATACCCTGTTGAATCAATATGATCTATAGTAAGTTCATCTACATCTGTTACCTCGCATAATTGACATTTACATCCACCTAGAATTTCGAAAGCTTGAATTTTAATATTCTTCACTATTTCTCTTACCTGCCGATTAATTTTATCTCTATTTTTAATACGATAATCCTTTTGATATTCTTTATTATACTTCTTAATCCTTTGCATGTTGTTTCTTCTGTACTGTTTACCGTATTCCGAACATTTTTCTTTATTTTCCTCTCTATATGTATTATTATATTGTTTTCTGTGGATTCTCCTTTCCTCACTATACCAATAAGAAATAGACGATTTATTTATCCCAAAATCTTTTGCAACCCGTTTTTGAGTTTTCTTTTCCACATCTATCTCGTAATGCAACCAAACCTTGTTCCTATACAAAGGCAACGCTAAAACATCCGCTAATACAAAATCAAATTTAATTTCTTCCATATAAAAGACCCAGCAAATAAGATATCTCATACTATATAAAGTTATCTATTTTAGAAATAAATAGAAATGGCTTAGTGGGTTGGTCTTTTATATGTTACAGAAAACAATATAATCCCACTAAGCCATACTATAGATGTTCTTCAAAATATAAAAACCTTTCCATCAAAATCTAAAAGCACTCAACCCAAACTCCAGGAGGGAAGAGAGGAGATTATTCGGGCAGGAAGGATTTAACTTACAGATTATTTGAGTCGGAGTTGAGTGCTAAATATAATATGTAATTTATAATATTTAAATGTTTCGGTCGCAAATTATTAAAATATTTCATAAAATAGGAAATTCCTACCTCGCACAGGAGTTATGAGGTAGGTAAAAGAAAAGAGGGTTTAAAGGAATTCTAAATGGCGTATGGATATAAACATTGATGGACTAATCTACACATTTTAGCATCAACCACTAAACTTAAATAATTTGATGCGTGAGAGTCTTATATGAAAGAGAATACCTCCAACATAATTCCAGAAAGAACCTATCAAGAATGGAGAGAAACTATAATAAAGAGAAACCTTACAAAAGATGCGTTGCAAAAAGAACTCGAAGCATATAGAACAAATGTAAAAGAGATAAAGTTTGAAATAATCAAAAATGGTATAAAAATACAAGAACTAGATAAGTCAATAAGGAGAGTTGAAAAAGAAATAAACACTACGAGGCTTGAAATAAGTATCGTAAACTCTGGCGGCTCTCACCAACCCATTAAACCATCGATAAGACCGAGAAGAACAGAAATGGTACGAAAAATAATAAATAGAACATCATATAAAAGAATAATAGAAGGATTAAATCTTATTAAAAACGAAAGAAACAGAATATTTAAAGAAATGAGCCAGCTAAACTCAAAAATAACAGAAATAGGAGACAATATAAATAAAATAAAAAATAAAATAGAAGAAATAGAAATAGGACCACAGTCGCAACTTCAAACAATAATGCTCACTTCTTATAAACAACGTCAACAGCCCGCTGGGAATAGAATATATATTTTTGAGATTATAATTTTCCAAATTCCTCAAGGTCATAGAATAAACAAAAGAAACTATTACGACATAATTAAAGATAAAGACACCTGTTGGGTTCTACTACACGAAGAACATCTAAGCACAAATAAAACAAATTGGATTATAAAAAGCAGAGTTAAAGAACTATCAACAATTTATAATATAAAGAGAAAAATAGAAATTAGATATAGCCGCAGTAGACGAGAATTTACTTTTGTGGAAGACTATTCTTCTTCCTCCGCGCGGCGAGAACAGTTACAGTTGGCGCATTCTAGACGGTAATCGTTTTTGAGAGATTGGGGATAACCAAGTTGACGAAAACGACCAAGAAGCCCATGTGCCTTGGGTTCTCCGCTTCTTCTACGTTCTGCCCCATCGTTGTGAATATGAGATATAGTTAAAAATTTTAACTCTGTTATTCCACATGGACAAGGGCCAAAGAACTCAAGTGCCTCTTTCCAAAGCTTGGTTTTATGTTTTTGTCCTTTAGTTTGTTTTTCTGGAGGAAGATCCAAATATTCTCTGGTTCTAGCAAGATTATGGTTCCAACAAAGGACTCTAAGGTTAGATAAACTCCGTGGGTACGTTCTATTTACAATAGAACGATATAGTTTTGGACCTTCATATCCATTTCTTTTGTCCTCATATCCTGTTCCATCTATATGATCTACATTTAACTTGTCTATATCTGTTACATCACATAATTGACACTTACATCCGCCCAAGATATTAAAAACTTGAATTTTTATATCTCGATGTTTTTGTTTTCCTTTTTCACTTATAATTTTTTTATTTTTTGATCGATACTTTTTTCCTTTATCTTTAATTTCATTAATGTTATCATTATGCCATTTTATGTGATATTTTCTACTGTTTTCTTTACTACTCTCATTATACCAATAAGTAATAACAGACTCAACAACCCCACATTCTTTTGCAACTTCCCTTTGACTCTTTCCAAAAACATTAATTTGTGTTAAAAGCCAGTTTCTGTCTTTATATAATTTCATAAAATATATTTGGCAATCTTTTCTGGATTCTTCACTTGTTTTAGTGCTCTCGCGATAATATTTTTGATATTTTAAATTATTATACTTATATTTTTTATTATACCAATATCGAATGGTTGTTTCTCCTAATTTATATTCGTTCGCCAAATATTTTTTACTCTTTCCCAACTCCCATATCTGAAACCTCAACCACTCGCGGTCTTTATACTCAGCCGCTTCGCTAGAATAGACTTGATGCATCATAAATAATCACCAAAAAGTTAAATTAAGTCAACTTGAGAATAAATTTCTATTATTTTTATAGCTCCTAAAGTTAAAAGTTGGAAGAATATTCCAATTCCAACTTTTTCTAAATTTATGTTCACTAAATCACATTCTCCAAACAAAATACATCCTTTGCGTCCTCAATGTCTACAAACATCTTAAGCCAAGCGGTAATCTTTACGGAATTTTCGTCTTCAACAACTCTGACATTTATGGGAGTTCCTAAAATATTATCTTTTTTATATATAGATCCAAAATGTCGATCAACAACCACATAGAGATTAACGCCAGATTTGCGTTCATAAGAACAAATTCCAATTAAAGAACCTTCGGGTAGTATATCATCTGGAACACCAATTACCCAGATCCCTGGTTCACGAGTTTTTAAAGAATACCTGATATCATCACAATGCCCCTTCAGATAAACCGCTGCTTCATATGCTCCCTTGATCTTAGTAATTTCTTCATCTACCTTCTCTTTTACTATGGAGTTCGTCACAAACTTATAGAAATCTTTCTCACACACCAGAAAAGTATCGAGTCTATATCCGTTGATTCGGTTTTCGTCTTCCTCGTCTATATCTTCACAGAGAAATCCGAGATTTATATAAGGATTGGAACTTTTAGACCAAGGAGTAAAGCTGTCGGCTTGGCATCTAACCATTCCACGCGGCTTACATTGTTTTAATTCACCAATAAAGTCTTTCCACAGTCGATCTACAATGTTCCAACCCATTACCTCATAAACATCTTTAACATCTTGGACGAAAGTTTTACTATCCAAGTCCTTTTCTGAAAATTCCGTTCTTACTCCAGCGCAATCCATAGTATCTACATTGCCGTCAGTTATAGACATACTTCCAAATTTTAAGGGGAATCTAAAAGTCGGAAAACACTTATCTACAACAGATCGTATATTAGCTCGAATCAACTCAGGATTCGTCACAATTTCAGGAAATTTTTCGTTCATTTAAAACACCTTCGGCACTATCTTAAGTTCTCCCATCTTCGGATTCCAATCCATGAAATAAGCATCACTGGGAGACTCCAATATCTTCCCATCAACATCATATGCCTTGTCCTTATCGTAACCTTCGTTATAAGTAACAAAGCTAACTTTCTCCAACCACTCCTTATTCTGAGAAAACACAACAATCACATCAGCGTCTGCACCATGTTTCCAAACATCATACTTCCAGACCTGTTTCCCGAATCCCTGGCGGGCGAGGGACTTGTGGATTTCTTCTTCTAGAAACTCATTTTCCAAAAGCTGTTTCTCAAGGATTTCTCCCTGCTGGATGCAGGTTTCCAAATCGTAGACTGAGTATTCCATTACTCCATCTCCCCGTCCACATTAGGTATCTCCTTTATAAGCCCCAAACCAAGGAGGGCATAGACAACATTCTCAGGTTCTCCTAAATTTATTGAGAACCATCGCTCGAAGCCGTCTCGCTTCCAGAGTAAAAAGAATTCGTTATCGTCAGACATTTAAATCACACCAAAATAGTACATCCATTACAGTATCTCTTAACCTATAAATAGTTTCCTGTAGTGATCATACACTAGGACTCCCCACTTTCTAGATCCTCTATATGTCTTCTCCATTGTTTCTTCTCCCAATCGGTTAAAGCATCAGTATGTAAAAGTCTGTGGCATTTATTACACAAAAATGAACATTTAGCGACCTCAAGTTGGAGTCTTTTGAGAGAAATTCCGCGTTTTACGCCTTCATAGATAGAGAAAGTTTTTTCAGACGGAAGTCTGTGATGCAGCTCCAAGACTGCACTTCTGCCTTCTCCGCAAATTACACAAAAACCGTTAGATTTTAGTTCAAGATACCATGTTTTGATCTTATTACGCCAATTTTTACTATAATTTTTGGTTTTCGACTTATTTTTCTTGGCCCACGCCTTCTTATAGGCGCGGCGCTTGTCGGAATTTTTATGAGACATTTATTATAATATGTAATTTTATACTATTTAAAGTTTGTGATAGGAAAGTATATTATTTATTTCCTCTCACCTTCTTAATCTTCTCCTGAGCAGAAGAAATTAGAAATTTTATCATATTTTTCTCTTCAGAACTCAAATTTTCCTTAAAAAGATACTGTTTCGCTCCAAAAAGGTTGGAATACGCTCCATCCAAGAGCTTCTTTTCTTCGTCAGAGAGCATTTAATCACCCAAAGTATCAATTATTTCTAAAATACTATTCCAATTGGCCGCGCGGAAGCCAGTATTACACTTTTGATTCCAAGGACAGCTCATTAAAATCCCCATTATGCCTCCAGATTTAAGGAATCTGTCTAAATAATGGGACGCATCATCAACGAGAACCTGTGCTCCCAACCTCTGAACCGTCTTTTCTGAACCAAAGACAACTTTATCATGTGGATATTTGTCAATTAACCAATGTAAAGTTGAGCTTTTACAGTAATTCGGACGGCCCGTCGCCACAATCACCTCGTGTTTCTTATGTAATTGCCTTACAGCTTCTATAGAACCCTCAATTGGTTCAATATTTAAGACAAATTTCGGATCTGCAAGGTATCTTTTAATGTCCTCACCTATAGAATGGCCGCAAATGGGGTGATCCCACGTTGTAATATCTTCATATTTGAGATTTAAATCATATTCTTGATTCAATCTAGGTATAAGAGAACCCATAAGGTCTGCAATCACTGAATCGATATCCACTGCCACTCTCACCCTCTCAACCTCCTTCTTCCCACAAAATACATATTGATTTCAGTCAAAACCAGCATAATTATCTCAACAAACCCAAAACACATCAAAATCATAGCCAATAATTGATCTAAATCTCCAGTATGTACAGAAATCCAGATTCTCCCTATGCCGATAGAGCATAATCCGATCATAGCTGCGGCATAAAAGATAATTAAATCGTTTAATTTACCCATACCCATTCACTTCCGTCTTTCTGGACTCTTCAATAACTGTCCCATAATCTGCCTCGCCTTCTGGAGTTGTCTGTTGAGTACATCCTGGCTGTTGATTTTGCTGCATTCCGTTAAAAAACGCTTGGGCGATTACACAAAGATGTTCTTTTATCTCATCAAGGGTACAAGAAACATCTCCCATATTGAAAGAGTCTGATTTTTTGAGACAATATCCTTCAATCTTCTTACCTTGGATTTCTTTACCTTCAAGACTCATCCACCACTCGCATTCTTCCTTGAGACAAGGGGTTTTCTTTCCAGCAACTAGACTAAAGTCTGGACAATATGGACCTTTCTTTTTAGACATTTTAAACCTCCTCTTACAAATCTTGACTACAGTTACAATTATAACAAAGCATCCTAAAATCATTTCTGATGGATTCGTTCCATTTTAGTTTCCTAAATTGGCGCAATAATCTTACGCTTCCACCTTCTCCATTTCTTCTGCGTTCTGCTCCATCTTTATTTCTATGATCAATTGTAAGATATTTTATTTCGGTCTCGCCACATATTTCGCACTTTCCGCCAAAGAAATTGTATGCTTCTTTCCATATTTTAATATTCCCGCATTGTCTAACATTTAAAAACTTAGGGTCTATATCAAAATAATCTCTAGTCCCTCTACTACAATTGCAATTAAAACATAAGATTTGAAATTCAGATATAATCTCTTTTTTAGACCAACCATTTTTCCTCAACCGTCTTAAAATACCAATCTTTCCGCCACTAGCTTTCCTGTCCTTTCTTCCTCCTCCGTTTTTATGATCTAGGGTTAAGTATTTTTCGGTAGTTATGCCACAAATATTACACTTCTTCCCTAATATTTTATATATCTTCTCTTTTAATTCTAAATATTCTATCCTTCTTTTTTCACTTATATTGTCTTTTTCACGTTCATAGCGAAGCCGCCTCTTTTCTTTTTCCTCTGGACGATTCCTAAGTTCTTTCCTTCTTTTGCTTATAGATTCTTTATTTTCTTGATATCTTTCTCTTCTCGACGCTAAAAGATCCTCCTTATTTTCCATATAATAAACTTCACGATATTTCTGATAGTAATCTTTATTTTCTTGGTAATAGATTTTACTCTTTTCATTTAATTCTATTCTATGTTTTTCTAAATATCTTTTTTGATTTTCCTTCTTTTTAATTGCCTTTTCTTCAGGAGTTAAATCGTTCTTCACAAAAATCACAAACCTAAAGCACAAATAGTATTCATTCCACAATAGTTACAGAAGCTTGAACATTTCTTCTCATAATTGCCTTCAGAAATCCCAAATAGGACTTTTTTTATAGCTTTCTCTGTTTTATTTTTTATTTTATCCTCAGTAAGTAGTTTTGGACTATAAACAGAGCCGTCTCTTAAGAAGAGAAAATGAAATTTCTTCAAGTTCTGATCATATTTCTGCTTAAATGTTTCATTTAAAAAGTAACATTGCATTTCAAATTGATCCGTATAAGAACTGTAAAATTTTCCAGATTTGAAATCACAACCAGTGGACACTTCTGGCTCCCAATAAACATCAAAAACTGCTACCGCGCTTTGCCCGCAAACCGAACCGTAGAATCTCCCCGGATTGTGTGGATCATTAAAGCTCGTTTCAGATATTCCACCAGAAGGCATAGAGTCGAGAAATTTTTTTGCGTTGGTAAGCATTGTTTGTTCAGTGGGGTCGCTCGATACAAACATCCCTTTCGCAATCATATCGTGTACTTTAGAACCCAACTCAAGTGCAGGAGATTTTATAGGTTCTTTCTCGCCCAAAACGTACTTCAAATAAAACTGATAAGGACATTTCGCGTAGCAAGAAACCTGACTGTATGATATATTTCTCGGCGGCATTTTAATCAACCCATGATTGAGAAAAGGAGTCGTCAATAATTTTCTTTAGTTGTTCTTTAACTTTCTCTGGATTAACAAAATCTTCGAGATTACAGATATTTATTACATACTCATGAGTTTTATCCCTTTCTCTTAAAGCCTCATTCAACTCACGCGGGAGGATCGAGGGTGATGTCTTCACAATATCGTTGAGTATTTTCTTGCCAAATTTACCCACTTTCGAAGGACTTGCGTAAGAAGGTTTGGGATAAGAATCAGATGCTATCCTAGGTGGATGAGAATCGTTCCAATACGTATTCTCCAGATAATAAAGAAAAAGAGCACAAAAGTTTAACTTATCGTAAAGAACATTTCTAAGTGTATCCCTATTTTCTACAAACCATTTCCTCTTATCTTCCGCCTTAAGGTAAGATTCAGAAAGTGTCTTCAACCTCGCAGAAATTTCTTCGTCGTTCACCCTAAAACCGAGAGGCCCGAACTCATCATAGTTATCTATAAAATGAAATCCGTATTTAGCTTGCGATTTTTGTCTTATTTTTTTGGCTTCAGATAAGACCTTAGAAATTTCATGTTCCATTTCTTCATAAGATTTTGGTTTCTGCATTAAAGATTCTCCAGAAAAAGAGTGTTAGATGATAATATATTTTATTGTATTTAAAGGTTGCGGGAGAAAAAGATAACACTAGGGATATTTACTAATAATTGGTTTGTAGATAAAAAATAGATAGCAGGTAATAAACCCGCTATTCCATTTCTTCATGCATGACTATTCCAAGTTCCTAGCGGTGTCCCAATAACTCTATAGTTCGTACCGTCGCTTGTCAGGATTAAAGAAGCAACCGCATCCGTGGTCACATAACAGTTGTTTCCTGAGATGTCATCTCCACCAGTTGCATTAATTCTAAAGTAATTTGCTCCTGGATCAACAACAACTATAAAAGGAATCATATAACCTTTCCAGCCAACGGTCGCCGCATCTGGAAGCGTAACAGTCTGATTATATGTCGCGTTCCCCACGAAGTACACAATTCCTGGGGTTGTAGTCACTGTTCGATTTAGTGCTGTTGTTATTCCCATACCCTGAGTCGATCCAATAATTAGAATTATTGCCAAAAAAATATAAACAGTTTTCATTTATTCTATCCTCCATTCATAAGCAACCCCTGATGCAACTGTCGGATACACGTTGGTTGCATCAAAGGGTATCATCTCGGTGACGTATCTCGCGCCTACAAGATACTTGATCCATGCTTTGCAGCCGGTTGGGATTGCGGCTAGACCGTGGGCGATGGTTTGCTCGGAGTCTGTGCCTGTGGAGGAACCGGAGGATTCAGTGAGATGACCATCGTTGTTATGAACGTTACACAATCCAAGTGTAATAGTGCCGGTACACCCAGATATTTTATTATTATATACTTCCAACCCGCCTACAATTGATATCAACGGGAGTGGCCCAGGAACAGAAATGTTTCTGAATGTGTTGGAATGAATTCGGCCATCGAGATTGCCAGCGGTGTTTTGCAATCGGAGCCAATACGTATTAGGAGTTAGCACAATGTCACGGAATATATTATCATGCATATCGAAATAACCAATAACCGAAGTTGCATCGGTTAACAAGAATCTACCTTTATCGGTTCCGGTGGTCTTGCCTGAAACCGTGTTATCACTGAAGTTAAATGATTTTACATTAGTTCCAGATGCAAAATTGAGTGTAGGCCATGCAAGCTGAGTAACAATTTCACAATGATCTATAGACAATTTCTCTATTGTTGCATTTGCTTGGATGTCGAGGAGGTATCCACCATAGTTAGCATACATAGTCCAGTTATTGCAGTGGTGGAAATCAATTCTACCACACGCACCCGTAATCCGAGTGCCACCGACGACCATTGTAACGTTGCTGAATGTGGCTCGACTGACGCCATCTAGTTCGTTCACGACGTAATCAGTTGGAGTAGGACGACCGATATTCACAACAGAATCTAACACCATGATTGAGGATAGACTTCCAGTGTGTATACCATGCTGAAAAATTCCCTCGATCCAAATATTATTCATATTAATGGACGACTGATCATTGTCGATCCAAATCGGATAAAGTGGATATCCTCCAAGCGTAGTTATCCAATTTTGTCCAGCGACAAAATGGTCAATCGTGGTATTGTGTGAATAGCCACCGCCTCTGGTGAGTTTCACGCCTATGCCATCTGGACCGATACCGAGCCAATAAAGATCTCTGATTATAGAGTTATAACAATCTCCTGTTAGCCATACGCCACTGGCAACGCGCTGAAGATAAATATTTTCGACGATTGGCTGGCAATAATCCATGTCATTGAATTGCGAAAAAATGCACCCCGTATTGCTGACAAGGCCAAGAGCACGAACATCGCGAACACCGGCGATACGAGAAGTAGTGTCTTTCCTGGTTCCGACAAAATTGAATAACACACTATTAAGTCCTTGCACATCGATGTTGCGGCCATTGCCATTTATGATATGCCCGTCCTGAAGTTGTATGGTATCATTTAAGATAAGACCGTTTGATCCGACATCAATCACCCCGGCATAATTATTTGCAGCAGCCTGAAATACGGTGGTATCGTCCGTCCCAGCCACTCCACTAGCTATCTTCCTCCCATCCGCATCCTCCGCCACGACCTGGCTACCTTCGATGAAGACTATGGCATCGTATGCGCCCTTTGGAGCCTTATCTAATTTCTGTGGCATTTTCTCAGCTCCAAGCCAAAATTTCCACGATGTCGCCAGCGTTGTCAGAGGCGAAGTAAACTGTCTTGGAAGACAGATTGAGAGACGGTGGACTTGCATAAGTGTTGTTTGATTTAAGTGTTAGGTAATCTCCAGTTGGAGTAGCTACATGTCCAGTTGTAAATTCAAATCTAACTGGATATCCATTTCTAGACCAGAATTCAATAGATTTACAGTTATTTGGGATTGTATAACTGTATTCGGTATCGACAACTGTAAGTGTAACATTCTCTACAGCGATTGTAGTTGCCATACTTGCAGACATAGAAACCGGCACAGGATTCGCGGCCCCTACATCAACATCTCCAACCTGCAAGTTGGCATCAACGTCTCCAACCGTTATCTCCGTATCAGTCGGATCAGTACCCGTAGACCCTCTAGCCTGGACTGCCAGAGTCCCATGTACATTATCGGCCGCAGGTTTTACCTGAACCCTTAAAGCATCATAATAATTAGCTATGGTTTTTCGAACTGGGGTTCCAACGTTTACTGCAAACTCAGCTTCCACGGTGTCGGGAAATGTTCCCGCACTATCCAGAGAACCCAATATTTTTACAAGCAAATTATTGGTAGTCGCAGTAAATCGAAGTACTTTGGTATGAAGTCCTTCGGTATTCCAAAATGTTACACTATCCGCAGAAGTAACAGCTACGTTTGCATAAGTATTAAGCGTAGTTGTCTTGGATTCAAAAGTCGGTTTTTCTAACCGATCTCTGTTGTTTTTCCAGTTCGCAGTCATATAGCTCACCCAGATTCTGGGGTGATGTTTACTTTAGTTAGTATAATTTGGTTTTTAAAATAATTAATTAGATAAAAATGAGAAGAGAAATGTTTAAATACTTGTAGTCTACTTCGTATCTTCCTCCGCCGTAACCCTCTCTTCCTCCTCTTTAAGAAAAACCAAAGCTTTTTCAAAACCATCAATTTCTTTTAGTAAAGCTTCAGTTCCTTTTCCGAGCATTTCATTTATTTTAGCCTGGAGACCAACACGATAGATGTTCATCTCCATGTTCTTTATTTCGGACTTAACAACTTCAAGTTTATTCTTTTTACAGACCATTTAGACCACCAACATTGGATAACCACAACTTGTCAAATAGCTCTTCTCTTACAAAATACTTTTTCTCTTTAGAAATACCTCTAAGAATTTGAGGAACATGATCGCAGATTTCTCGACTGTAATCTCTTTTTGTGTCGGGTATTCGCTCTCTTTGGTATATTTCTTTCCTGTCTGAAGCATTAGGAGCAAGTTCCTCGGCATGTCTTCGAATTTTTTCAATATTATTTAATTCAAAAGGAACTAAATAATGTTTTAAGTTAACATTAAATACCTGCCTCTCAGGGGGAGTATTATGTAAAGTAAAGTTCTCTGAGGGTTTTCCCATAAAACCTATATGAAAATTGTCTCCCCCATAATATGAAGTAAGATTCGGTACATTTCTTACAAAACGCACGGTTCTCATAGTATAATGAGGCTCTTTGTCAAACCAAGTTAAATCTAAGCGATTGTGACGAAGGGAGTTAAAATTCTCGCTTTTCTTCAACTCTTTCAAAGCTAGTTTAAAGTTAATTGGATCTAGAATCTCATCACCCTGGATTTCGAAGATCCACTCACTTTTTACATCTTTAATCATCCTGTTTAAGCCATTATCGATCGAGAACCAGTTGTTTCCAACTCTATCTGGAATTTGGTATAAAACAATTTTATCTGGGAACATTTCTTGAATTCTTTTTAAGTATTCTCTCGTTCCGTCATCAGAACCACCGTCGTTCAGAAAAAGACGATCTACAAAAGGGATGGCCGAAAGGATAGATTCGACAAAGAAATATCCTCCAGAAATAGCATTTTTGATTGTAAATATGGCGGTTAACAAACTCCCGTCAGTTTCTACATCGTGCTTATTATAATCCCGATAAAACATTAGGTTCTTAAACATCAAACCAAGCTCCTAAATTCAACGTCTTGTTTTATCGGATCATAGTAGCTAGTAGAATAACCGACATACACACTCTTCTTATGTGGCGGTTTGTTTACAACAACTTGAGAATTAAAGAGACTCCAAGTTGAGGGCATAGTAAGAACAGATATTATTTTCTCTGTAGTCTCAGAATCTATTTTCCTCATTAAATCTAACCAAACCTCACACGCTTCTAACGAAGCGTCACAAATATAGCTGCAAGGGAACCAGGGGATTATTTTGAACCCAAAATATCTATGATGAATTTGGAGTTGATAAGAAATATCTTCTAAAACGATAACCCCATTCTCTATAGTATGTGGGGTATTCCGCGCGATTTCATATACTGGATCTGGGTATTTTTTTGTATACTGATTAAAGGCTTGAATACAACAATCTGGGTATCCGAGGATCTTACCCATACCCGTATGATCTGTTTTTATATAATATTCTTTAAACTCTTTTGCAGTTTTCAAATCCTTGGCTACAACCCCAAAAGACATAGAATTTTTGTCTAAGTTTGCAACAGGTGTTTGTTTGTGAGTAAATCCTGTGTAATTTTCCACTCTGGAAAGGGGGAAGAAAACGAGGCCAAGATCAAGAATTTGCTCTAGTTGAAAATCGTAGTAGTCTGGCGTAAGATAAAAGACGTTTGCCGCGCGGATATCTTCCTGAATAGACTTCATTTCGACATCAAAACTCAATTTTAATGCTGCCTCAGATAGGTTATAAAAATAAGAATGTCCACATTTTGGAAGAATCGTAGTATAAGGTTTTGGTTCGTTTATCATGGTTAGTGCCTCAAGCCTGAATTCGGATAGTCTGCGTGCATAAACTTTTCTTGATTATTCGTGTTTTCTTTTTGAAGACCAGAATCATCTTTTTTCTTATTACACCCGCAGTTCCCTTTTTCTTTCTGTTGCTGTTCTTTTGACAGGGGATGATACGGTTTTAATTTTATGTCGTCATCAAGCTGTTGATAATTCTCGAATCTAAATGGATTAAATCTCTTCCGTTTAGAAAGATAATCTTTCGGATAATCTATAATATCTGTGGCCAATATTATGTTCTTAAACGAAGCTCTTAATGACTTCTCCACGGCCTCAAAGAGAGAATACATAGCTTGACAAAATCGGGTTTTTGATCTAAAATCTCCGTTCGCTCCCTCAGCAGGACAACTACCTCCGCAAAATGGGAAATACCTGCAATGACTGCATTCTGTTTGAGAGAGCGCAACTTTTCTCGCGTCGAAGTTCTTGGTTTTTGAAGTATAATAGTAGCCGTCCTGGAAACATCTATCGCATCTGGAAACCTCGCCATCAGGCATTATAGTTTGGCAGGTGGTATAAAGGTAGTCGCACCCTCCAAGGACGCACACTACATTGAAGTTGCCTAACAAAAATTTTCTCATATCGGAGGCAAGGGCAAATTCAAATCCTGGGGTTTTTAAAGTTGCCTCAAAAAGTTTTAAGTATGCAATAGTAAGTTCCTCTGGAGAAAGTTCTTGTTCTTTTATCTCCGGATTACTATCATACCAAGGGGAAAACATGGGATTAAATCTTCCGCCAATTCTGTTATCTATATGCCATTGGATCATTTTGTCCAAGTTTTCTCCAGTAGCATTTTGTTTGGTTAAAATAGTTATACATCCCTTACTAATACCTTCTTTGCTTAAGAGATTCAAATTATTATATACTGTATCTTGAAATTTCTTGTTCAAAATTGGGTCTCTTGGACCACGGAGCGTATTTAATTCTCTCGGACCATCTACAGATACCCCGATGTTAACGCTATATTTTTTTATTAAACGTATATGTTCAGGAGTAAAAGGAACCCCAAGACTCGTTTGAATTGAAGGATTCAATTGGCTCTTCTTCATTTCAACCAAGAAGAATTCAAAATCTTCAATCGGGAGAGATAGCACCTCTCCTCCGTGAAGAATTGTCCGAGTATGTTCATTAATAGATTTATGATATTCTACAATCTCAGAGTGTTTTTGTGCCATTGCATATTTATTGTAACTATCATATATCTTTGTTTTGCGGTGGTTTTCGTCTTCAAAACAGTAGGCACAATTGTTTACACATTTGTCTGCTATAGGATAAAAAAGTACTGTTACCATGTCGTTTCCTCAATTATAAGTATCGTTATGATTGCAAAAGTTGTTGAACGGCACATTATAAAAGTCGTTCCAGCCTAAATTGGTGTCTGTATAATCATCGCACCAACTTGCGTCAATGTAGCTATAATTTCCATTAGAGTAGCCGTCACACCATCCAGCGTCGGTGTATTCATATGCATCTCCGAAGTTTGTGAAAATATTGCAACCATATTTGTACCCGCCATCATAGTCGCAGAAATTGCCCCAAGAACACTCGTGATTATCCCAAGCATCTGCCCAAGGCGGATCACAACTTCCTCCAACGTCTTCATGACAGCCATCACAATCGGGCCATTCGTCCCACAGAGTGTGGGTGTGATCCCAACAATTATCTTGCCAAACATAATGGGTGTGATCATTGCACCAATCGGTGTGAGTATCGTCAAAATCGGGCCAGTTGGAAAAAATCACATTAACATAACAGCCAGAGTGGTCTACGTAATATGGCCCACATTCGGAAGATCCTGTGTAACCATAGCAGCCGCTGTTTTGATATATAAAAGGAGCCACCGAATCTGAGTAATATCCTGAAGTTGCACAGGAATTCGTATACGAGCCACAAGCCATTAGATTGTATTATATCTGTATTACTATTTAAAGTTTACTATTGGCGATCCTTCTGATGAAGACTCGTATTGTCGTTTATTTTTAGTAAGAAAAATTGAGACTGAGGTGAAATTGGGTTTGGAGAAAATGGGATGAAAATGTTCTGAAGAATAAGGATCGTGATTTAAAGAAATATAAAAATGTTTTAAAGAATGAAAGTGATGCAGCCCAACAGGGCTGCTATGCGAGGTTAGTGAGCCGAGCGGGTGTATTGTCATTTGTTTTTGGTTAGAAAAAATTAGGTTTAGTCTATATCACCTTTTGGTTGACCATAATATTTTAGATTGTCGTTAAATACTTTCTTTTGACATTTATAACGGTCAATTTCGTCATAGAAATATTCATCTAAAATGTATATTCCGTCTACAAATCTAATAAGCTCTTCTTGAAATAAATAACGAAAAATATCAAATATGTTTTTGTTTATATTTCCGTGATCTTCCCTGCAACACAAATATAAATTATCCAAATAATTATTTGTTTTGTCAAAATCAATATGATGTACGGTCTCGTCTTTATCTAATTCTCTACCTAGATGGTCCTCCATAACTTTTCTGTGGGAGAATTTTATCTTTCTTTTATTATTATCATCTAAAAAGTAATATTGAACATATCCTTTTTCGGACACAACAAACTTTTCTTTCTTTACAACAAGACCCCTATTATTTACAATAAAGTCTTCAACGTCGTCTTCTTCAGACACGGTAGATTTTATTTTAATTATGTTCTTTTCTTTTTTAATATTCTCTTTTACTTTACTATATAACTGATATAAAGATAAATAATAATTTAATCTTTCTTTTGTAAATCTAAACGTTTCTAATAAGGAATTATGGGTTGCTCCAGATTTTACAGCATTTTTTAAGTCTCCGAGACTACAAACGATTTTTCCGTTTTCTCTCAGAGAATAGTTGTCTTGTCTTTCACTATCAAATAGATCTTCATATAAAATAGAAAATTCGTTAGCATCCATTTAAACACCTAAACCATGTATTGTATGAAAATTTTTATTTAAAAAAATTTTCTACCAATCTGAATCTCCTTTTTGAGATTCCAAGCCATTTTTAAACATCTGTACGGCTTTTTGAATTAAATGACTTCTACTGCGGAAGTTATTTCTAGAAATTTCATCATCTATCCAAGCAACCAAATCTTTATCCAAAGTGATATTTATATTTCTTCGCATAATAACTAAATATATTTCTTAGTATATAAATGTTTTCATCGGGAATAGTTATCTTTCGTTATACTAAAATTTGAAAAATGGCACAATCGCTCTCTGACGCGGCAGCGGAATAAAGAAGCGATATGCCCCTCCCTCTAAAAATATTTAAACAGTTATAGCATTAATTAGTAATACGATTTGATTTGATAGTAATACAAATATAGTTATGATAAAGCGTTACATAATTCTTTTATAATATATTACAACATCATTTACATAAATATATCTTTTAATCTATATAAACACTATTATTATTTCTTCAATTATAACATCTATTTAATTAAATTGAAATTATAAACATCGCAACATTAAAGCATCCTGGACAACCATAACATTTTATTTATATAAATTAACTAATCATTTATGTAGATGGCATATCGATTTTAAAACCGATACACGTAAATCAATCAAAAATCAATATCAGTAACCTAGATTAAAATCTATACATTATTATCAATATAGATCTAACTGGACATGTATACATGTTCGCGACAGGAAAACAAGGGCTTTACTGATAACGATTTTTTCGATAGCAGGAGACACATTGTTTCTATTCCTATAGTCTCTGTTTATGGGAGTGAACAGAAATTTAATATAGTGTCTATTTATTTAAACATTTATTTATTTATTGAACTGAGAGTTTTATTTTATGAAGTTAAAGTTTTTGTTTTATTAAACATATTATAATTTAATTAAATTATAGTACGTATATCTTTAAATAGAACTATTATTTCAATATGTAAATATAGGTATTTAAATAAATGTAATAGTTTTTAAATAAATGTAAGGTTACTATATAGAAATTAGCATCTCATTTTTGAGAAGCATCTCATTTTTGAGATGCTAATTATTATTCACTTGTTACAATATAATTATCTGTTGACTTACATCACGGTTTTTAATATATTAATATTAATATATAAATGATTTTAATAAAATGCTCAATATAATATCGATTTTTAATATATTAATCGCTTTATAAAAACAATCGTTATCATTTTCTAAAAACGATTTTTCAATATCAGCAAGACCTTTTTCAAATTGTCAAAAAAATCAAAAAATATTCGTTTTTACAAATCTTGATCACTTCCTAAAGAAAAATGCGAAAATGGCCAATAGATATTTATATCGTATAAGTTTAATAATAATGACAAATAAAAATAGCTGCTGACATTGTGCCCTTAAATCTTACGATTTATTATTATAATAGCAACTTTATAATTGTACAACATATATGGTCGAATATATATGAGTGTTACGCGAAAATGTCACTTTTTGTACACCTAAAAGAAATTTAGGAAGTTACACAAGTACATGGTCCACTGCTATTTATATATTCAAACGATTATTAAATCAACTGACTAACTGTCTAAAATGAATTATATATAATTATGCCTTGACCTTCTATTTTACTGACTGATAACAGGGGCGGCTAAAATGTACAATATTTCAAATGTAATACAATTTTTAAAACATGGAGACTGATTCTAATTTGTTATATATTACTTTACTTTCTTTTTTTCTTAAAAAAAAAAAAAAGAGGGAGGTAAGTAATAATAGTAGTACAGAATATAAGTAATAGAAAAGAAGAAATAAAGGTAGGAGGAAAAAGTTATGTTTTTTAAGAATCGATAGCAGGAGAACCGAAAACGATCTAGAACAGTTCTTTTTTTTTTTTACAGCATTCCTGTAAAGTTTTAAAAACAAATTTTACATTTTATAGTATTTATCCTTTTTCCGCGAAATTTCACACTTCCAATTGTACAAAAGTGTACATTTTAAACAATATTTCTCCTTTTGTACAAATACCTTAATTCTCCAAAAGTACACAAATCTTAATTATTTATCCTTTTTGTACAAACCGTTATCGATAGATCGCGCGAAATGTATATAACTATTTCTATAAATAGATATTATTTTTAAAGCGAGGATCTGCTGATCCTCGCCTATTTTGCTTCGCAAAATACTTTTCTTTATTCCCATAAAACAGATATCTTATTCTCCAAAACTAACGCTTATCGATTCTTAAATTCTTTATTCCTATTTGTACAATTGTATATAAATATCCGCAAAACTTCTTTTATTCCTTGATTAACTTAATTCTGTCTCCTAGTCATTATATATTAATTTCTGTTAAAATCGATTTAAGCCTAGTAAAACCAGGAGTTAAGATTATTCTCCATAATCCAGAATAAAACGGCTATATGGAGATTTTACAAGGTCAATATCCTAAACTATTGAAATGCACAGCAAAGCTGTGCTATCCATCTAATTATAAGAGAATTAGACATAACCCAAAATTTATACATAATTCTCTTATCCAAAATTAATTATGCTATTTTATCAATATAATAAGACATTTCTAAGACCAATTTTAAAACCGTTATCAGTGAGACCGCCGCATTTTCGGAGAGACTAAAGCTCTTATTTTAGTATAATCGCCTCTTTTTGGCGCACGGCACACCGTGCTTTAAGAAAAGAGACAAAAGGTCTCTTTTCGGCGCGATTTATCACATTATTTTTAAATCGTAATACTGAGCGCATACGATAAACTTATCCTATTTAAACAACGTAGTTATTCTTTATATACGTCTTATTTGTATAAATATGCCAATACGTTAAACTTATATACTCAAGAAAAGAACGTGTTATTTGTAAGAGTTTAAGCAAAACTCTGAGATGAGCAAAGGAAGACTTGGCTTGAATATTCCTTTGTGATAGACGCAAAAACCGGAAGCTGCATTTCGCGGCAAACCGTAAGAAGTCCTTAGCGATGCTAGAATATATTTCTCATGATTCAAGGAATTCTAAAGCTCTGTGACTGCTGTAAAGATTGAAATCTCAAAACCTAGAAGGGGATTAATTGTTTCAAAACCAATAAATTAAAGAGTAAGTTCTTAAAAACTGGATTTAAAGAGCCTTAGAAAAGTAATCCTAGATACTAATATCTTATGGATTCAAAAAGTATAAAGCTCTTTAACCAGCAATTTTTAAGGCTTAAAAAGGAGTCTGATAAAACATGATATACAACCTAAAGCAAAATCTAATTTCTATTGTAGCGTTTGCGAGCATAACTTTTTTTGTCGGTTTATTCGTTTCTTTGATCTAAAAGGAGATGTAAAATATGCAAAATATCTATATCGAAGAGAAATTAGGAAAACTTGAAACAGAAATAGAATACTTTAGAAAAGCCTTGAATTATCCATATCCTCAAAATTTAAGTGCATCAAAACAAATATTAACTTTTATGAATGTATATATTGATAACATAGATAAAGAACTTGATAAAGAAGGAGACAGGATAAATGGATTACCAATAAAATCAAGTTGGAAAATGCAAAAAGAAAAGATGGAAAAAGAAAACGAGAATAATGAAAAGGTTTTTCAGGATTTGATTAATAAAATACCAACAAAAAGAATACTTGAAATACTATTAAATAACGCTTTAGGAGAAGTTGATATATCAAAAGAAGATGGACCTTTATATTCTTGTATGGTTCAAAAGTTATCGAATAACCTTTATAAAACTTTAACGGATTACAATAAGGACCAAGAATATATAAATGGAACTTTAGAGGGTTGATTAATATGCACAACGGACGAAAAATTAAACGCCGTCATTTCGCGGCAAACAAAGCAGTTCTTGTAAGGAATCGACAGAATGAAATCTTTATAAATCTAAGTGAAATTTCAGAAAATATAATTAACTATCCAAGAGGAATTAAATGCAACTACCACAGTTTTTAGTCTCAGAATATGGAGTTGAAACAGCAAGAAATTTTGAAACAATAGAGAGATTTGAATATTATTACAAAAAGAACGCTATGAAAGACAAAAGAAGAGAAATAAATGATTTTATCTGGAATGAATATGATAAATTAATGAATCAAGCTGATATTGTGGGGCTTGAAGAAATAGGAGAAATAATCTTAAGACAGGGAAATGCCGAAATTTACTATAAGAATAACGGATTTTATGAGATATTTAGATAAGGTGATTTAAAATGCAAAACAGTATACCATTAGTAAGAAATGTAATTAGAAATGAATCTGAAAAGATCTATTATTTCGACGATAACCATGTAAAAGTCTTTGATATTGAAACAGATAAACTTATCGGAGAATACTGATATGACCAAATACGATATTATAGGAAAACTTATAATTGCTTTTTTTATATCTTTAATTCTATATTATTTTAGGTTTCTATGAGAAAAGATCTTTCCTTCGATACAAAAATATATTACATTTATTTTACAATATTTTCTTTAATGCCAATAATTTACTACATGAGATTAAACAATTTCATGTAAATTAAATAATTAATAATAATCGCCTTAAATCTTAATAGGTTTAAGGAAACAATTATAATTTCTCCCGATTAGATTAACAAATTAAATATTGACTGTGAAATGCTACATTCTGCCAAGATAGAACAAAACATAACTAAAGAGGAGGTTCAAATATGAGAGCAGTAACACTTTTAACAATATTCGTAATACTTTGCGCCGCAAACGTGGGAAATGCACAACAGATAAATGTTTCGGAAGGTAATATCTATTTAGACAATATACTAACCTTCTATAACTCCTCATGCATTGAGACATCAAATTACAAATACGTATTTGTAGCTTCAAGTAATGAGGAGATACTAAAGAGTTATGAGGGAGGTTTAATAGTAGTGTATGAATTTAAGGAATTAGGCAATAAATCATTATTGGCTGACATAACTATTCTTTAATAAACGTATTTATGAAGGATGTTCTAAATCTTCATACGGTCGAATTTGTGGAAAGGTGGTTAAATGTATAAAAAACTAGAAATAAAGGCAGAAATACCTAAAAAGATTGAAATTAAAGAGGTGTTAGAAGGGATAATTAAACAGATAGATAAAGGAGAATATGATTATTTAACAAATAAAGAAGGATATCTTTTGAACAAATGGAATAACATTAAATCTAACGTAGTTGTAGGCAAATTTAGAATTAAGGAAATAAAAGAGGATTAAAACATGAGATCTAAACTTAAAAAATTCTTAGCAGAAAAAGAAGAATTAATTGAAGCTATAAAAGAAGTTGTACCGAACGCTAGAATAGAAGATATAGATAGATTAATTATCTTCTCTCCAAGAATTCAAAGATATAACGAAATATACGCCAATGATGAGAGAGGATTAACAAAATTACAAGAAAAAAGAATGAATAAGATGGAAGAAGAAATACAGGAAATAGCTAAAAAATGGAATATAAGAATAGATGTAACGGGAGATCCTAGAGGATTACCGATAAAACTTAAGCTAAAGGAAAGGGGAGGCAGATATAATATGTGGGATGGCTTAAGTTATGGAGTGCCAATTTAAAGGAGTTTAAAATATGATTTGTGCATGTGGCGCAAAAGATAAGCTTTTCTATGATCCATCAAATTTAATCCAAAAAGATGAGGATGGATATTATAGAATTTGGTATTGCTCTAAATGTGGAAGATCATTTAAGAACAGAAATTTAGATACAAAATAGAGGTTAATCTATGATTAAAGATTCTTACCCACTAACCTTAATACCAGAAAAGGAATACGACTACAAAATAAATTTTGAAATCCAAAAAGCAAAAGAAGAGGGAAAAATTAAGGATAAAGATAAATTTTATTACTCAAAAGAATTTGGTCTTGTAAAAATCCTTATTCCGACTCCTAAATATAATTCTGTTACTCTTAAACCCTTAAATCTTCCAATTGATAATTTAAACCTTAATGTGATTAACTCAGATCTATTAAGGGACGAAAAGAAATATCCTTATGTTTTGCATAATATGAAAAATATAGCCGAAAAGATGGAAAATATTAAGGATATAAATTCAGCTTATGTATCTACCGACGATTTACCAGGATTTAAAATAATCGCAAACAGTCGAGAGGTTACAAAATATGAAGGTGATTTAGTTTATGTAGATGTATATGGAATCATGTTTATACAAGTCCTAGATATCCATGCGTCAAATTATGAAGACTACGAACCTTAAAAACTACACATATTAAGTTCAAAATCTTTTTATGGTAGATATTTTTAAGGCAAATAAAAGAGGGAATTTGTATGACTAGAATGGAAGGAAATGAGATAATCATCAATTCAAGTAATGAAATGCGAACATCCTGGACAGATTTAGAATACTCAAAAGAAAGAGATCAATATTATATTTCCCATCAACTAAACCAACAGCTCGCGCCGCGAACCTATTTGAAAATTTCTAAGGAAAGAGCTAATATTTATATAAATATTGCTAAAGAAGACACAAATAAAGCTGTTGAAGCGATGGATAGATATCTTTTTGCTGAAGTGAGAGACGAGGATAGAGAATCTTATATAAAATTTTGGTCTAAATATTTCCCAAATTTAAAAGGAGATGAAAAGAAATGAAAAAAATAATTCAACAGGAGAATTCAATTACTTCTTTAACAATCATCGGAAACGATCATTTAATTCCATTAGATGAAGAAATTCCAGAATGGAATATCGAAAAAGAGGATAAAGACAATTATTATGAAAAATGCTTTAAATATAAAGGAAACACTTATTTCTTATCTGAGGCTACTATAATAAATAAGAAGGCACAACCACATTTAAAGGAATTCGACGGTATTTTTACAGAATCTTTTTTTAGTGGGATTTTAATTAAAATCGTCGGAGAAGATGAAATTGACGGACCTTTCGTCAAGGCTTATAGATATTATTGTTGAGGGATTCCATGAAAAGATTTGAACCTCCATCAAAAGAAAAATTAGAAGAAGATCTTAAACAATTAGAAATAGCAATAGGCCACTACAACGAATTAAACAAATCAAAAGAATTTAATAAAGAATACGGAAATATTATCAGTTATACCGAAGGGCAGATAAATTTATTAAGATATGTACTTGGATATTATGAGGAGTTGATTTAAATGGAACTACAACAAATTAGAGATCTAGTTTTAAACGATAAACCTAACTTACTTAAAATTAAAAAGGCTTTAGGAAATATGGTACAAAATCCAATAGAATGTTTAACCTTATGTGATTCAAAGAGCTTATCAAACTGGATTCAACTTTTATACAACTTAGATGAAAAGGAGTTTGAGAATATCTATCTTAAGGATTTGGGACTTCTCGGAAAAGATATCCTGAATTCTAAAGTTAAATTAAATCTTAAGAAGATATCCTTAACTCGCGCCGCGAAAGAATACGATACTGGCAAAACCCTTTATGTGAGTCCTATAAAAGAAAAGTACACTATTGATAGAGGAGACGTTTTTAAATTTGGAAGACGTGAAAAGAAATATGTGAGGTTTGATAAGAAGAATAATATAGTATACATTGATGCAGAATTTGAGACGGTATTAAAGAATTACTCTTATTTCTTCCTTGATATAATGAAACAAATAGATTTAGATATTTATATGGAGGAGTGATTTAAAATGAATGATACAAATATAGACCAAGTTCTAAGATTAATCAAATATAGAGAAAACATAATTAAATCCAGAAAAGAAATAGCCGTTTATAGCCTAGAAGATAATTTTATGATAGATGCTCTAAATACATTAATACTATCCATAGAATTTAGGATAATGTATTATTTAGGAGAATATGAAAAAAGATCTGATGATACATATAGATTAAATCTAATAAACCATGTAAAGACGTTGCACGAATTAAAGGCATGGAATAGAGGAAGGGATTAAGAAATGAAACAGATAGCTTCAATTAAAATCGTACACGAAATAGATGAATCTCCCGATACAAGTTATTTAGGAGAATATACTTCAGAATATGGAAAATGGATAATCGAAAGGAAACATTACGGTTATCCTCCCGAAAGGAACCAATACGAACGATTTAAGCTTTATCCTTCTCCATCCGAAGGCAAAACCAGAGAAGAAAGAAAAGAACTTTTTAGATGGGCAATTAAGAATTACGAAAGGATGGAGTCTCTAAATAATGGAAATTGGCATTATATCGGAATAAGAGTAATCGCAGAAATAAATATTAATGGAGTCCTTCAAGATATCTCTAGCGGTGGTTTGTGGGGAATTGAATCCGACTCTTCTAATGATTATATAAAAGAAGTTGAGGAAGAGGAGATAAGTAATCTAATATCTCAGCTTAAGGAGTTGGGTTTTACCGATGAGGAGATAAACGAAATAGAGATAGAAGAATCTGAATAATTTTAAGGAGACAACCAGAAATGAAAAAATCCTTATCCATCAAGAAAGAGAAAAATTTAAGAGCAATTGCTCTTAATATTATTTCCCTAGATGAGTTATCTAAGGATCAAAAAAAACTGATGATAGAAAAAATAATATATGAGGATGATAAATTTAAATCACTGCCTAAAATTAATAAAATATCTTTAAAGTCTTATATTTCTGGGAGGTTAGAAAATGAAGATATCTAAGAGAAACCAAATAGAAATTATTAATCAAACTAAAGAAATATTAGAAAAATATAAAATAGATACTTCTTTTTATGAATTTAAGATTGTGGGAATGAATAGAAAAATGTCACAAATTGACTGGAGAGAACACTTAATTTTAGTGGACGATATTTCAAAAGAAGATTCAGAAGATTTTAATATAGAATGTTACATACATGAGAATTTAATGATTGAATTAACGTCCTTATCTTTTGATAAGCAATTTAATATAATTGAATGGAATTTAATAATTCATTAATTCTTTTGCGCTTATTTTTATGACATTTTTTAAATAATTAATATGTGTTAAAAAATCCTGGCTATTCCTTCAAATGATATCCTATTTTCACGGCAATTAATCCTTTATCTTAAAAATTCCATATTCAGCTACCATATCTTATTTACTTCTATTTATATAAAAATAATATAAACATGAATCCATATTTTAATTTTTAAGACCAGTTCTTAAGCTCACTAAGACAATTCCCTATTAGACTTATAATTTAACCCTTTAAATCGATTCTAAATCGTAATATTATAAATTAATTTCTTAATACTTCTATTCTGTCTTAGCTCCATTTTTCTTTTACCGATACTTTTATCTTTTTTCCAAGAATATAAATAACTATAAAGCCTATATGTCGATAGCAGAAATTTAAGAATAGGTCATAAAAGAATAATAAGATCTAAATTATAAGTATTAACAATGATAGATCCGTAGCAACAAAACCAAGGATCTAATAACTCCCTAAATATAATTTAAATCAATAAAATAACTGTCTAAAAATAATATTAAATAGATACCAAAACTGTCTAATATATAAAATCGAAGTAGACCATTATAAATCATGATAAATCGTTATAATTCAATCTCCTAGGCGCGGGCGACCTAGAACGCAATTTTCTAAAAATCTCAAAAATACAGTATAATAACGTCGAAAATTTTCTGCAGGGATTTTGGTATATAGGCGGCCAAAAATCAAATTTTTAAAAAGAAATTATTTATTTCTCCGGCAGAAAATAAAAAAAAATATTAAAACTAATCACAAAAATCACAAAACTCACAACCTCCAAAAGATGAATTAATCCTATTTATCTCCTCCTGGACCCATTCGTTCCCATCTATTTCGTCTCCACTATAAACTATTTCCATCTCGATAACCTTTATAGTATCATTCCTATCTGTGCTCATTGGATCTTGAACCTCATCGACTACACGAAATTCAATTCTATCCGACATTCCTATCTTATCTTCTATGCTACATACAGCTTCATAGAATTCTCGCTCATCCAGAGAATACATTATTCCGTCCAGATAATATATTTCTCCGTTGATAGAAACCTCTTTCGGAGTCTCGACCTGTATAACGTCTCCTCCAACTTCAAACGCAGATCCAGATCCTATACAATACATTCCCGCGATGATTACAAACATCGCGACAATACTTATTCTTGTTTGCTCGTACATGTTTAAATCTCCTGTCCATTTTTATTTACTAATACAAACTTCCTCTTTTCTCCATTCTCAGCAGCTTCTACACAAGTATCTAACAGAAGCATAATAGCATTTACTGTTCCGGGATTCATAGAATTATTATTCATCTCTGTCATCCATCTATCGACTTTCTCCTTGTTTATCGCAATTGCTTCCATGAATTTTCCTCCACACATCCTATTATCTCTCATCATATAAATAGTTGTCGAATCTCGCAGCGAAAAGTTGTGGATTTTTCTGGAAATTGTGGCAAAACTTGTGCAAAATTTTGAGATTTTTGTGGAAATTGTAGCCCATTTTGGAGCATATTCTAAATAGTTGTAGCCGTAAATTGAAAATTTGCAGAAAACCAAAAGTTCCAGAAATCCGAAATTTGCACGTTCCCCTTCCAGAAAATTGCCACAAACCGAAAAATAAGATTCAGAAAATTGTGATTTTTTGGCGCGCGAGAAATATCTACTCTTTCACCTATCTCTTATCATACCCTGTATGCCTTTCCATTCTGTCGATGGATCTTTATGAGAGTTCTTAGCTACTCTATAGGCATCCCAAATAGCGAAAAGCCAGACAAGTGGGAAGGTAATGAATCCGATCAGCAGGAACATCAGAAATATATTTATAACCTGAATTCCCATGATTATGAATCCTTTTGCCATATCCCCATTATAAATTTGGCCTAGACCACTTATAAAGAAGCTTAGAACTGCTGCGATTCCAGGGTCTTTCTTAATTCGTACATCTGGCATTTAAATTTCCTCCCTCACAATTTCCATTCTCCCATCTACAAATAACCTTATCTTTCCCACAATCTGCTGTGCAAACTTGAAAGCCTCTCCAATATCCTCTTCTTTAAATTTAGATCCAATGATTCCCTCAAACCCATTGTTCGACCACCAAATCCCTTTATAGTCTCCAAATCCACCCAATTGTATTCTGTTTTCAGATTTAATATTTCCGTCTTCATCGATTACAATATTCTCTATTTTTCCAGATAAAATATCTGTATTTTCTAATTCTTTAATCTTCTCTTCCCATACTCTGATATTCTCCTTGGCTCCCTTGATTACTGTTTCTTCAATCTTAATCTTTGCTTTTAGATCTTTAATTTCGGACATAAGTTAAGTCTCCCTTCGCGATCTGATAATCGCTTCGGCTCCACATCCTTACAACCATCATATTCTCTTTCCCATCATTTTTCACTCTTGTATAATCTCCAATATCCTTACACGGCGTTTTGCACATTATTTCCCCTGAACATTTCCCTTCTGCAATTTTATCGGAAACTCCCGAAACAATACCATGCTGGAACCAAGTAGCCGTATAATTTCCAAGATGGACTCCTTTCGGAGAATAAAAATCTCCCTTCCACTTCAGCAGATAACTCTTGTAGTTAGATCCTCTGAGTTTTGAAATCAAATCATTTATGTGAAGATCATGTATTAAATCACCCAAATGAACTAAAGGATCATTTACATTTAAAACCTCGATTACTTCAACTTCGTCAGGCATACTTACGTTATATGTAGCGAATCCATCATTATAGATCATGGCTTCTCCTCACCCCAAATTGTGACTCCCCAAATTTTATCTATATTGATTACGGATTGTTTATGTCCATTATTATCGGGATAAGATGAAACCAAACTTATATCGTCTACCGCATCTATTCTAGTCATCAATCCCGTTTCTCCAAATCTAACAGTTGCCCACATTCCAATATTTTTCTTTAAGGTTTCCTGAATTGTACTCTCAGCCATATTAATTTCCTCCTCACATCCCAATTATCTCTCATCTTATTTAAACCTGTCCACAACCCGCGAAAAACATCTCTAGTACTTATTCTCCCAGCTCTTCAGCAACCTTTTCCATCTTCTCCAACATCCTCAATCCTTCTTCGGTTATCTTATATTTTCCGTTCTCATGAATCCATTTCTCATTAAGAAGGATTTCTAAGTATATCTCCGTAGTCTTGTAGTTTAAGTTTGCCCTCTGCGTTATTCTACTTTTTGCTGATGCCTCGCGGCACACGTTTAAAATGTCGCGAAGGATTTCTAGACGGGAGCGGGACATGTCAATCCTCCATCATTTTTAATACCTCTTCTGCGGCAACTCTTAAGTCTTCCTTCTCAACTCTGAAAATACTACAAGGAACCTGTGTGAAGGTCGGATCTATATACTCCACTATCCAATAACGTCCTAACACCTCAAGTGGAGCTTTTGTTATACTTAGGTAGTACCATACATTATTTTTTTGAATCCTATACGGCAGCTTACTTAAATAAAATTCAAGTTTGTTGACCATGATTTTACTCCTTCATCTCGCGATAGTTCGCCAACGCCTTTCTAAGTGTCGCGAGTCTAGTAACATCGCAGTCAAATATAGTTGCTGTTGACTGCAATTCTCCCAAGTCGTTCAATGACCGATTAAACTCTACACTGTGCTTTACTCTTCTTAAGATCTCTTCAATCCTTTCAATTCCGTTATTCACGCTATTCTCGGCAGATCTAATCTCTATTTTCATTAATGCTTCGTATTTGTCTTCCATAGACCACTTGTTATCTCTTATAGGATAAGAACTTTTCGGTGAACAGTCGATAGACTAGGTATCCGGAATCTTTAAATCTTCCCCTTCCCTATCTCTTTTCTATGAAGATGTTTGAAATTAAAGATCCGTTTGCTCTCGGATTTCTCTATGGCGCGGCTATTGTGACTATGTTTTTCTGGGTTTTATATATGGTGGGGATAATTAGTGTCCGAAACCTATGAGGGTTTTATATAATATTGGTTGAAGGATAGATTTAAATAAGATGAAGGATAATAGGATGTATAGAGGATGATTAGAATGGATATGAATGAGAAAATAAGCTTTGTGCAGCAACTTACAACTGCCGTAGCAGACGAAATTATAACCAATATAGAAACGGGGAAGATCCCTGAAGAATGGGACGGAATTGAATTAAGATGGTATATTGCTGAGAAGTTTAACCAAGTTGTATTTAAAGGAACCGGATCTAAGGCTAGGAAGAGAGATTATAATAATACTGTCATCGTAAACAATTTGTGAGGCGATTAGAATGGAAAAGATGGAAGTAATTGTAATTAATTCTTGGGAATTGGAGAAAATAATCGAAGAGCAGTTTGATAAGGTATATTCAATTCAAAGAGATGAAGAGTCTCAAGGAAACACCCTGCACCTCTATAAGAATATAGATTCAAATCTTGACGAAGAAGATGAAAAGAGAATTAATCACTACCTGTTTACTTCAAATATAAAGCACAATACTAGATCTGTATTGAAGTATCTGTGTAAGGTCGGAAAGATTGAGGCGGGAAATTATTTGGTATATGTATTGTGAAGTGATTTAAAATGTCAGACGTTCAAGCAGACGAAGTAAATTTTTTCGACCCAGAATGGAGAAAAGCCGCGCGGGAAGCAATCGTGAGCGAAGGAATCCGATGTAGAGTCTGTGGTAATTATCTGCGCTGTGAAGGTGTACATACGCTTACCGAAACGCTCTGCGAGGTTACAATGAGCTGCCATGAGGCTCTTACGATCAAGGTAAGCAACTATGATGTGACCTAACCGAAAACTATTTATTCTCAGAGAGATAATAGGGTTTCTCAGAGTTCGGAAGAACTCTGAGAAACCCGACTTGGAAGGGTCGGCAGAAAAAGTTCATTGGAAGGTGAATAAAATATGCCAGAAGACATAATTGGGAACGAAATAGGAATAGACACAGAAACAATCACATACATCACCGAGCGCAGTCAAAACATAGTGCGCTACAGTGATAAGATTTCTGAAGTCCTGGAAGTTGTGGACAAATATTTTGAGAAAATCGGGCCAATTGCAGGGATTAAGTTTATAGATCCAGAACCCTTTTATGTAGAAAACGATCCATATCTCGGAAAGACCGAATATTATCTTAAAGTCACAAAAGATTGGGGTCTGTGGGCTCGCAAGTGGGGAGAGATACCCGAATCGACTCTAATTACCGAATCCCCTCGCCACATTAAGAAGTTTGCAATTAAAAGATTCCCAGAATTCCTCAGACTTTACGCAGAAAAGCTTAAGGAACTTGAAAAAGAATATAAAGATGTGGCGGCAAAGGCAGAACTTATAGCTGAGGTGCTTGGGGAGAGTGAGTAAAATGTGGGTATACCTTCGGACAGAAGCATATCTATGGACAGTTGGGTTCTATGATCCATCTGGAAAGTTTCAACCAGAAAGCGACCATGATAATCCAGAAGATGCCGCTAAGAGGACTGCCTGGCTAAACGGCGCTAAGAGGGAGTAAAAATGCTTTCCTCCCTCAAATCCATCATGGACGAAAAATATAATAATCTCAATAACCTCTACCTCGATCTCCAAAAGATGTCAACCGAGGAGCGCGAGAAATATAGAGAGGAGTTTGAGAAATTAAATCAGGAGTATAAGGAAGCCAACAGAAATTATTATAACGCTGTAAGGAATGAGGAACAGAAGAAGATTAATCTGTGGGCTGAGTATTGGATCTCGAAGATTCCGTAGGAATCTGAGAGTTTAGTGACGCCGAGCAACAGCGAGGTTGAGCGTCAAGAGTGTTTAATTGAAGGGTGATTTGAAATGCAAACAATTTATATCTCATTAGACAAAGAATCCGTAATAAAAGCATTTATTCATGACCACGATCCAGAAACCTACGAAACGGGTTCTTATAATCTGGATATCTTTCCTAAAATGGTCGAAGCGGCAGAAAAGGGAGGTTCCCCTGATAATCCATACTATACAAAAGTCCATTGGGTCCAAGCTGGCAACTCTTACGGGCCTGACTTCAATTACAATAAAATATCCTCATTTGGAATAGAATATCTATTTGAGGAAACCAAGGAATTAGAAGATCTGGAATTCAACTTCGGAGAAACCCGCGAGGAAGCCCGAAAAGACTTCTTCAACCGAAAAGGAATGGATCAGAATGAGTTATATGACTCTCAGATTGAGGAATTACTTGAGAAATATAAGGAAGAGATTGAAGAAATAGAGGACGAATGGGTAGACAACCACGCGAGCTATAACAGAGAAGTTATAGCGGCGAGTCTAAAAGATGAGTTGGTTGATGAGAATTTGGGGATTACGTATAAAATAGAGTGGACAGAGAGTGATTAAAAATGAAAATACAGTCGTTAATACTGAGAACATACGGAATGCTTTTAGAAGAATTCGGAGATGAAGAGAATCATCTCCTAGCCTTAATAAAGGCGCGTGGAGTTAAAATGAATGAGATAGTTACCAAAGACTTTTATGATGTCCTGAAGGAAGAGGGTTACGAGGTTGATTAAAATGCCCGAAGAATCTTTAACCCAACCCCTTCGCAACCTAGCGGAGAGAATGAAAGATAGTGTATTCCCCGAGATGGTGACTGCTGGGGAATTGATGGAAAAGTTGATTGATGAACTGGAAATCAATTTAGAAATTGAAAATAAAGGAGAGAAACATTTGAGGTGATTAACATGGGTTCAGAAGTTCCAATAATTAATACTCATCAAATCGTAATCGATAACCACAATCCAAATTTTTGGGTCATAAAAGATACGATTTTTGAGGGTAGATCCACTCTGCTTAATCTGGCAGACATGGACGTAAAGACTATGGAGGATTTACAATATATCTTAAGCCTTCAGATTATGAGGAGTCAAGGAATGATCGGTTTTGACGAGTATTTCCAATTTATTGAACAACATTTTGAGAAGGAAATAAAAACTGGATGTTTAGAGGAGTAGGGCTCTGGGGGGGGGGGTCTTAATATGAATGTTATAGATATACTTAACAAGATATTTCTAACTCTTCTATTGATCATTGGAATTATAGGATGTCTCTCAATTACAGGGCTATTAGTCGCAACGGGCATTAAAATACTTACAGGAGTTTAAAAGGAGAGGAGGAAGAAATTGAATGAAGAATCATGATAAACTCTTCGGCCACGGAGAGATGACTGTTTTTACATATTTTGATTTTTTTCTAAAACAGAGTATAATAAGCCGAAATTTTCCCCGCAGAGTCGTAGCATAGCGAAAATTAAAATTTTATAGGAGAAAGGTTGATCTCTGAATTTTCCGTCCAAAAACTCACAAGTAAGTTAAACCAATACCATCTTTTAGAAGCGGTAGTTTTAGAATGGCATTTTCCACACAATGCTACTAAATTCCAATCTTCTTCACATTCTTTATTATAATTTATGTGATGTACTGATAATTTTCTCGCGCAGACTTCTTCATGCACCCCACAAATAAAACAAGTGTGTTTAAATTTTTCTCTTATTTCCTTTTTTAGATCGTTATCAAAACTCTCAGGATAAGGGTTTTTACATAACCCTCCCTTCCAACCTCCAGCTAAAGGTCCGGTTCTTTTTCTTAATTTTTCTTTTACTCTCTCAATAACTTCTTTCCCAAATTTATCTCTTCTTGATATCTCGTTAAAGATTAGAGCCTTTCGTATTAGAGTAGACGTAGTATCATATTCTTTTGCAATTTCTTCTAAACTTTTGTTTTCAATCCAATATTTCCCATATAATTCATTTTTATCAAAACCTTCCACCCTTTTATATTTCCAATCCTTTCTTTTGGGGAGATTTAATTCCTTAATTTTGTCTGACAAAGAATGTTCTGTTAATCTTAATTTTTCCGCTATTTTTGGAATAGATAAATCTGAGTTAAGATACAAATCTTCAACTAACTCATTTGAAATTCTGTTTTTGGGAACATCATGTTTGGCATGTTTTTTATGTTTATGCTTAGGTTCAAGATTATTTTTCTCCATGAAATCATAAAGCATGCGTATAGATATATTTAATTTCAAAAGTATTTCTTTAAGTGGTAGATTTTCTTCATAATATAGCTTTTTAAACTCATCGATATTAATGTTTTTCTTATTATCTGTTTTAATAAAGTTTATTTTAATATTGCTTTTTTCTAGTTCTTTGTCAAAATCTCTACTTAATATTGATAATATTTTAATTTTTTCTTCACTACTAAGGGCTTCTTTTCTATGTTTTCCTCTTTTAGGAAGATTTAAATTATTTAAAATTTTATAAAATTTTCTAATACCTATATCGAACTTTTTAGATATTTCAATGGGAGATAAGAAATCTTTATAATACATCTTTATAAAAAGATTAATATTTAATTCTTCACTCATAAACTATTAATATAATTTTATTAATATTTATAGTTTTCGGTTGGAAAATTTTAATCGCAGCATGACGATTGTAAAATAAATACTAATCCAAAATATTCATCAATTAATTACATCCTACAGATCCTAGAGCAAGCCTTGAATCAATTACCATCTGCTTATTTGAAATCCTGAACATTGGTATCGAAAAGTATAAATAATATTAATTTTATAATATGCGTTCGAACAAAACAATTTTATTTAGGTGTTTAAAATGGTACGACCAATAGACGCAACTGTTGTAGTGTGGAACGACGAAGTAATAGCTATTTCTCAGTACATCAAGAGAGTAGCTAACGAAGTTCTGAAGAGCGCATCCGGCAGAAATGTCGCCGGAATTGAGACTAAAGATAAGCAGACTTTCTTGGAAGCTCTAGATCTAATAAAGGGAAAGATCGAGAATGCCCAGGAAGGATATTTCCCCGCAACACATAATGATGTATCTTATGTGGCACTTCTTGCGGATTTGAGTCACCCAGAGGTTGTAGGGCCTCACGAAGAGCCTGGCGAGGCTTAAAGGTTGACAAAATGGGTTAGAGATTTGTAAGAAAATTTCTAGCTCCTCGCTTTTATTTTATTAGAAATTTCATCAAGTATTTCTTCGACCTCGAACTCTGCTTCCGCAGCGTCATCTTCCTTGATGGCTTCTAACCAGCTTGGTAATTTTCCCATCTTTTCCTGGATCATTCTTTCGTAACATCTTCGGATTACGAATAATTCCGTTGTCTTCTTTTGCAGAAAATCCAGTTTTTCCGATAATTCTGCGTTTATTTTCTGCAATTTCTGATTTTCTGCTGCTTTTTCATCGACCAATTCCCTGTAGTAGTCAGCATTGTCTAGAGCTTTGTTGTAATCTTCTCTCATTATTATGGCTTTTTTGTGCTCTTTTAATTCCCTGGATCTCCAATCGTGCGGTTTTCCATTCCTTTGTGTTCCGTACATTAGGCGAATTTCCTTATCTATCCTTTTACCAATAGTATTTTTTGGAAAAATAAGGATGGGCTTATTTGTAACGGTTTCTACAATTACTTCAATATTATATGTCACTCCAAAGAACCTCCCAAAATCTCAAACGCATTCGTCAGAGCCTTATTTATTGCTTCTCCAAGATCGCGGAAAGAAACAGATAAATTATTAAAGCGATCTAAAAGCTGCTGAAAGGCTATTTGTTCTTCAGTTCCAATATATTTAATTTCTAGGGTACAATTTTGGAGTTCTGTTTTAACTTGCATTCTTCCAGCCTCTTATTAAGCTCCATTGCCTTCTTCCATCCTTCGTGATTATCTGGATCATCTACCCACTCAAGTTCATATCCTTCTGGATAGTGTTTGATATAGTGTTCGTGTTTCCAATTTGATGTTAAACCTAGATCGTGTTTTGCAAAGTCTATACTCGATGAGAAATGTCCACACACTCCCGTTCCGTCTTCGGCAAGTGCATAACCGCTATATCCTGGCCCTGCAAAATAATCTGAGAATGCCGCGAGGTATATCTTTGGTTTTCTGGAGCTTCTTAGATACGAATTCAACATCCACAATCTCATTACAGTATTCGTCTCCTCGCGCAAATAATTATACACATTTTCTGGAATTTCCGTATAATCGTTATACCTCTTGTAGTAATCTGGCTCAAATTCTTTTCCGTTCCACTCAGGTCGTATATACTCGCAGCCGCAGAGACCCATTCCGCCGTTATCTATATCTTCGTTTATTTTGGCCTCTGTGGTTAGGTCGCCGCAGGTTTTGCAGATGAAGAATTTTTCGGGCATATTACCGACTCCTCTCCTCAATCTTTTCTAATTTTTTAAGGATAGATTGCAACTTCTGCACCACTCCAATTGAGAAACAAGCGTTGCCTATTAAAAAACAGGTTACACTTATTTTCCATAACAAATCAGGGTCCATTTCTCACATGCTCCCGTTTCAATTTCTCAGCGATCATTTCCTTAACGTATCCTAAATTGAACAACTTTTCCATCTTAAATACCGCATCAGGATATTTTTCTCCCCAAAGGACGGCATAATATACGGTTTCACAAAGATCATCTGAAGTTGCGCGAGATCTGTTCGATACTTTAAGGAGAAGATTTAGGATTTCGCAAATTGGAACACCTGTTTGATCTGCTATTACTTCGAGGCAGAAGAGGGACATCAACCCTCCAACAGTCTTTCTAAATCCTCTTTTGCCAACCTCTCGGCAACATCTCTCGAACTTCCATCTTCTTGATAATGGATTGTACGATAGGTTGTATACGCCGCTCGCAGTTTTAGATTTTCTTGATTGAGCTTAGTAAGGGCTTCTGTTGCAGATTTTATAACTTTAGTTCCCACTTCTAAGCTGGCTAAAAGATGTTCCTCGTTTTGGGTCATTTTTAAATTCCTCTTTAATCAAAAATCTCTTTTATCTCGTCGAAGATTCTGTGAATTTTAATCATAGTCTCCACACCCTTTCCATCGTGTTTATAGGTTACTTTGTTGCCTTTCTCCGTGACTCCAACGATTTCTATTTTAAATTTAGTAATTTTCATATTATTCCCTCACAAAAGTGACGACGGCGGATATCCCAGATAATTCATAGTTAGCAAAAATATACAAACTGCGATGACAAAATATAAGAAATCTTTCATACCCCATTCTCCTTGATTTCTAATCGGAATGCGTTCGCGGCGAACATAAGTAAGACCAGCGCCCAAACCAACGTAATGATAGCCCAAGTTGGATTTTGTTCAGTAAGGCTGTCCAATATTTGAATAAAACCAAGTATACCAAATATTATACCGTAGTTACGATTATTCATTTAATTCACTCCTTATCTTCATCAATAACTTTCCCAGATGGTTCTTTCCTTCCTTTCTTTTACACTTCTCACAACTACAATCACCCCAGAAATTATCATGCCAATAATTTCCTTCTATTAATTCTGCGTCTCCTGTATTTATTAATAGCTCCGCAAGTTCTGGATCTGAGAATTTTCTTCTAAGAAGTTCTTCCATGACACCTAATTTTACCTTCTCCCAATCAGATCTCACATGGGCTTTTCGACCCAACTTCTTCGCCGCGCCTGGAGTTTCGGCGGCAAGGATCTTCTCTTGTTCTTCTGGAATTAGAGTTTTAGCAGCCTGATAATGATGTTCTAGGGTTGGATAAGGATCACTTGTTGGATAGAAATTTGAAAGAAAATTAGTTTCTCTTTTATGAAAGTCGGTTATTTTGGTCATTTTTTTAAATCCTTCTTTTTAATCAAAGATCTCTAAATTCCTCCAAATTCATCACACCAAACAAAACATAAACGCCCGATAATCATGTGGGCGAATTTTTAGATAATCCTCTACTATATCTTCAAAGAATCTATTCCCTATCTCAGTTTGGTTAGCTTGAATCCATCTTTGCGCCCTGTCTACTTTTTCATCCATTCCAGATTCGAGATACGGCACATCTTCGTCTGATAAATACAAGTCGCTGATTATCATCCTTCTACCACCTTCACAATATTATCAAGTTTTTCTAAACTAAGATCAAACAGCTCAATTTTCCGTATCTTCTTAACCAACTTTTCCTTCTCAATGTATTCTAAAATTTCTGGGCTAACTTCCTGGAGCCTCCTTTCCCACTGGCCCGTCTGTGCGACCCCATACCTATTAAAGAGCAAACCATTTTTACTCTTATCGTCTACTCGAATTTTGTGGTCCTCGGTAATGGTTTTTACTTTTGTGATTAGCCATACGGGTTTTTCTGAGCTAAAATTTGCTAAGTTGATAGCTACTTTATCACCCGCCTTAAGCGTTTTAAGCCAATTTGTGTATTCAGTTGGCGGCATGATCTCTCCATATCTTATAAAGACAAAAAACAAAGCCTAGAAAACCAAATATCATAGACATTGCAATTGCCTCCGTCCAATCCGAACCTAACCAATGAAGTAAGAAGGATATTGCTCCAGCAAAAATTAAGCCCAGATAATAACCTACATCAAAATCTGTCTTAATCATTTTCTACTCCTCTTCAAACTTAAAATAGCCAGCACCATTATGCAAATCGTCATAAGCCTTCATCAAAATATCCATATCCCACCAATTTAGAGAAACAAGAAGCTTTCTTTGTTTCAAACTTCTAACAAACCCTAAAACAAACATTTCATCAAGGATAGATGGCAGATCCATCTTTGCTTTATTCTTAAAGACATCGAAAACATCTGGATCGATTTGTTTTAAAGCTGCCTCTAAGTTTCCTCTTGTATATTTCATAATAATCTCCATCCACTAATTATCTCTCAAGATACTTAAAGTTTACGAATGAGAAGGAAACTTCTCAGCAAAATTTGGCATTTCAGGAACTACTGTAGTTATAACCCCTTCTGGTCTTGAACTTCTAAAAACATTATGATATTCCCCACCCTTGTGAAATCGCCCAAATTGTGTATTAAACTTTTTTGGAGAATGATATAGTGACATTCTCTCGGAACAAGGATTAGCGTATACTGGGCAGATTTCACTTACCTCCCCAGGTTCGGAGCCATAATTCAAGAACTCGCGTCTCCTGCTGGGAAGTCTTATAATTTCTATTCTCTCTCCGTCGCTTGAAATATTAAGTATGGCTGCGTCGAATACTTTTCCGTTTCTCAGTGCGATTCTTACCGGATTTCTTAGAGCCTCAGTTATATCGCTTGCCATTTTAAATCACTTCCCTAATTTGCGCGAGTACGGACTTCATCTTCGGAAACATCCTTACTCGCATAGCACTACATTATCTTCTCTGATATATATAGTTAACTGATGGCGATTTTTATAAATATGATCGGTATTAAATCATGGTTAGAAAGCTTTCGCTATCTGCGTTATTTTCAAATCCACTCCAAGTTGAGGAATTATAGGAAGTAGTATTTAAGGTTGTGGGATGTGAATGCTCCGCATTCACTTAAAGCACAGCGAAGCTGTGCTAAAAAAAATAGAAGGTAGAATACTCAAATGTCAATAAACACTTCAATAACTTTACTTTTTTGAGGAGCTAATTTGAATAACGTGCCATAGATTGGTCCCTTGAATTGTGAAAAAAACTTACCTCCAGATTTAAGTTCACAAGATCTTCGCGTTCTACTCAAGCTCGGCATTGCAATTTCACCAAACCAAGTTCTACCTTTAAATTTCGCTCTCACGGTCCCAGAATCTTCAGATTCGCGGTTAACAATTATTCTCATTCTTGATCTTACCATTTCAATTCCTCTAATATCGGTTTATCTTTCATTCTATTTATAGATGATTGTGATTATCATGTGGTCACTTTCGATTATGGAATAAAGTATTTAAAGGAGATGGGATTTATCGCTCACTCTGTCCGAGCTTTGAACGCCAAAGAACTAATCTCCCAAAGTTCCCCAGTTTCACAGTGCTGCGCGAAGTATCTCGTGCCTTCCCTTCCTTTTAGGTCGAGATATTTTCGCGAGTATAAAATGAGCTGTCCTTCTTCCTCTAAATCATTCAAAGTTGTAACTCTATTTAAAGTTCGAGACCTCAGCGGTGAATGCATTTTTGTTATCAATTTGATCTAACTCCTCTCAATTTCTTATGTTTCTATTAATACGAGATTATCGGACATCGTATATAAAGTTTATCCTATATAATAGGTGTGCATAATATTTAAAAAGTAATAAAATCATCGGATGAAAAAGTAATATACCAAAGGTCTATAAGCCTCGCTGATATTGCGCGAGGCGATTCGGGCAACTTTGCTAGAATAGAACAATTCCGAAAATGTGCTAAGGACTTAATGTACTTGGGATTGTATACTTATTTATTATCTCACCCAATCTCCAAATTTCAATCTCCCAAATGTTCCCCAAGAAGATCTTGTAACAAACTGGGTGGAAACCCGTGCCGGGAAGCCTCGGAACAAAATCGTAATGCAGATCATAACTAGTGTCTTCCCAAATGCCCCAACATATGAGGGACACGTATATTTTCTGGAAATCGTTTAATGACTACTCCCCAGCATTAAGGCTGGGGCTTCTATAGCTTCCTACGCTAACAGACTGTAATCCCAGTCTGAGAATATTCAAAGCCGCATTCAAATCTCTATCCATTTCCAAACCACACATTGGACAGGAATGAGTGCGCTCTTTTAAATCCTTAACTACTTTGAAACCACATCTGGAACATATCTGAGATGTATTCTTAGGATCAACTAACACTACTCTAGAACCGGCACTTTCAGCCTTGAACTGAGTTAGTCTTAGAAACTTATTCCAAGAGGCATCCATTATGTTTCTGCTTAGGGATTTAGTGCCGTTTTCAAGCATTGATTTAGTATCTAAATCCTCAAAACATATTAAACCGTAGTTATTCACCAAAACTTTGGATTCTTGATGAGCAAAATTATCTCTTCTAAAACCTGTTCTCTCATGAATACGTTGAACGACTTTTAAATGTTTGATGTATTCTCTAGAACCTTTCTTCGCTTTAGAAAGTTTCTGTTGCACTCGTTTAAGGTTCTCTTGTTCTTCTTTAAAGAAGAATGGATACTCAATAGTGTTTCCGTCTGAAAGAGTAGCAAAAGTTTTAATACCCATATCTATTCCAACGGCCCGCATGATTCCATCGTGCTTAAGCACGGCTTCGCCGTGCAAGCCGTTAGGCTGAATCTCGTTTAAAGAATCCTTTACAACAGAGAAACAAGTATACCACTTATTTCTAATAGTGCGCTGAATTGTAAGTCTCTTTATGGTTCCTTCAATCTCGCGATGGTACTTAATCTTAACATTTCCTATCTTAGAAAGGTATAATTCCTTGGATTCTAAAATCTTGAACCCATACTGAGGATAAGTAAAAGAATCGTAGTAACCCTTTCCTTTGAATCTTGGGTATCCAGGATTCTCATGGTTTTTAACACGCCTGAAGAATCCTTGGAAAGCGAGATCTACCCGTTCTTGGACATTCTGAAGGACTTGGGCATTTACCTCTCTTAGGAACGGGTGTTCGTCTTTCCAAGATGTTAGATATTTATGAGTATCATACTTGGAAAGAGACAGTTGATTTTTCTCATATGATTCTTTCCTAAGACTTAAAGTTTGATTATAAACCCACCTACAAGTATCCAAAGTGTTATTTAGTTTAGAAATTTGATCCTTTGAAGGATATATTCTAAATTTATAAGTGGATTTCATTTCAAACCTTATTATGTAATTCTTAGTATTTAAATGTTTCGCTTAGGAACCGAAAAAGTTTAAGTACTATGAAAGATATAATATGGGTGTTTTAGATTCGGTCTTGAGATGGAATTGTATATTTATCAGTAATTACTCCCAATGTCCAAACTTCGACAGTCCACGTATTTCCGAGAAATACTTTATAACAAGTGTCGTGAAATCCGCTATAAGGGAGCCTTGATCTTGTAAGTCTGTCGTTTTGCGCTCCTGTGATCCATCCAAAATGAAAAACAACTGCCGACAGAGAATGCAACCACAAAGAGTCTTCTTCCAACACACATTGGTAAAGACTACAAAAGAAATCCTTTATAAGTTCTGGAATATTGTTCCAAGTCACTTCAAGTTCATGAGCATTTAATTTATCTAAAAATATTACATTACATGGCATCTAAAACACCTCCGTTATTTTTTAAGCAAAGAACCACAAACGGCCTCCTCACGAAAGCGTTAAACTGCTCTGCGGCCATGAGAGCAGTCATTGCTCTGGCGTGAGGATTGGTTTTGTAGATCTCTTCTAGGTCGGTTGAGTAGAGGGAGCCTAGTGCGTAGGGACCGCCTCCACCAATGGCTTCATAGGGAAGAGTGTTTTCTAATACCGCTAGGTCTGTAGAAATTCTAAAAAGTCTTCCTCGATAACCTATCAGTAATTCGGAATTCGGGATCTCTTTAAGATTGTTTTCTTCTTCTAAGATATTTTCCTTCTCAAGAAGATCCTTAAATTCCGGCATAAAAACCGTCCGTATGTACTTTAAAGGTCCAAATTTCAGGTCTTTAACCCATTTGTCATTTGGGGGTTCAAAACAATCAATTACGTCTCCTAGAAGAGATCTTCCACAAGAACCAATTAGAATATTTTCTTTTTGAAAAATCTTTGGTTCCCTAGAAATATAAACATCATCCTCAAAAGAGGTCATAGAATCCGCGCCCATCCAGACATTCTTTTCTGGGTCGATTAGGCCGACTATACAGGTCATGAAACCACCTCGCCCGCTGAGAAACGCGGGCTAATCCTTCAGTCGCTAACGCTCCTTTCGGCTTCGCTCACTACGGCTATCCAATGTAATTACTTGTATCCTCAATAGTCTTCTTTTCCTGTTCCTGTTTTACCTTCTGCAATTCTATCTCTCTTGCCTGAGAAATTTCTATTAGGAAGCTAATAATCATCATGGACCCAAAAAGAATCTTCTCTTTTGAGTTTAGTTTCCTGGATTTCACAAGACTATTATATGTATCCAAAATCTCCTGGTTTGTTTTCCCGCGAGTTTGGTCCACAAAGTCGTTACAGAAATTGCTTATCTTCAGCATTTCTTTTTCGCCAAAGCCGTTTATTCCACCAACATAGGCAAGGGCGATTACCATATCATTTGGAGTTAGGTTCATAGTTATTTCTCCATTAACGGATTTATTTCAAATTCTTTGCATCCTTCACAATCTAATTCTTTGGGATATCCTTTCTTGAGCTTTATACAAGCAGCATCTTCCAGATAGGTATGATCCCAATCAGATCTGAAGGCAATATGTTTACAGTTTTCTTGACGCATTTTAATCCCCTTGAAATTTCTTGTAAAGCTTATCCCTACATTCCTCAGAGCATATTGTGAATCCAAACAACAAATCAGTCCATTCGGTATAATCTTTACATATAAAACATGGAAGTTTTATTTCAGACTTAAAAATATTAAGTTCGGGTTCGTCCCATGTCTGAGAATTTAAATATTTGTTGTGGTATTTCATATTCATTCCTCGTCGCACTTATGATCTATGTAAGTAAACACATCTATACATTTATTTGATTTCGCTTGTCTTTTTGCCTTAAATTCACAAGCTCCGCTGCAATCCCATTCTGGTCCGCCCCAATATTCACAAAGCCTACATGTTTGCTCTTCACGACATTTAAACTTCATATCTATTCCTCGTCACAAGTATGATAACTCCAAGTCCCATAATTTATTTCGCCGCGAGATTTCTTAATTGTACAGTATCCAGCATATGGGTCTACAGATCTTCGCCAATAGTTACAGAATTCACATATAGGTTCTATTGGGATTTGAGAGAATTTCATTTCGTCCACCACCAAGGCTCTTGGTTTGTTGGCCCGACCCATGATTCTCCCACAGAGAGATTCATGTCTGGATTAAAGATAAGACGATGTTTTCTTCCACAATCGCATATGACCATCAAAGTGTATTTGTTTTCAGATAGGATTTTCATTCTAATTCTCCAGACCAACTTATATTTCTAAACCCATATTTCTCTAATTCCTTCATACAATTCTCACATGGTTTCGCGAGCAAATTTCCTTTTCGATAAACATAAATATTAGCCCCATAGAGTTCGCGACGGTCGCAGCCCGCAATCGCATCCATTTCTGAGTGAATAGAACACTTTAATGGAACTTTGCTTCTCTTTCCAATCGTGAGCCATTTGTTATAGCCGATGTTGATTATATGACCCTTTTTATTGTAGATTATACAGGAAAGTTTATGTTTCATTTGTGACTTAAGGCAAATTTTCTGAGCAAGGGATATAACATGTGGTGGAATATGCTTCGATAATCTCACTTCCTCTTATCCAATTCCTGTATTGCTCTTACGGCGAAGACAGATGCAACTAAAACAAGTTCTCCCTCTAGTTTTAACATGGTTTCTTGAAGTTCTACCTTTTGTCTCGCTAAGTTTTGAAGCTTAGAATCTAGTTCGTCCAAGGTCATATCAAGTTCTGGAATACGAATTAAGTCCATTTTTAAATTCTCCTTAAAAGAGTGGATATTAGATTAACGGTGGTTTTGGTATTTAAGGTTTTGGATTTAAAAAATAAATAAAATTAACTCCATTCATCTTCTAAATCCGTCTGACCCAGAGCTTTATCAACTTCTTCCTCTGAGTTAAAATCTCCTACGATAATTGCCTCGGAAATTTCTTCTTCTTCTAGCGCCCCATCTGTCGGTTTGGAAATCATTACCCAATCTGTATTTCTATGAGAGCTAAACTTGAGTTCGATTCCATATAGTTTTTTAAGGTCTGGCTTCATTTTACGAAGCTTTGAAAACAAGATGTTTGCGTTTCTTGGAAGTTCTTTATTTCCAAAATCTCCATGTCTCTTTTCGATCCAAGAGGTAAAGCATTTGTCAAAAATGCGATTCTTGCTGATCCCCCATCCTTTATTACCACTGAAGTCGGAAGACCCATACTTGCGACTGAAATAGAAAATGAATTGGGAAAGTGGTTCCGCGTCTATCGAACCTTGTGAGAGTATTCCTTGATTCCTTGCATACACTTTGTTAAAATCACATTTAAAATTTAACTCTTTTGCTAAATACTTTCCCATTGAAGCAAACACGGTCATTCTAAAGTCAGATCTTTCACCTGTTTTAGGCTTACCATCGCGAAGATATCCTTTTAGAAGAGCAAAGGCAGATCCTAAAAATTTGGATTTTTCGAGTTCGAAAGTTTCGTCTAAAAAATCTATATCTATATACTTCCCATCTGGACGATCCAATTCTATACAAACTGTTCTTTCTGACGCATCTAAAGACTCAACATTGAAAATTTCTCTGTTAATACTTGTCAAAATGATTCTTGTACGAATTGAAATGTACAAAGATTCATTTGTAGTGTATAAAAGCCTCGTCTGAGTGTGCCCCGACGTGACTGCTTGGCATAGCAAATTTCCAGTGTTTAAGTTAATATGACTTATGTTATCCAAAACCGCCAAAGCTGTGTGAGATAACTGATGAGTCAGTTTATCTAAATCATTCGGAGCATACACTAATGTTTCTGGTCCAAATTTACCGCCCGATACAGGATCTATAATCCTTTTTATTTTCTTAGCAGCCTCGGTTTTTCCAGATCCTCTAGTACCACAGAGAAGTAAAATTGGATACTGAGCATTTGGCAAAAAGCATGTTAAAATCCAAGTTAGAACTAAAAGCTTCTTCTCTTCTCCTTCGATATTAATATAATCAAATATTTTTAATATATCTTCTTTTTTATAACTTGAAGGAGGGGCTTGGGCATCTTGGATAGCCTCTCTTACAAATACTATATCAGATTCAGGAAGAATCTCAAGAGAATTTGCAGTAATCTTTGTGTATGTATTATCTCCCATATCGTAGTATATATTACTGCTATCTCCTCCTATACGCCTCCAAATATTTACCCTGGCCGCCTTCGCTTTTGCTTCTCCGTTCATCCATTTTGTCACATATTTGAGATCTATATCTGGAACTTTCTTACCCAACTTCTTTTCTGCCGTTCTATTGATCCAATATTGAGCTATATCTGAGTTTATGGGGAATATATTTTGTGAAATTCCAAACTCAGTATCTAACTCTTTGACGTAATAAAAAGTATTTTCATTATAATCTTTCAACAAATTTGTCTTTTCACTTACCAATTCGATGAGCTTATCCTTAAATGTCGTTCCGACTCTTGCGGCTCCTGGATATTGTTGCAAGACCTGTTCTTCGGATTGGCCGGTAGCCAAAGAAAGGAGCTTTATTATATTTCCTTTTGCGCCACATCCGTAGCATATAAAACCATCTTCGTAAATCGTGAAAGATGCATTATTATCAACATGACCCTCTATGGGGCATCTAACCTGTATATATCCGTGGCCGCGCCGAACGATATTCCAGGTGTTGTGATTTTGAACCCAATCGATACCGTTTACTGGAATGTTTTCTTTTGGTTTTTTAATCTCTGGTAATAGTTTCTTGAGGGTGGCTACAATATCTGTTACCTCTTCGGGAGATTCAAAAGATAACCAGCGACGAATCCAAGGGTTCCCTTTGTCTTTCCCTTTTTTACCTTCCAACTCTTCCTGTTCCTCGCGGGCTATTTCTTCAGGAGTAAGGTCTTGGGAAGGAAGAACTGAATAACCATTTAACCCTCTTATATCTACGGGAAGCCCCGATAATCCTGCAAAAGATTTGGGTACAACAGAACTTTTTACAAAGAGTCCGATCCCTCCACTGGGCGTACGGGCCACCATGTTTTTAAAAGTACCCGCCAGATAGCGGTCATAGATGTTGGGGTCATCAATATCACAAAGGACCAGATTGTCAAAGCCGGTGAGTACTGCGAAGTCTGCTCGCGCGTAGGTCGCAAACCAAGAGAGCATTTCAGATTCTTCCGGTTTTTTATCTTTATAATTTCCCCACTTAATATAAGGAATCTTCTCTATTGACTCCAAAGTTTTAGGGTCAACAGATCCCGGTTCGTGAACGGGAATCAGCCCAAAGCCCATTTCTAAGTATTTCTGAAATAATGAAGAATCTGCCATTTATGATCACTTAACCAAAATCGACAACAAACTAAGAATATCTTTGTTTATTAATAAACCTTTCGGTTCATGAATTAAATAATATAGAAAAGTTTATATAGTATGAGATATTTATTATATTATAGAATCTTTTCTATATGGTGTTTAGAATGAAACAACAAAGAGTTCAGACTATTTTGTTTACCTTCAAGCTCTCAAAGAGTTTGCGCGAGACTTTAGAAGAAATGTCGATTGCAGATGGAATCACAACTGCGGCTTTTCTGAGAAAATTGATTGAGAAAGAACAACAAAAGAGGGGAATAGAATGAGCGGGTCTGAAAAAGATCTGCGGTATAGAGATAAAGAATGGTTGAAGGAACAAATTGAGGTTTTAGGAAAAAGCTATGCACAAATTGGAAGAGAGTGTGGGGTTTGCTATACAACCATATCTTATTGGTATGATGATTCACAGAAGCAATATCGGCAGAATAATAAAGAACATTTTAACAATTATTTTAAGATTTATAGAAAAAATAATAAAGAACGCCTAAAAGGGCACGCCAGAAAATACGCAAGAAATAATTCAGAAGCGATAAGTAAAAGAAGAAGAGAATATACTCAAAATATTAAAAAGGCTGCTTTTGAAGTTTTAGGCGGCTGTAAATGTCAGTTATGTGATATAACCGATACGGATCTACTCACAATAGATCATATAGATTCAGCTGGTTATTTAGATGAGAAATCTGGATTTGGGGGAAGAAAATTATACATTTCTGTTGCGCGAGGAACTTATCCAAAAGAAAAACTATCAAATCTCAGAGTTCTCTGCTGGAATCATAATGATGGCAGACAAAAAGAATATTTAGATATCCCACCCGAATTACAAACTACTATTCAAAAATATTATACTAGACTTTGGAACCAAGCTTTTAGCTTATTTGGCGGTTGTCCTTGCGAAATCACGGAGTTAAAATTTCTTCAAGTATCGCACAAAAATGATGATGGCAACAAGAAAAGAAAGAAGGGGGAACATACTGGGGTGCGTTTACTTATGGATTTCAACAAAATAGGTTGGCCCAAATCCTTAAAAGAAGACTATTGTTTAGAGTGCGCAAACTGCAATTGTGGTAGAAGAATTAAAAAGGAGCGAAGCAAACAGACAGGTGTTCTTTAAATAATCTTATACTCCATAATTTCAACCGTCCTCCCAAAACCTTTATATCTTAAACCAGATAATCTACTCATATGCCCAAATACGTAGTTGACATCCCAATAGCAGGATACGTAAGCCTAGAAATCGAAGCCGACAGTAAAGAAGAAGCAATAGATAAAGCATTCGCGCAAGGATTTGAAGATGAAGATATCATGGAACTAGAAATGTATGAGCACATTACAGAAGGAAATGTCTGTAGTGCTCCACTAAATGATCTACATATCGAAGAAGGAAGTTTGTATTCCGAGGATTAACTATTTATCCTAAGCCAGATAATCTCCATATATGCAATCCACCGAAAAACCCAAAGAATCTTCTGCTCCAAGGCGATGTGCCCGTTGCAGAAGGAAAATAACTAAGATTTTCGGCGGTAGGTATGGCAGAGTTTGCTGGGAGAAAATTAGGAGAGATTGAAAGAACCAATATCTTTAAATACTTTAACATATCTTTTCTAAATAAGTCTCTTTTCAGGTGATTAAGAAATGCAACCTATTTTAAAACTAGAAGAAATACTTTGGGAAATTACACCCAAGTGTAACAAAAACTGTAAGTACTGCGGCTCTAAGGATATAACTAAAAATGAACCTTTGTCAGACGACCAAGTTCTAAAAATCGCAGAACGAATCGTTGAATATAAAGTGAATGAAGTGACTCTTACGGGAGGAGAACCTTCGACTCTATCAGATGAGTTGTTATCTCAAGTAATAGAGATACTAGATAATTCGGGATGTAAGGTTAAAATTATATCAAACGGTGGAATATTTGATAAATTTATTCCTTGGGATAAAGTTTACTGCATTGGATTATCGGTTAATTTCCCTTCAGACTATAAAGAAGACCACGTTGTTACGACAACAGAATATTGCGATAATATAACCATAGTTACAAACTTCGGGTCTCACAATATCTGGGAATTTGATAAACTGGCGGAAATCGCGAAGAACTTTAAGCTCTGGCAGATTCAGCTTACTATGGGATCAGAATATCAACTTTTGGCAGATGGAATTAAGTATCTTAGAGACAAGATACGAAGCCTGAAGAATGTAAGTTATGTTCTCGCGGACAATCTACAGTCTGAACACACGTGTTCTGCTGGAATAAGATCTTGTTCTATTCTCTATAATGGAGATGTAATTACCTGTCTGTCGGAGAGGTCTTACAATTCAACTGGTCTATATACTTGGGGAAATCTGCTCAAAGAATCTCTTGCGAATATCTGGGAACCTGGATTTAGGAATATAAGGTTTGGCCCATGTGATAGAAAATGTTGTCGCGATTTTATTGAGTATCCCAGTGATGAGAAGGTAGAGACTAAGAAGTTGGTTCCCGAAAAGGTTGATGGAACAACAAGAGAGATTCTTGAAAAGGTCGTCCCTATAACAAATCCAGAGGATTTTGGGTCCGAGAAGGATGATACAGATCCTTGGTCGCAACCTTATGAGGTAAGTGCATACGCGGTTCAGCCGTTTACTACGTCTCCATCTACTATTCCCAGAAGGCGAAGATGGACATCTGGCGGGTCTAATGTGATGTCCTATTGTGTGACAAGTCGCGAGGAAGCGGAAAGTATAAATACCAAGAAGGATTAAGTATATTCTTCAGTGGAGGCAAGCTAACTCCGCAGATAAAACGTCGGAAACGAATTAATTCGTTTCCGGTTCATAGTTATCAAAAGATAACCCAGATATTGGCATTGATTCCACCTCTGGAATATGATTTGCTGACCCAACGTTTTAGATTGGGATCTGGTGTCCAAAGAGTTTGCCAGCATCTAATAACTGGAGTCCAAACCTTGCTGTGTATGGACGCGGGTTGCAGCCCAGAGTAAGCGAATATCAGAAACTCAACCACCAAAAATATGCTACATAGTTGAGATCGATATAGCTGAAAGAAGGTTAACAGTTCAAAATTTATCGGGCATGTCACTAATTGGATAAGTAGCGAGTCGCAAAACTTTAGTTTTGCTCTAACACGACCGATGTCGTGTGTTCCAAAACTCGCGATGTGGGTTCAAATCCTACCTTGCCCATGATATCTATGTACGGATACGTTACCATCATCTTCAGTGAAGATATAGGAATTAAAGCACATTTTAAAGAAAATGAATTACAGGAGTTGTCTTTTGTAGGATATTATAAACTTGAAGGACAGAAAGATTGGGCCCCTGTAGAAATTCCAATGGAGGAAATGTTTGATAAGAGTTGAAGTAGGAAAATCTTATCATGTCTCACACCCTCCGCAACTCAGGCCACGCGAGATTAAACAAATTCTCCGCGTGCCGACATTGTTTGACTTGGAAAATTCGTAGATTCCTTCGCGAAAGAAGAGATAATTTTAAAAGATATTACGCTCAGGAGATTATAAATGAAAATTTCTGACCTCAAAAATAATGAAACCCAGATGGAAGAGCTAAAAACTCAAAGAGAATCCGTTATTGTGGATTTAATAGACAAAAGTTTGGCAAAAGCTATCTACTACATTCATGGAGAAGATGGGCTTTATACGGATATTACTATTTCCGCAAGGATTGTAACATCTGAGGACTCGAAGTTCATAGAAAATCTTCATTATATGAAAACTGGACCTAATGAAGAACCAATATTTGTAGGATTTTCTGGAGAAGTAATCACTTCTGTTAAAAATGACGTAAAAGTTCTCAGATTGAATATGTATGTCACTGGATTAAAGATTGTTCCGTATAAAACTTCTTCGGGAGAGCAAAGTTTTAAGTAGTAATAATTACCTAATAATTACTTATGCCAAAGATCAACGAGGACTTAGACGACGAAGCACACAATATACTCAAAGATTACAAGATACAAGAGAGACATTCAAACCAAGGGAGGGCACTGAACGCATTAATCAAGGACTACCCGAAACTGATGGTAGAGATAGAACGGTTGAAGGACGAAATAGAGCGGTTAAAGAGGGAAAAGACATGAAAGCCATACCAATAATATTAATACTCCTGCTATTAATGACAACAGCGACCGCAGCAATACGTCTTCCATATGACACAAAGGGAAACCCTTTGGTGGTAAAAGGTTTCGTTGGAAATCTAAGTGATGATGGGCTAACATTTATCGCCTGGCAGGAAAGCGGAAATTATAGCGTGGTTGTGGCTCTAACCAGGAATGGCACAATCACAGAAACGCGGGCGATGAGAGCAAATTCGAACGGGATGGCTATATTTAATGATTTTAATTCGACACTGAGGTATGAAAATGCAAGCATATAGAATAGTGTTGCTGCTGATACTGGCAGCAGGTATAGCGGTAGGAATACCAACGACGATGGCATATACAGATCCATTGTTGGAGGGAGACAACTATTGGGGAGATAACAACAATCTAGTAACCTGGCAAGACGTATTCATGAACTCGGAGATGGTAGTCGGAGACGATGGTTCAATATTCTTCACAGATACCACAAGCCAGCAGACTACGGATAATCTTGATGGGATTCAGAGCGTTTACAACGATTTCTATGACCCGATGATGTCAGATTGGTTCAGCATGGATTATGACCTACTATTCACCCTAAACACGAATGTAGAAAACTGGCAAGAGCCTGATATGGACGCCGTGTACGATGGGATATTGAGGGATAGTTGGGGGTTGATGTGAGGAAGGATTTTGGAGGCATAGATCTATCCTTTGGCTAGGCGGGGTTGCCTAGTTTTATTTATTTTTTTTGGGCGCGAAAGTTGGTTTTCATAGCAAGTTCGATTCTTGCCGCGCCCGTATATGACCAAAACGCGAAGAACCTACAATAAAGAACCCATCATTGGCGGCCCAGGTTTTAAGGGATGGATTAAGAGCCAAAAACTTACTGCCGAAGATCTCAAGGAGCTGGAGTATAAATACACAAAATGGTTCCTTCCTTGGATCGGATACCATCCCTATAAACAAACCGAGGGTCATTGCAAATGCTCTTGGTGTACCCAGAGCAGGTTAAACACCAGAAAGAAACCCCTCAAAGGCGGCAAAAGAGGAAGATTAGATAGAAAAGAGGAACTTCGAGAAACACTAAGCCACGAAACCTTAACTAATTGGGAAGATATTCAAGAACCCGTAAGTTATTTTTATTCTATGTATTTAGATTTCTTTGAGTGGCTATATGGTGAGTAAAATGTATGTTGAATTGTTTGGTAAGAGTTGGGTAGTGTTGTTATGACCGATTTCAAATGCGTTTGCGGAGAATGTAAAAATACAGTTTCTTTTAGCCCCGCAGATAAAGATGCGGGAACCTTTGAAGTTCTCGTTTGGAGAGAAAGAGATCAACATTGGACAAGTGTCCTTCTCTCGCACGAGGATGTTGTGAGGTTGATTGGGGAACTGAAGGATTTGATTAGTTAAATTTAAATAGTTAAAGAATATTATATTTATTTAATGACCTCAATGGAAAACGAGATTGCGAAATCTCTAAACTTTTTTTATAAAGAAAATAACATTAAAGCCCTCTGCTACCGTTTGTTTCAATCACAATATTCTAAAGGGCAATGGGCGGACATTCTAAGCGACAGCGCGGACAAAAAATACTACTACTTTCTAGAATGTAAATCTATCAATACTGCAAAATATGGTACACTAAATTTTCGTTCAAGATTCTCAGAATCAGAAGGTGTGCATCAAATTGACAAAGAACATTTTTTCCTAGATTTTTCAGGGCGCAAGGGATACCTCGTAGTTGAGTGCAGAGAGGGAGTAGGGAAGAAAAGAATCTCTTATTTTGTTCCTTTTTTAGATGTTTACGAAAAGTATAAATCCGAAGAGAGATCCTTTAAGGTTAAGGAAATTATGACATATCCGAAATGTGTTCGGGTTAAAGGGAAATATGAGATTAATGAGGAGATATTTGAATGAGCGACCATTGTAGACGCTGCGGCGAGGAATATGAGGATTGCAGGTGTTTTGGACGGAATCCAATTCAAAATAGAAATTATAAAGAAGCGATTAAACAATTAGAAAAGCGGATCAAAAGGCTTGAGGAAATGATAGGTGACGATAGATGAGATATCCTTGCGGCAAATGTTCTGATATAGGATATTGCGACGAACTCTCTCTGAGTGGAAATGTAAGAAGCATGGAGTACTTCTAGGTTACTCTATATCGCCATATAAATGCCACCAATGTGATATAATAGGTATAAACGGAGATGATCGTCGGGTAAAGGATATGTTCTCCCATTTGAATGGATGTGATCGTATTGAGTAAAATGTTAACCTTTTCTAAAGACACAATTTACGAACCAACAAAACAAGATCTTCTAAGACTTCTCCAAGATTGTAACACCCACGGAAAACATCCTCCAGCGTTAGGTTTCGTTGCCTGGATGTTAGGTGTTTCTGTGGCGGAGATTGAGAGAATGATTTCTGAGATGGAGGGTATTGAGATTAGGGAGTCGAGGGTGTATTTAGATGAATGAATCAGAAGTTAAGTGGAGGAAGACGGTCTCCGAGATGAATAATTTAATAAGCAAAATATTTGAATTAGAGCAGAGCATCATTTCTCTCAATTTTGCCATTGGTCTTCTCAAGAATAGAATGAGAGCACCTTCAAGTCAACTTCAATTAGTATTAGCAATCCAATGTTCTATTAATGTCTTAGAAGAACATAAGAAAGAGATGTTATCTGAGAAAGAAGGATTCCAAAAGAAATATGACGACCACCAACTTTTTATAGAATGAGAGATATTTAACATCCTAGAGGTAATGTTTTATGAAAACAATAATTCTATTACTCGCGGCACTTGCAATTCTTGCGGGCGGCAGTGGTGGACAGGTCGATGAGAAAACAAAATTCGCGATTGGAGAAGATGGAATAGTTTCTCTATCTGGACTGCAAGCTTCTGTATTCGATGAGCCTTATTTTATGAGCATGAAACCTGTTGATGCAGTCGGTTCTGTGTATACGCCGTCCATTTACGCATTTTTAAATAGCGGTAAAGACTTGGGAAAGCCCATAAATGTTTCTAAACCTATTTTGTACGTAGGGTCTGTTAATCCCTACCTTTAATTTCTTTTTTTAAATTCCGCAAATAGGTCCATTCTGTAAATTAGACCAATTTGTTTCTTCAATTAAAACATGGATGTATTCAGAGATTTCTAGATCTTTGCTCCACATATTTTCTTGATAAGCAATCCAACAGAACCATTCTAGATCTGTCATTTTTAAATCTCCGTGATATTATCTATCATCACTTTTAATATTTAAAACTTTCGGTTAATTCTAGCGAAACATTTAAATACTAATAGTTTATATTATTATAAAAATAATTTTATTTGGTGTTAACTATGTCAGATACTGTTATGGTTGGGTTTCGGATGAAACCAGAAACCCGAAAAATGCTTTCTAAACTTTCAGATTTTAATGAACTCTCTGAAGCCGCGTTTTTAAGGCAAATAATTAAAGAAAAATACAGAGAAACGTTTCCTTTTCCAGAGTTGGTTATATGAGTGGTTTTAAGAAAGAAGAACCTCTTTATCGAGATAAAGAATGGTTGGATTATCAATTAAATGTTTTGAAAAAGAACCAAAGACAAGTTGCAAAAGAGTGTGGAGTGGGTAAGTCTACAATATCTTATTGGAGCGATGAACACAATAGAAAAAGACAAAAAGAATATCGGGAAGAAAACAAGCATAAAATAAAAGAATATCAAGAAAGTTATTATAAAGAAAATAGAGAAAAAATAAAAGAACAGAAAGAAAAAAATAAATATAAAGTAAAAGAATATCGAAAAAACATAAAGATTCAGGTATTAAATGTTCTTGGAGGCTGTAAATGTAGTCTTTGTGATGTGACCAACGTGGACTTTCTGTCAATAGATCATATCGATAAAACAGGACACCTAGATAGGAAAGACGGATTATATAGTATATCTTTATATTCTGCAATTTTAAATAAGATTTATCCACAAGAAAAATTATCTAATTTAAGGGTATTGTGTTATAATCATAATCTTGGAAGGACAAAAGAATATTTAGATTTTCCACCCACCCTCCAGACAAGACAACAAAGACGACAAACTAAATTTTGGAAGATGGCATTTGATTTCTTCGGTCCTTGCCCTTGTGGAATATCAGAACTAAAATTTTTAACAATCTCCCACATTCACAACGATGGGGCGGAGCAAAGAAAAAACGGAGAAAAGACTGGAATCAGATTATTAGAAAGATTCTACCAACAAGGTTGGCCCGAAACTCTGAAAGAAGATTACAGATTAGAATGTGCTAACTGCAACCTTAGTAAAAAATATGTAGTATAATTAGACTTTATCTCATAGATAAACCCAATCTTTAGAACTAATTTCAGTTACGTTTGTGTTGTTTAACTCAGACAAATTAAGCTCAAGGAGATAATTTGTCTCTTTTATGCTCACTGGGATCGGCTCAATTGTTTTACTGAAATTTATGAGTCCAGTTGGTATTCCGACGCTCTTTTCCTGAGTAACACCAAGAGATTCAGTATTATAATGACCAAAACTAGGAATAACTATCGGTTTCCAGGAAGATAAATGATTCATAGAACCATCTATCTCTCCAAGAGCCCCTTCATCCGTCCAAGAAAGATCCACTTTTTCGGGTGCTAATCCTTTATGGTTCTTAACAATCTCATCTGGCTTCAGTGCGATTGGAGCAGCAAGAGAAACAGAAATTAGAGAAACCAAAAGGAGGATAGTTAAAAGAAGTCTCACTTTCTCACCTTCTTCTTGCCGAGAGTGGACAGATCCACATCATCATCTCTCTCATCTGCGGCAGCATTTGACCTCATATATTCCAGAGCCAAATCTGGGTCAAGTCCAAATGAGAGCATCCATTCAGTCTTAGTTAACTCGTCGCCATTATCAGGACTAATGTACTTATATCCAGTAAATTTGTTTCCTATCTTGCCCGCTGGTAGCCTGAACTCAAACCCATCCGGTAAGAGACAACCACACGCTTGATCTCCAAAACCAGCATTAGGATCTTCAGGGGTATTTATTGCGCCACAAGAGGGGCACACATATTTCTTCAATTCTTTTTCGGTTTCTACAATTTTAGAACAATTTGCACATTTCAGCTTTCTCACTTCTCATCACCCTTCAAAACATATCATAACTCGGAATGTCTCCGCAATTACACTTAAACCGAATTCCTGAGCCGCAACAAACCTGACATATCTCGTTCATTCCTGTTACCAGATTAAGTTGCCATCCCTTATTTTCACAAGCTTCACATACAACTATTTTACATTCATCTTCTGAGGAACAACACTTTTCATCAGAACAACATCCATCTTCACTCATCTTTTATCACCTTTTTACCAAAATTATCTACAATTTTCTTCCAACTTTCGTATGCTACACTACATCTTTTGATCCTTTCCAAATACTCCAAATATTTAAATCCAGAATTCAAATCATCACGACATTGCTCGGATGAAACACCATCCAACTCTTCGTTCCGTAATCAAAATATTTCCTCACATTAGGCGCAAACCAGATTACGTTTACCACAAAACCAGAATCGTCTTTTGCTAAACCCACAGGCAGATTCGGAAACTTCGCAATCAGTGCGTTTCTAACCGCCTCACTTGCCGCGCGGGAATCGTTGGTGTTGAATTCTAGAGAATCCAAGATCTGATTTACAGCGAGGAGAGAGGAGAATTGATATTCCTTTTCTGGAGCGCGAATTATGGTTACGTTTTTAGGGAATTCGAGCTGTCCATAGAAACGAGCAGATTTCTTGCTGGGGATAAATTCTCTTTCTTCGTCTGGAGAGAAAGGAGTTAAATCAAAAGGTTCATACTTTGCTCCTTCTAGAGGTGGCAACTCGTTTGTATAGTTCCATTGGCCTTCCTCTGGATCTAAAGTCACATTTGAGCTTGTGGTTAAACCCTCGTAGTCTGTGCTGGTATTACTGCTGGAATCAGAATACAGGTTTGGATCAATAGATATAGAATCGAGAGGAATATCTGTGGAGGATTCTTTGAGTTTCTTTTTCATAATGAATTAATATATCTATTACTATAAAAAGATTTCGATGGATGGTTTCTTCTCTTTTAGTAGATTTTATTTCTCAATGAGGATAATTTCGATTGTTAGTTTCTCCGATTGGATTCTTATGAACAGTCATTGGGGCGTCCATTGTTCGCAGTGCGTGGTTTTACTGCTATTGGTTATCTGTGAAAAGCTCTTTTGGAGGGCAGAGCTACCTCGATAATCATGTACTTCCAGCCAAGATTCTATCCTAGAAGCACATCGATATCAGAGGGTCGATTTTGCTGTTTTATAACCGATATCGGTAGGCGTTGTTTTCTATTCCTATAGTCCTTGTTCTGCTTGATGTACCTGAATGGTAGGTGGCAAAAGTACACACTGATTAAGGCGATACATTGATATACTATGAGATACTAGTAGATGCTATGCCAAATATGAGAGATAGTATGAAGGGGCGGAAAGAGCCCCAACCGGGTGAGAGCAAAACGTTTCAGTCCCATCATGGGACTGACTCTCGCTGGATAACAGCGAGTACGGATCATGAGAGAATAGCCGGGGAGACATCCCTTCGAGTGGGATGGGACGATTGGGATAACTGGCTGAAAGCTCATCCAGGTTGCGTAATTGCCACCTGGTATGGGATAAACGATCAATATTACCAGTTCGTATCTTTCCAAGATGGGAAGATACAGCGATTCCGAGTTACCCCGCCAAATCAGGGGTGCCCATGGTGGCCACAGGAGCCAGCGACCCCGATAGAGACCATGCCTGACTGGGTTGTCCAGGCATTGATCGACCTCGGGGAGGTCACCACTCCAGAAATTGAGGAGGAGCGTGCGGTCGCGTCGCTCGTAACAATGCACGAATGCCATTTCCGAGGAATGGCGCTAGACATTTGTCTGACGCCCATCCTAGAGAAATTTGGGGGCAGGCAGTGATGGCGAAATACCCCATCCCAAAAACCTTCCAGATCTCCGAAGAGATGCAAAAATCCCTAGAGGATCTGGAGGAGATCAACGTGGCCGCCGTATGTCGCAAGGCCCTTCAAGCGGAGATAGATCTTCGCAAGAGGAAGCCATGAAGATCGTCGGCGTCCAGGAGAAACGCTGCCTCGACTGCGAGCATCACTTCCTCCAGTGGACCCACCTCCACAGAGGCATTAGAATGCCCACCCTAAAGCCCGACAAGATCCACGAGGTTGAACCAGAGGGCAGACCGTGCCCGAACTGTGGCAAGTCCGACATCGTGGACGCTGTGCCGAAAGAGGTCGAGCGGCCTGCGTATCAGATTCAGAAGGAGAGACCGAAGCGAAGGAAATCCTCGACTCTTCGGCATCTAGGACTTTAGTCTATTTTTTATTCTCCTTTTCTTATACTCCTATTTTCGCTATCTGCCGCATAGGGGCGCGCTCTAGGATCTATGTATTCCTATAATGATTGGAATGATCGACTTTGCTGAATAGTCATGTACTTTTGGACTTATGTTGTACGATGGTTATAAATATTATAAAGATTATAAGTTTTCTACATGGAGCCAAAAATAATAAGACGATTTGATGAGGTTCTGAACCTATCGGAGTGCGAAACAATAATCGCGGATGCTATAAACGAGAGCGCCGAAGTGCGTTTTATCAATTGCACCTTCTATCCGGATATAGAGGAGATCAATTTAAGGGATTTTAAATTGTATCCAGGGCAAGTATCCTTCGATAAGTGCATGTTTTTATCCGCGAAAAAGAAGTCGGATGAAAAGAAAATGATTTGGGTATATGCAGCGGATTACGACCGTCTCAAAGAATGTGCGGGGAAGCCAGGAGAATCAGTAGCAGATTGGTCAAAGCGGGCCTTGGATATCATAGAGTCGCAGAACGCTGCACTGAAGAGCCTAATGATATCACATAGGACTAATACGGAAGTTCTCAGCCAAAAATGATGAAATGAGGGACTTAGGAGAACTGGGGTTCTCCTTTTGCCCTATAGTGCCTTGTACCAAATCGTGAAATCATCCCCGCCTGTTATCGCCCCGCCCGTGCTCAAGTCGATCGTGTCATAAACATCTTCCACCGTATAACTTGCTGCGGGATAATTCGCACTGTTCTTTTTCACCTTAAACACATCCGCCGCGACATCAAGCGAGGTTGCCAAGCCAATCACATCATTGACACCGATATCAATCGTATCACCTGCACCAGTTCCTGTTCTGGCGGTCATGATGATAGATGTGATAGTGGCAAATGCTTCATTCGTGACACCTGACCAGCCAGAAGCTTCTGTGATCGTTTGTGTAACGGCAACGTCCTTCGCATTCACTCCAGTAAAAGTAATGGAGAATGCTGTTATCTGAGCATGCGCATCAAAGGCCCATACAAGCCGCCTCGGAACATCGGGTTGAGCATCCAGTGTAAAGGTGAGGGGTGTTGCCGCGCTCAGATCTTCATTTGATCTAATCGCAGTAGCCGATGCCGCTAATACACCTTGGAAATGCTCTGTCGAAACATCGGTAATATACGTTGCCGCGCCTTTTAGGCGAGGTGTGGCTCCAGTCAACCCCGAAAACTCACAATCCTTTATTGTTTGAACGGTGCCCACTGGGGCGGTAATTCCGTATTGCCCATCGTGAATTTTATTCCGCTTAAATGTATGTGATCCGGCTAATATATTGAATGCGTATCCTGTCGTCGGTACATCTATATCATTGTCAGAAATGTCTATTGCATTTGCAGATCCGACTGTTATCGCCGTCCCACCGCTTGCAATAATCGTATTGCGCCTGAGAGTTTTCAGCCCCAGGAGCGTTCCATCTGTGTAGACGAAGTTATTTCCGCCAATCGCTGTATTATCATCAATGTAAGCTTCTGTAATCGATGTTGTAGTATCGATATTGATCTGAGTTCCGGCCACTGCTATGAATTTGTTGCGTCGGATGAAGAGGCGATTGACTTTTCCAACTAGAGCAATATACCCCCTCCTGAATGTGTTCCCCTCGACGAATATATTGTCCCAGGACGTGCCGGCGCCGCCCTCTGTGGCGGCTGATCCTATGCACATGTTCTTAACATTGTCGGGCACAATAAATTCATTGTTACGAATATAAAGACCATCGATTGTGCAATCTCTCGCAGCGGTTTGCGTTGCCCTGATCCACAGAGGCCAACCTACGAATTTGTTGTCACGGATTGTATTGTTTCTGAATGTCGATCCAGCTGCATTGTAGATCAAGAACTTGGACGAAGCGCCGGTTTCCTCGAAGTAATTTTCCGATACAGTGTTGTTTTCAGTGATCGAAGCGGTTTCAACCGGCTCGGTCTCGAAGAAGATGCACCCCATCGGAGCAATGATGTTGTTGTTAGTGATGATGTTTCCCGAACTGCCGTGCTTGATCCAGATGCCCGTGTTGTTGATATTCGAAGACTTGAATTGGTTTGCATCAACGGTGTTGTTGTTTGACCAAAATATTAGATTATACGCCCCGCCGACATCGTAATTCAAACTGTTCGATGATTGGTTGCCACTCATCTCAGAGTTATCGGTGGAGTCGAATTCTATGCAGAAATTTTGCATCGAGTCGATGACATTCGAATTGACCTTGCAGTTGCTGTTTTTGGCAGCACCTTTGATGTAGTTATATAGTCCGATACCGAGAATTCCATCGTACAACTTATTTGACTCTATTCGAATGTCAGTGCATCCAACGGTAGCGCCAGCGTCTGATACTCCCATGTGAATAAGTACCAGATTATTAGCTGTTCCCGCCTGTCTGTTCCTGTAATTTCCATCTATAGACAGTCCCACGATCTCGATATCAGTATTCCCGTTTACCCAATCCGAATTTGTAAATATAGTTCGGCAAACATCTGTATCTGCGGCATTGAGCTGAATTTCGGGCCTATCGAGACCAATTATCTGCGTGTGGCTGGGAACAGCGATGCAATAATTCCATGATCCATACGCCATCGGGGCCTGAGACGATACTAGATATCGAACAAGTGGCTTGGGAACGATGGCAGGCCCCTTTCCAGCGGCGGCTGTTATGCATGCTTGGAATGCTGCTGTGTCATCGTGGACGCCATCCCCCACCGCGCCAAAATCGTGCACATTATATATGCGATATGCACCGCGTAGCACTCCCTGAATAAATTGTCCTGCGCTCATATTTCTCCCCCATAAGACACGCCTTCAGTAGATACTTCAGCATCTACATAGAGATCAGCGATATCCACAAAGAACCAGTCGAACCAGCCGCCCGGGGGTAAGATTATTCCCGTGATGCTGCTGACATCGTCAGCACCGTCATTGCCAACATACACATCTCCTGTATTATCGGCATTGGCAACCACTGTAACCCGCTTGAATACTTGGGTCGTTCCCAGGGCTTCCGCAGTACCTGCTGATGCCACTGCTTTCTGTCCACTCTTCGGGGTATTGCTCCCATCCAGGCACACGTACGGCGATCCGGGATCTCCCTCCGTTTGCGCCCCCTTCACCTTCTGCCATTTCGGATCTTCATCCGCATTCAGAATCTTCAAATTGCTATCTGCCATTCAAATCACCCGATACATTGAGTTATATTTATCCGAGAAATCCATCTTCCTGTTCACGTTATTGGGCGCGAAATTTGCATTCAATGCAGTCTTCGCGCATATCGGGCAGTCGAATGTGGTGCTAGTACCATCCATGTGGAAGGTTTCAACTTGGCAGCAGTTCTTGCAGGTGTAAGTGTAATCTCGCCCGTCTACTGACGCATTGTTATATTTTAGGCCACATTTTGAGCAGTGATGCTGGCCGAACATCAAATCTCACCAAACCAGGAGACACCTTCGCCGGAGACCGCAACATCTACAAATATCTTAGAGATATCTACATTGTGGAAAGTGGCAAATCCGCCCGCTGGAAGCTTGCCGCCCGTGGTACTTGATACATGATCAGTCCCGTCGTTACCAATATAGATGTTTCCGGTGTTGTCGCTGTTGGCAATCACTGTAACTTCCCTATAGACTTGGGATGCACCTAGAGCGACTTCTGTTCCCGCTGCGGCTACCGTTTGCTGACCCGAGCGGGGAGTTCTGCTGAGAGCACCGAGCTTCCCGTTCATCGCCGCCAAAGTCGATTCCGTAGCCGCGCCTGTGGGCAAAGGTAGGGTGGCTGGCGCTGCTGTGGACACCACATCCACCTGCCCATGACCGTCATCGTCCATGAGCCATTCTTTTACGACTCCGAGGACGGTCTTTCCTTTCAATAAACCAAAATAAGTCATATTAAATCACCTAAACAATAAACCAATTAATTCCGTTACTGGAAAGAGTCACAGAGTCGTACTGGTGAGTCAGAATAAGATCGGTAGCGCTGTCCTCAATGTTTTCTCCGTCGTAGGCTTCAATGTTAACAGCATGAGACGTACTATCTAGCTTTTTGATAATCACCGTCTTCTTGAGGGTCGGGTTTGGAAGAGTGACATCAATATCTGTTCCAACACAAGTAACCGCGATAATATAATCTCCCGCAGTTATTTGATAATTTGTTCCTCTTCCTAAATACGGCGTCTCTTCTTTTGCAAGGAGATCTGACAGGTCTGAACCATCGACCTGATCAGAATTTAAATTGGTAACTTTTGTGGTAGAGGTAACGGTGAGAGGCGCGGTTCCGATTGGAACATCTGAAGTAAAAGTTTCTGCCTGGATATCTATAGATCCAGCGTCCCAATCTGCGGTTAATCCAATTGTTCCGTCTTTAAGGAGAACGTCAGATTTTCCTATTTTATTCCAAGCAGACGAAGTATAGTAGTACCATTCATTATTCGTAGTATCGTGAAAATATGTCTCTTCCTTGGCAGTAGTAGGACGAGACGCCAAAGGTCCGTGAAGCGTGTACCTCGGACCTTGAAACGGAGCATTATATAATTTAGCCATACAAACAATTCTCCTTGTAAAGAGTATAGTTTAGAAGTTGTCTATATTAACAAAGTAATTTAAAAAAATTAATTAGATAAAATTAACTTCTTTTGCTTTCTCACACCTCTCCCCACAAGAAAACCTGCAAAAACATTTTCTACAAACCAACGGCTCTTCGTCAGAATTCAAACCACAATCAACTCCGTAGTGTTATTTCTTGGTGTGAAATTCAAGGTATTATCTAACAAAAAGACTCTATTCTTTTCCTGAATTTGAAGTTCCTGAGATAAACCGTCTGGGATGATTTCTGGAAGTTTAATTACAGATTCTACCGCGTTATTAATTGCTTCTGCGGATTTTGTTAAAATATCGGGATTGAGGATGAGAGGTTTGTCGTCTTCTGTGACTTCTATTCCCGTAAGATCGTCTACAAAAAGCCCTTCTTCGATCTCATCTTGAGCTATTGCAAAACCGAGAATAAAAGGAGTGATGAGGAGGAATTTTAGAATTACAGACAATCTCTTATATGAAGCCAGATACCAAGCAACCAGAGCGGAAGCCAGTAAGAACAGTATAACAGCAGCTAAAAATGAAATATCCATCTCAATCCCTCACGAAAATAATTTAGAAATATCAATATATTTAGAAACGAGAACTAAAACAGCAACAAGAACATTCACGGATATAACGACTCCTGTTCCTGTTTTATACCATCCCATTAGGAATTTAACCTCTTTACAAACTTGTTCAAACACCTTGGACTCATTAATACAATTTGTTTGGCAAACCGTAACTTTCTCCTTCAGATCAGAAATTTGTTTCGGAAGATCTTTTCTAGTTTCTTTATAATCTATAAATGATTGTTGGGTCCGTTGTAGTTCGTCCTTGAACGTTTTTAGTTCGTCCAAATCATCCTTTATATTCTGAATATCAGTCTTCAACTCGCCAATAGCGGTCAAAATCCGAGCCTCTGAGTCTTGCATAGGAAAACCTCAAAAAATTATGAGAAATAAGGCTCTAATTTTTCACTATCGATACACTCTAACATAGGTATTTGTGACAACCCTAGTGCAGCAAGGTTTGCTCGAACATTACTTATTACTCCAGATCGGCTCATAGTTGGAGAAAGTCTGAGTCTTCTTGTAAGCAGGTATGTAAAAATTCCGCGATATTGACCGTTTACCCGAACCTCGCTTGAAGTCTGAGTTTCACCACAGGCGCTTGATAAGATGTGGTTCATGGTAATATTACTGACTTTATGTCCTATCCTTCCAATTTTCACAACTTTCTTTTTAGGTCTAGAAAGCTGGATAGGAATATATTTTGAAGCAGAAGATTTTAAATCTATAGAATTAGTATCGATATCTACAAAACGGGTATTTGAATTTAGATCATTAAATAGTTTTGTGGAATCTCCTGAAAAGCAGGAGTCATGGATACACTCAACTAAAACTCCTTCTGGAATTCTTGTAAATATTTCAGCTAAATCATCATCACGAATGAAATTTCCGTTTGTGAAGTAGTCATAAGAAATCAAGCACTCATCATATTGATCGTCTGTTTCATCTCCATTATTATCTAAAATGTAAGATCCGTGGCCGCTAAAATACCACACCAATACATCTCCTGCGTGGCTTCCGTTTATAAGTGTGTTAAGTCCATTTAGAATATTGGGTTTGGTGGCGGAAGAGTCGAGAAGTTTGGTACACTGGAAATTCTTTCCTAGTAAATAGTTCTCTACATCAAGTACATCGTTGATGCAACCTCTAAGCGGAGATTGCATATAGGCATTGATTCCCGCAAGTAAAGCTTTATTTGTCATGGTGAGACCTCACAGATATTATAGTTGGAACGTTGCCTCACCAAGGCGCGGATAGCAAGCCTTAAATGGGATGCCGATCATATGCGCATGGCGAGGGAATTAGCGCGGTTGGATCGCGTTATGAACCTCGCTTTTAAATTCTGATTTAACTGTCTAAAGGCAAATTTAAGTTTGTTTTTAAAAAAATTAATTGAATAAAATTAAATTCAACCGAAAGATTTAAATATTAATAATTATTATATTATAACTACAAATTTTATATATGGTGTTTAATATGAAACAACTTGACAAAGAAACAGCTACTTTTATTTTCAAACTCTCTAAACATTTAAAAGATGAGTTAGAAAACATGGCTGACGACGATGAGACTTCCGCTTCCGCTCTTCTAAGGGGATTAATCAAGGAAGATATTAAGAGGAGGTCAAAAAGTGAGTGAAGAAAAACCTATTTATCAAAATAAAGAATGGTTGGATCTCCAAATTAATGTTTTTGGGAAAAGTCAGGGAGAAATAGCTAAGGAATGTGGAGTGTGTCAACAAACGATATCTAATTGGGATAATCCAAACTACAAAGAACACAAAAAAGAATACGATATAAAATATCGTGAAGAAAATAAAGAGCACAGGAAAGAATGTGGAAAAAAGTATTATAAGGAAAATAAAGAACATAATAAAGAATACGGGAAAAGGTATTATAATGAAAATAAAGATAAAATAAAAGAACACCATAAAAAATATCGCGAAGAAAATAAAATTCAAGTACTTGAAATCTTGGGTGGCTGTAAATGTTCTCTTTGTAATGTGACTAATCCCGATTATTTAACCGTAGACCATATCGATGAGACAGGATATATCGACAAGAAGAAGGGATATAGTGGACATTCCTTACGTCTAGCCGTTACTAATGATACTTATCCGAAAGATAAATTATCTAATCTGAGAGTTTTATGTTGGAATCATAATTTGGCGAGAAGAAGGGAATATTTGGATTTACCTTGGGAATTGCAAACTAAAAATCAAAGATACTCAGCTAAACTCTGGAAAGAAGCTTTTGAATTCTTTGGTGGTTGTCCATGTGGAATAACGGAATTAAAATTTTTAACTATCTCTCACATACATAACGATGGCGCGGAGCGGAGAAGAAATGGAGAGCGCAATAGTACGGCATTGCTCTCCAATTTTCGTCAACAAGGCTGGCCCGAATCTTTAAAAGAGGATTATAGACTTGAATGTGCAAACTGTAATTGTAGTAGAAAGGGAGAAGCTATAAGAAAAAGTCACAAACTTAGAAAGGCTTAAATACTTTCCCATATAATACTAAATTATGTCACACGAATTGAATATGGAACAAGTAAGAGACGAATTCCTGCAAAACCTGAGAAATCTATGTGAATTCTGGTCCGATCAAGTCCATGACAGAACTGAGAAAGAGAAACTATATGGACTGGCTCACTCAATCTTAGTTATGATAGACGGAAATTCGCTATGCTCGCCTCCTTTCATCCTAGCTCCAGACTATTCTGAAGAGGACAAGAAATTTTGTATTGAAGAAGGTTACGACTATTATTCCGTAAACAGAGATTCCAACGTAAAATGTAACATCGCGGGCGAACTTCATTACATGTTGTTCGAAACAGAAAACGAGGAGGCAACAAAAGAATGACTTTCCAACAATTTCTTGACATGATGCAGACTTTTATATCGCTTGGAATCATATATCTACTCATGGATACAAGAATTAGACTTCGGAAATTAGAAAAGCGATAGTCTATTTTTATCTTTTGTAATTTATTTCTAAGTCGCCTTAACAGTAAATATAAATACTATACCAAGTAATAAGTATTTAATGACACCTGAGCAGTTTGTTGATATGATTCAGAGTATAGCCATATTAGGAATCGGATATGTAATTTTTAAACTAAATAGAAGATTAGACGAATTAGAAGACGATGATCCTGAATAAATATCTATTTTGTTCTAAAAGGTCTTAGTTGATTAAAATGGTAACACCAATTATAGATATCGCTTACAGAAGATAAGGAGTATTTTAGCGTCCTAGCGTTAACTATAAATACGATGTCGGATAAGGAGATATTATGCCCATAACCATAAAAGCAAAACTAGAAGCCGCTGCCAAAGAAGGCGATTGGGGCGCAATTGAAAATTTGATCGATACTGGAATTCGCCACAAAGAAGCCAAACCTGAAGATTATCTTCGACATTGGTTAGAGATTGGAAGATGTTTTGGATATGCCACTAAAGATGGATCATGGGGCGAATTTGAGAAAGAATTTACAATTATCGTAACAAGGATGTTAAAAGCAGAAAAGAAGTTGGAAAAGGAATCTTCATGAAACAAAATTACATCGCTCTCGCGGCACTAATGATTCTGTTTCTCTGGATAGGATTCTTATCTTGGCAAATCCAAGGAGAAATTACACAAGAAACCAACACTCTAACTATCTATCACTACGAAAATGGAAGTCCGACAGTCGTATATGACTCCAGACTAGGGTACAGATTTATTTCTGAAGATATCAATAACGATTCACAAACCGCTCCTATCCTCCGCGCGATTAGTTCAGATACACTTGCTGGAAAGGATAGTGGGGTTTTGAAGGTGGAGGAGAAATAGAAATGAAACAACAAATAACAATTACAACCACCAAGGACATAGAAATCTGTGATTTCTGCAAGGAAAAAGAAGTAGAACATTGGGGAAACAGATACTGTGCTATCTGCGGGAAGTTTGCTTGTCATTCCTGTAGAGAGGAAATAATTGGGTTTAATGATGAAAGCGAGTATATTACATACGACGATGGGGGTCGGGAACCTCTAACAAGTCATCACACTCAATTCTGTAAATCTTGCGCAGAAAAGAATCCAGATTTAATAAGATTACACAAGAGGTTGGCAGCGAAAATAAAAGCTATTGACAAATTGATAAATGATGCAGAGGAATTAGGTGGAGAGTGCGACCGAGAATTTAGGATGGCGAAGAAAGGAGATTAACATGAACTTCGACTCCACAATTCCTATAATTAATATTCTCCAGTCTCTTGAGAATATCAATTCTTTATCAAAAAGGAAAGTTAAATCTGAAGAATATACTCCTTGGTGGTGGAAAGAGTGAACTTCGACCAATTAAAAGAATGGAATAGAAAACTAACATCTATGTTAGAAGAACCCGAAGATCAACGCGAGTTGGGATGGCAAATGATGGCTGGAGAACATCTTGAGGATTTTGTGAAAGATTGGTGCGGCGGCAAACCAGTTATTCTATTTGATGGAGATAGAGAAGTTCTTAGATACGTAATTGAAACTTTTAAGAATAATCCATTTAAAGGAAACTCTGAAAATAGGGCTATTATAACATTAAGTAGGATTTTGGAGGATACAAAATGAATTCTGAAGACATTAAAAACATAGAAGACCACGTTACCCAAATTAAGCACACAAAATCTTCTGATATAAAGATGTTAGATATTTGGGCTTTGACAAATTACACAGAACATTTGTTGATGGAATATAAGGAGATGGAAGAAGAAATCGAATCTTGGAAATCTGGATGGGAACAAGACTATAGAAATCAAGACACCGAAACGTTATTGCAGGTTAAAGATAACGCCATAGAACTACTTAAACAAGACTTAGAATCCGCGCGGCAGGAGAAGGAGGGCTTAACTAAAGCTCTAGCCAAAGCTCTTAGAAATCAAGTTACGCTTGTGAAACTTATTTTAACTACGCCGAATTTGGATAACAACTTTAGAAAAGAACTGGAAGAACATGTAGCTATGACAGAGATGTTACTTGAGGGATATGAATGATCTTTCGTATTTCAGTTTCTGATTGGGAATCATATAGTCCTAAAGACTATCTGCATCCCACCAAAACCAAAGAAGAGTTTGAGGCAGATGTAAGTTTAATTTTAGAAAAATATCAAATTAATCCTGAAGAACTCACATTCGAGTACGATTCTCCATCGCGAGGCCACATTATAGGGCATGAACTCGTAGATGGTTATAAACTCCAGAACTTCTTGGACGAAGGTTTAAAAGAGATTGGATACATGGAGGACGAAATATCTGAAGTTTGTTTACGTGGAGGATGTAGTTATTTATGGAAGAAAGATTTTCCTGAAGGACTGATGAGTTGGAGTTTAATGAAGAAGATTTTGAAGTGGAATTTAAAGGCTTGGAAGGAGAGATGGTGATGAAACTCAAATGTAAAATTTGTGGATGGGAGCAAGAAGTCACTGAAGAGAAATGGGATATAACTCAAAATGGATTCCCATCTGGACTCCCTGTACCTTTGGATAGATTACCTGTGCATCCGTATACGTGTTGTGGACAGGAAATGGTGAGAGTGTGATTCAACTTCACCCTAATCATTGGACCCAAGAAGACTTTAAACAGAGAATGACATCTAAGGAGTGGGGAGAATTGCTTCTTCGCGGGCAAGATTCTATTATTTTTAAAGGAAATCTGGTTAATTTGAAAGTTAAGAATCTGGGGTATGGGATAGTAGAGGTTGGGAAGGAATCAGAATGTTAGGATATTTATTCGCATTAGCCGTATCTTACGTCATAGCTGATGGCATTTGTAGAATCAAAAATCATGTAGCAGACGAGCCAAAATCGCCATTTAGACATGGGACATCTGGTCTGCGGCCAATTGAAAGACCAGATCCTATGGAAGGAACTTGGTTGAGAAGGAGATGAAAAAGAAATGACAAAAATCTGCATTCACTGCAAAAATCATGGGTATTGGATGTCTTACAACCATTACTGTGGAAAACAGAATCTGGTCCCGATCCGATAGATGGGTCTTTTACACGACAATTTTGTAAATCAGCAAGAGAGGTTGGAGGCATCTGCGGACCAGACGGAAAATTGTTTGAAAAAGAGGAGCATCCTTGGTGTGATAAATTATGTTCGATTATCTCACAGATCAGGAAGAAGGTTATAACTGGTTAGAATTATCCAGACCAGAGGAGTTTTGGAGTACTGCTGGAAAGTTATCTCAGGAAGAAGTAATGGATAGGTTTCAAGAGATACCAGAGTATTATAAACCATTGGCTCTTACCATTATTCAAATAATCCATGAAATGCCCGAACTTTCCTGTAGAGAATTTAGACATGTTCTTTATGCAACATATAAAGACCTATTAGAGAACAAAGGTCAAACAACCTTGGATAGGAAGGTTAAAGATTCCATTGATCTCCATCTCCCATATTATTGGTATGGAGATGGTGTTATGATTCCGCCTGAGTATATTGTGAAAATTACTAATGGGATTGTGGGATTTGTTTGCGACGGGTCGAGGAAAGAGTGTTTGATGACGAAAGAGGAGTGTAGGTTTAGGGATTAGTATGCGCGAAGAAGTAATCATCCCTTTTCTTGAAGACGATATGGAAAATATTTTGGTGAGGTATCGAGAGGATAGAAACACCAGATCTCCTTTTGCGTACCTGATAATTCATACCAGGATATCAAGTTTGTTTAACTTCAATACAGAATCAGTTTTGGACATCGTGGATTCAGTTGGGCTAACTTTACTTTCTGGTTGCGACACTAGGGTTGAATTTAGGACGGATGTGTGGGTTTAATTTTTTTATTGGTGGGATTTGTAATGATTAATGGTGTGAGATTTGCGGCGAATTATAATTCAATATCAGTAGGCCATTATTACGATTTTTAAAAATCGTAACACAATGCCCGCAGAAAGGGGAGATCATTTTACTCCCCCTGCCGCCTGCTATCGAAGGGGGAGTTGGGGATATCTAGAAGGTATTAATTTTATTTTTTAAAAAAACTATATAGGAAAATACTGAAAATTACCTCCCCAACTCCCCCTTTCACAATTTTCAATATGCGCGGGGCGCTTAAAAAAGGGGAGTTGAAGGGGGAGTTGGAAGAAATCTTTATTGTTATTATTAATCAGTACAAATATATCGAAAAAAAAAGAAATTAAGGATTTCTAATTTCAATTGTGTTTCTCTCCATGTCATCTTTCAGGTGAATCCCCAACCATCCGGTTTGTTTATGTACAGTAATTCGGGAAACCTTTCCTTCTTCTTCGAGCTTAGTCATCTGTTTTATAAAAGATTTTAATGAATCTTTGCTAACAATTCCGAGGTCTTCACAGTATGACTTATAGTTCTCGTAAAGTTCAGAATTTAATATTGCAATTGATTTAGCGTCTTTTGTAACGCAGCAGTCTCTTATAAAGTTCTCAAATGAGTTCATATCTTCCTTATATTCTTTAATTGATGCTAATACCTCTGAAGGAGAATTTAATCCGATTTTATAATATTCTCTAAGTCCCTCTAGCATCCAATTAAAAATTCCCGAAGCTTCGGCTTGTAGACATATATCTATGTTTTTATCTCTCATTTCTTCTGGAATTGTTTTATTAAAAGGAATGCTCTGAACCCTTCTCCAAGCCGCATCGCTCTTTTCAGAAATGGTTGGTCTGTTGTTTGCAGAAATAAAAAGACTGAATTGAGGCAAATATTCAAAATATTCTTGGTGAAGAAAACGGCAAGTAATAGGCTCGCTTCCTGTGATTTGTTTTAAAATTTCCATAGAATATTTCTTTCCTTCATCTGGTTCTGATGCCCAAACAAATCTCTTTCCTGCCATTCTAGCTAAATCGTTTCTGATGGACATGTTATTTCCGCTCTCCAAGAAAGATTTAATTTCCGCTTTCAATCCATAATCTCCCATGAGATAAAGAATTGCATTCATCAAAGTGGATTTTCCATTCTTTCCATTCTCTCCATATAAGAAGAAAAATGCCTGCTCAATTGGTCTTCCAGTTAAAATATAGCCACAAACTCTCTGGAAATATTTCATTAAACTTTCTTTTTCTTCAAATACTAATTTAATTGTTTCTTTCCATCTTGGGCAATCCGCATTTGGGTCGTAGGCCACCTTCGATATCATTGTAATAAGTCTAGATGGATCGTGTGGAAGTATCTCTAGGTTTTCTGTATTCAGAACCCCATTTTCTAGATTAAAATATTTTGATTCAGAATATATTTGTTTTAGGCTAATGGAAATCTCATCCTCAGATTCTGCCATTTCTACCATATGTTTTATGCCTACCGCAGTTTCGCATTTTGAATGAATCCATTTTACAAACTTTTTTCTAAGATCATCGTTTTCTATTTCTGAAGCCTCGTTATACATATTTCTGACAACCTTCTTTGCATATTTCATAAACTCTTTCGTCTCGTCTGCGGACCATTTCTTTCCATCCCACACATACCATCCTCTCGATTGTGCGCAATATTTTATCGTGTCTCCAAAATAAAATGCCATTCTTTCGCCATTACCCTTATCGTTCCAAGAGAAATTCGGGACTTTCAGTGTATATTCTGTCGGTCTAGAACAATGTTTACAGAATTTGTCTTTCTTACAGTAATGTCCGATTCCTGGTCGGGGATATTGGAAACCATTATTTAATTTTTCGCAAGATGGAGTCCAGCGTTCTCCGAAATGTTCATCAAAGTATCTGTAATCCTTCCATACCTTGTCGGCTAGAGAACTCCAGAGCTTAAAAGCCTCTTCTTCGGACCATCCAACTTCGTATAGATAGCTTGCCAGAAAAGTTAGTGCTCCTGTAGCACCTTTTGGTTGTAGATCAGATATGATTGTTTGAATACAAGGAGGCATATCATCTGTGAGAATGGGTTGTTCACATCTTCTTGGAGGTAATTCCTTCTCGTTTTCTCCTTTCTCTCCTCTCTTGTGAGAATTTCTCTTTCGGTCTAAATCTATATATTCTTTTAGAACAGAGAGGAGAACTTCTTTTTCTCCGAGATGAAAATCTTTGTACCATTTTTCTCCAAGAAAAATTACTTCTTCTGATAAAGGTAATTTAGCTTTTTCCAAATCAATTTTAATATTAGATGGATCTAATGGAATTACTACATAATTTTTCTTTGCGTGAATACTAAAAATACATTTTAATTTTCTTTTCTTATTGTTTACAGTATCAAACGCTATTAATTCTTTATATTCTGGATGAATTTTGAAAAACTCTGTTTCAATTTTATCAATTAACATATTATATGCTGTAATTAAAGATCCAAAGAATTTTTCTCTCTGCTCATAATTTCTATTTTCTACTGCAAAGAGATTATGGTGGATTAAAATATATATGCCGTTTCCACTAAAAAGAGTGTATACGCTTCTAAAAACTCCGCGCTTTTTCAAGTAGTCTACAAAAAATTGTGCTGCACACTCTAAAGCGAGTTTTGAAGAAGGATCATCTACAGATCCTTTTAAGTCAATATCACAGGTTAAAGTATAAGAAATTAAATTTTCAAGACTTCCTATTGGATGTATAGGTTTGTTGCTTCCTGGTTTAATAGCTTCGTCTTTGGATTTTAAGTTTTTCTCAAAGAAATCTAATGTAGCATACAGAACTCTATTGTGTTCAATACTATCTATATAATCGTCTAGAAAATTCCTAAGCCTTACTTTCCCGTTTTGAGTGGATCTATACCAATGTGTTCCGGCGTTACAACCTCTCCAACCATTTGGGTCTTCGCAAAATTCTCTGACAACCGCCATTACTTTGGGGTTCTTGTAGTGTTTAATAGTTTCCTCGGTAGCGGGTCTCTCAATCTTTGGAACCTTTTGACCGAAAGATTTATCTACTTGTAAAGCATCACTATTATCAGGAATAAAATCCTCTTGGCAGGTGTTTGCCGCACCTGCAATTTTCTTTTCTTCAGACATTTTAAGAACCTCAATTATCTTTCCAAACGATAGCTATTATTCCTTCTCCTTTTAAATATTCTAGTGCGGCCTCATCTAGAGTGGTATAAGTTACTATTACCGAAACAATATTGCTATTCCTCAAAAGACTCTTATAGGTTTTTATTTGTCTAATTGTGTCACCAATACTTGTTAATTCTGGTTTAACTTCAATTAATATTTTAAAATCAATAGAATCGCTCCTATGATTTATTTGGCGTTCTTCCACCTCTAGATCTTCACTCGCATAATATGCAACAGAGATTAGGCCGTCCGCGTATCCAATTATAAAATTTCCATTTTTAATAATAACTTCAGTTTCTTTTGATATATTTGGTTTAGAAAGATGTGTAATCGATCTTGCCTCAATGATATATGGTTTTGGTTCTTCTATTTCAAAACCGCACGTTTTTTTATTCTCACAACCCCATCGCCACTCGCACTCCTTCTTTGTGCCAAGAAAAGCCCTCTTTCTGTTTTCGAAATTGTCACATTGACATATTGTAACGTTTCTGTAATTTGAAGATTTCTTACAAAATATTTCATAGAAAGGTTTTACCTCTGTATTCTCTATATTCAACTCCTCAATTATCTTCTTAATTCCTTTCTCAGACATACACTTTATCATTAAAGAATCGTGTGCTGGACTTCCATTCCTGAAAAACTCATCATGAAATCGACTCATTCAAACCACCTTTTCTTCGGGTATATTCCCAGCCTTCATTTCTTCAGAATATTTCTCTAGGATCAACATTCTTATCAATGCTGAACTGGATAATCCTTTAATCTGCGCAAGCGTTTCCATTCTGGTTTTTATGTCGTTTGACAAACCAAAAGAAACCATAACATCATTTATCATTGGTCTCATTCAACTCACCTATAAAAGAGTTAAGATAAAATATACCTCAAGCTATATAAATGTTTCGGTTGTTTTATAGAACTTTCATACAAGGCTTTAGTAATACTTTAAGTTTTTACTTAAGTAATGCTTTCATCTCTCGCAACCTATAAGTATTAAGAGAGATAATAGTAGATCTATGTCAATTTCGATAGACCCAATCTTAGTAGAACTTCCCAATGGCATTCCAAGTGAATACTACATCGCGAGCCTCGGAAGTACAGTAATCTATGGAGATAGAGAGGGAATAGTTAATGCAATGGCAGAACATTTTGCCAATAGACATCCGGCGGAGACTCAAAATATTAAAATATTTAATAGAGAAACTTTGACTCTTGAAGATGTCCCTATTTGGAGAGTATCCAATATGGTCCATAAAGCTACGAAGAAATATCTTAAGGACTTGGTGGATAGCAAGATATGACTTTCCCCAATCTTCTTCTTCACTTAAAGATCATTAAATACGTGTCTGCTGCACAGATCTACCTCTTCTGCTTCGGATTTTTCTACTTCAGAATTTGGGAACTCTACGGAGTAGCGATATTAGGAATCCTCGCGGCAACGTATTGGTTGTTCTTCGAAAAGGAAGAACCCTCAATTTCCAATAGAACTCCGCTTACACTCTGCTAGATAAGACCCTCTCCTGGGCCACCGATATCCTTAAATAAAATGAACTCCTATTCCCAAATATAAAATCTATCGGATTTTTATAAATATAATATTTCTTCTATAAAATCCGAGATATATTTTATTCTAGCCCACGTATACTTCCAACCATTAGAAATTCCTGAAGAGTTCGACCAGAAGCAAAGGTCTAACCCTCGCGCCAGATTAAATACAACATTGAAAATTTAAGTATAAATTATAAAGAGTGTACAATCTTACCAAAAATAGATGTTATCCACTAAAAGTCTTTTATTTGATTGATCCCACGCATTCTCAGAGCAGTATTATCCTACTTGCAAACCAATCTGAAAATCTCTGTATTTTTATTTCGCCTTCATTTACAAAAGCGTACAGCCACTTTTCTATCTCTAATCCATCAACTATCCTGTGAGTCCGAGAAACTATGTCTAAGACACTCACATGACCTTTCTCTAAAGCAACTTCTTTTATTGCCTTTCTAACCGTCGCTTTCATAAGTTGTACTTTAGATTTCAAGGTATCTCCAGTCCAGGACTCAGATAGTACTTTGAATAGAGATTCATCGCGCGATGTAAAATAAAACGTATACCCATCTACACCCACCACCTTCACTCTCGCCCGCAGGAATCTCCATAGCTTTCGACCATGAGTATCCCTTTCTTGAACTGGATAGATGTATAGAACCTTTGCTCCTTTATTCTCAAGTCTCTCCAACATCCTGTTAATATTTCGGGTGCAAACACAAGCGGTTGCTTTCAATAGATCCCATTTATAAACTATGACTCCGGGTTGGGAGTCGGAACACAAAGTATTTATAGATTTAAGCCCTAGATTCATGTTGTAAACACATCCTTTCCGAGAGACAGCCCAGGCTGGTTCTGATGAGGAAGCCCTTCCCGGCCTCCAAGTTAGGCAGGTTGTCGCCCAGTTTTGGGTGTCTCTTGGTATGCTTCGATTTTAGTACTATTATGATCTCTAAGGCTATTTATCTTCTTTGCTTATCAAAGATACACCAATTCTCGCTCACGAAAAGATTAAATACCTTGAGAGATAATAGGTAGTTTGAGGTAACTAAAATGAATAACGAAAATAATAAATGCGTTAAATGTGGTAAACCTGGAACATTTGACTCAGATAGAAACGCCTTTTATTGTCAAGAACATTTTGGATTCGCGGGCCACCACGATATTTTTCGTTGTGGAATCTGCGGCGCAATAGCTGGAACTTGTTTTTGTCATAGACACCGTTATTCTGAAGATAATATGATATCAAGACAAGTTGACCTCTCCACAACCTTCATCTACGTAATCGACGAAAGCTTGAAGATGTCTAAAGGAAAAATTGCTGCACAAATTTCCCATATAGCAATGCAGCTCGCGGACAAATATAACTGTCTTGGAAGAGCAATAATTCTTAAGGCAGACCATGAGACATTTAAGGAACTTGCAACTCTTGATGATGTTGTCTACATAAAAGATGCAGGACTTACCGAAGTTCCTCTAGGGACGATGACTTGTATTGGGTTTAAACAGACCGATGAGTTGAAGAAGATTACGAAGAGTTTGAAGCTGGTGTGAACCGTAGTGATTCAACAGAATCGCGAAGGCATAGCGACGCCGAGCAACAGCGAGGTCGAGCGTCAAAAGGAGGATTTAAAAATGCCCGCAGAACAAGTCAAAATCTCTGAAATCTACGTCAGTTTCATAGTAACCGACAAAGATGGGAATAGAGGACGAATCGATTTAACCGAGGAAGAAACTTATCATCTCTTTAATAACCTCTTTGTAAGAGACGGAAAACCTAATATAAAAGATATTAAGGGCAGAAGTATTGAGTGGTTAGATTACCCAAGATTTGGAGAAAAGGGGAGTGTGGTAGAATGACCGTTCCCGAATACTACCTCTGGCTTAAGTCTCTCAAGCCTGGAGACAAAATAGCATATGGCCCAAGATTTGTAAGTTATTACAATTTCGCAAAAGTAAAGAAGATTACTCCAAAAGGTGCAATCAGACTTGATAATGGAGATCTTATAGACTCAACAAGCGGAATTAGAAAAATATCCGATACTTGGGACGATAATTATAGAATAGTGCCAATAACCCAAGGAATTTTGGATATAAATGAAAGATATAATTTGGTTGTTTGTTTGAGTAAGCAGAAATGGGAATATTGTACTCTTGAGGAAATGAGAAAGATAAAAGAAATCTTAGGTGATTCCGCATGATTCCCGCTACATGTTTTCACTGCAAATTCGCCTACATAGATGAAGGTGATTCCTCTGTTGGATTATCTTCATCTGCTGGATGCGAAGACGAGGAAATGTTTAAAGAGATCGAGGAAGATTATAAGAAGTTCCTTGAAGAGATAACACATTTTGAGGCTCTTAGGGGAATTCATAAAATTCTTACTGCGAACGGACAATCTCATTATTTCAATCCAGAGGATTTTGCCACAATTTGTCCTAAGTTCCAATCAAAAGAAGAGATTTGTCTCATTTGTGGAAAGCCAATAGAACATAAGTGGAACGGATGGATTAATAGATTGTGCTGTGTTACTGGTTGGGATGAAGATATAGTCTGTTCTAGAGAATGTGAAAAGTATGGACAAATGTGGATTGATCTTTGCGAGGATGAATTTATTAAAGAGGAGATGAAAAATAAGGAGCAACTATGAAACTCTCTCAATTACTAGATCTCTGGAAAAGGGATGACTATTGGTTTGAAAAACTCATCGAAGAAGAAATAGACGAGAAGATCTGGTCTATCCATATCGGAAAGTGGATGTACAAAGACGAGGTATCCAGTCGGCATTTTGGAATCTTTGCCATCACAGACAAAGACGGTGAAATAATCCAGCATGGGATGTTGTCATGTGGATTTTGTTTAAATCCAGAAGGGACTTTCCTTGATACCTTCAGAACTATGGTAAAATATGGTCCTGAAGAGTGTTACGGCAGGCTCTGGCCCGCAGACGAAATCACGATTGAGGGAGGAGATTTACATCCTAAGTTTGTGGATAGACAACTGAGGAAGGGATATTAATGTCCCGCCGCAATAAATCCTCTCCCTTATATCATCGCATGAAGTACGAGATCCGTCATTCACCCAAAACCACACTAGACCCCGCAGAAATGATTGGATTCTGGTTGAGTGACACAACTCAGGATGGAGTTTTAAAATCTGTAGAGTGGTTAAGAAAGCTAGTAATTTACAGAAGAATTGATACTTTAAAGTGCGAATATAGATGTCAATTAAATGATGCAGAATTTCATATTCTGAAAGCAGAAGAGTATTTGAGGAAGATAAAGGAAATGGAGAAAGAACTATGATGTCCTTTTCCAAAATCAACAACACCCTTTACGTAGCGAAGGGCGAGAATTTTGTGGCGTATTTGCAATATAATGAGGCAGATAATTTAACAGAATTGGTTGAAAAAGGTTGGTATCAAATTGTACCTGCAACCTGGACTCTCGAAGTTAGAAGTTTTAGGGAGGTTAACGGCAGAAATATAGCAAAATTTATTCTATATCCAAAAGAAAATGATTGGTGGAATACAGGTGATTATTATGAAGGCTTGGGTTTTCATTATGATCTTCTAAACCTAGTGCGAAGCTGCAGCTTTGAAAAAATGCTCTGGCAATCCCTAGACGGTATCCTCGCGCGGGCGACCCAACTTCTGTTTGACTTGGGATACGAGTGACCGCAGCGAGCTTCCCGCGAGCGGAGAAATCTATTTATCTTATGAAAGATAATACTTATTTTGAGGAATTAAAATGGAAGATAAATCATTCACCCTAAAAGAAAAATATCCAACCTTCAGGACAATAGTGGAAAAGAATAGGTTGGTAACAAATGGAGATTGGTGGAGGACATCTTTGCCCGGACAAGATAGATGGATACTAATTAAAGATCTTCCATATTCTGTAAAAGGCATTATTCGGAGCTTTCCAATGTTAGGAAAATTTAATAAAGATTTGTACCTAGAGGAAAATGGAGAATTTTATCTCTATGAGGAGAGAAATAGTCCACTGTTGGCCATAAGAGCAGATACTATGATGGGACAGGATGTAATAGAGTGTATAATGTTGGATCATAAAGAAGTTGTATTTACGGAGTGATTAAAATGCGCGACCGAATTGAAGCCTGTGTCCTTATACGTCAAGCTTGGTTAGAATTAGAAAAAGCATCAGATCATCTTTACATAAGTAAAAATTTTCTGGCTTTAGCCGAGTCTAGTATAGATTATTTTCTTTCTTCTGATGAATCTATGGAAATTGAGCATTACATTCACGGAGTCCAGGGAAGTATAGATGTTCTTATAAATCAAATCCAAGTCCTCGCAGATGAAACCGAGCTTACCGAGGGAGATCTGAGACTCATATTAGAGGGTGAGAATGAAGCTTTGTGGGGTCTCTTGAGAAAATATAGAGAAATAGGAAAGAAGCTCATAGATAAAGTAGACGATGGCCGCGCGGCTTCAACGGAGACTTATAAAGAGCTGAAAGAGTGTGAAGAAGATTATAAGAAGGTTTGGGGTGAGTAAGATGCGAACCGATGTCTATTATTACAATGAAGACGTATTGGTAAACCATCTAGCTTATGGTACAAATTATGCGAACCCCGTATTACCAAATAAGGGAGATACCGTATCATTTAGCGATGATTCACATCGTTATTCGTATGAAGTTATTAATAGAGAAATTGAATATGATTCTGGTAGGATTTCTCCTAAGTTAATAAGAATCAATATGAGGACGTTACTATGACTTTCATAGAATCCTTCATCTTATTTGCAGCTATATTTATCGTTTATTACTTTTGGTTAATTTGGAGTGGTGTAAATGGAAGAAACTGAAAATTTTTATGAAATACCTGGATCGGTATTAAGAGAAAAAAACAAGAAAATCTCCGATATGGAATATCAATTAAGGCTTCTAACGTCTAAGTCTCTAATGGAAGACCTCGCGGATGAGGAGCATATTCGTTGGTCCCACTGGATGAAACATCTTTTCTCAAAATGTATTATGAACTCAGACGGAACTGCAACTATTCCCGCGTGGGCTGTAGAACGATGGTCTCATCAAATTGAAACCGATTATAAAGACTTAACCGAGAGTGAGAAAGAATCTGATCGCGAGGAAGTTAGAAAAGGAGTTTATAAACCGCTTCAGAAAAATGGAATAATTTAATTTTAGGAGACCTTTTAAATCATGAAACAAACTCTTTTTAACAAAGACTTAATCTGGCTGGAAGAACAACTTCAAATCAGAACCTACGAAGATATCGCGCGAGATTTTGGAGTAGCTGCGGATACCGTTGCGAAGTACTGTAATAATAATGGCATCTACAGTCCTAGAAATCCGATTTTGAAATCCGTAGACATCGATTGTGATGTATACGATTTCATTAAGGAAAATCCAGATATATCACATAAAGAACTTGTATCTGTTCTCGGAAAGATCTATCTGAGGGAAACCATATCTAACTCTCTAAATCGGTTGCTGGCCGAAGGGTTTATCTACGTAGAGAACGGCAAGTATGGAGTGGAAGATTTTGAGAAAATTTTAGAGAAACGGTTGGGGGAGATGAATTAAAATGGCAATAAAGTGCTTTTTTCATGCAAGTGACCTCGATGGTCATGCGAGCGGCGCAATCGTAAAACACAAGTTTCCAGAAGCGGACCAAAAATAGACGACCTACCAGAATACAACAGGTTACTGGATGTTTTAGATATCTACGATGACATCAAGAATGAAACCAAACCTATCATTATGGGTAGACACCTTATGGAACTGGGAATAGAACCTGGACCCAACTACAGTTATATACTTAAAACTATGTACGAAGCCCAAATAGATGAGAAGTTTAGAACTCTGGATGAAGGGAAAGAGTATTTAAGGGGTTATCTGAATGGAACCTAAAGATCTCTGGACTACAGAACATGGTTCTTCTATGTGGGGAATGTTTAAGTCGGGAATATCGGATCACGATTATTCTACGTGTCGAGTAGTTCCAACAAAGAATATTTTGGCTGGATATAGGATTCCGGAAACATGGGCACAAACCCATTTTCTAAAAGACGGAGTAGATTGTGATTGCTCTTACGTTGAGATAGGACAACTAATAAATCAGCTCCTCAGAGGAAACATAAACTATTTGTGGCATGTGACGAGTTCTATAGTTATAGAAGATAATACCTCGAACTATGGTCTGCTCAGAAAATTGAGACAAATTGTTCTTAATAATCCATCCAAAAAGTATTACTATGCAATAAAAGGCATGGCGGGAAGTCAAAAGCTGGATGAAACCAAGAGACCTAGATTAGCTGGTGGAAAAGGTTACAGAACCGCCGCGAGGACTGCTCTATTTGGAGTGGATCTTCTAACAAAATGGGAGTTTAATTTTAAGCCTTGCGAGACTATTGTGAACTTGGACGTAAGCGAATTAGACGTAAATAAGTGCTTGGACGCTCTTGATCAGGCGTTTGAAGATAGCCCGTTTCCTTTAGAAATAGACGAGAAGCCTTTCAGGGATTATCTTTATAAGATAAGAAAGATGGAATGGGAGGGAAAACTTTAAGATGCAAAACGACACAATTACTGTTCGCGAACAAATAGTTAATTTTCTCCCAGAAACCGCAGAAGATGCTCCAAGAGCAAAAGAGGTTTCTGATAAATTAGGTATTCATCCCAGAACCGTTTCTAAAAGATTGTGGACGGCGCGGAAGAATGGAGAGGCAATGTACGTGAACAAAACTCTGTCAAGTGGAGCGAGAATTAGGACTTGGGTACGGATGCCTAGCGAAGCTGAGCGTTAAGGAGATATTTTAAATGACACAAATAGATAGAATTTCTATAGAACTTGAGCAGATAGTTGATGAAGAAAAGGCCGCAGAAATCGCGGGCGCAATTGAAGATATGTTGAAGTTAATTAATGTGAAAGGAAAAGTGGAGATGTGGTATCCGCCCGAATATGTAAATTAAATCTTTTCTTAAGAGTTGATTTCCCTTGTCAAGAGAAAAAGCCCGTATTATCCGAATCCTCAATCTTTTACACCGAGTTTGGGAAAAATATCCAGACCTCCGATTTGGTCAGCTTTTGGAAAACCTTCAAGTCTTTCCCATAGTTCAAACTCAGGCGTGTAGACCTTATATGAATACTTGGGGTCAGGAAGATGATGTTACCGAGGAGAAACTGATTGAGATTTTGAAGCCTGATAGAGTTGAGAAAAGATTAAATAATTTTGCTGTGGAGGAATAAGTTTTGAAATATGTTATATCTGAAGAAACCGAAGATGAGTTCGGTTTATTTTGTGAAACAGGAGAAAACGTTGTAGAAATCTGGAATTATGAAGAAGAATCTTATCTTCTGAGTATAGATAACATTCCTACATTCATAGAAAAACTTGAAAAGAAAGAATATAACATTGTCCACGATTGGGGAGAGGAAGAAATCATTGAAATAAAAGGAGATGGAGAGAATGTTGTATATGTTTTACCGAGAGAAGTTGAGGATTTAGTGGATACGCTAAAATATATTTATGGGAGGAAGGAATAAATATGACAGTTCTTACAGGCGATCAAATAATTAAACAAGGAATCGTAACCGATCTTATAGATGCAGATTTGCAGACCCAGATGGCAGGGATAGATCTGACTGTGCAGAAGGTGGAGAGGTTTACTAATTCAGGTTGGATAGACTTTGATAATTCTAGAAGAACTAAGCCCAATCTGGAAGAAATTGGACTTGTAACAATGAAAAGGGGTGATGAAGATCCAATTGATGTCTCGCTTCTTGGTCCTGGGTGTTATCTAATAACATTCAACGAAATCGTAGATGTTCCAAAAGATTGTATTGGACTTGCCCGCCCAAGGTCTTCTCTTCTTCGCGCAGGGGCAACAATATTCAGCTCCTTGTGGGATCCTGGCTACAAAGGAAGATCTTCCTCTCTTCTGGTGGTCCACAATCTAAATGGACTTGTAATTACAAAAAACGCGCGGCTAATGCAGATCATATTTCTAAGGTTGGATAAAGAAGCTGAGAAGTTATATTCTGGAATTTACCAGAACGAAAATATCTAGGACGCCCGCTAAACGAGCGGGCGAAAGGTTCTTATTCTCCAACATCCTCTTTTATTTAATAGAAAATTGTAAATGAGAGGGACAAGAATGAAGCTAATGTTAGACGCGAGAACCTTTGGTAAGATTGTACAAACCGGAGCAGCAATCGCAGGACCAGAGGGTTTTAGAGACGAGGGAGGATATGGGCAGTTTGAATACATCGGTCCTGAAGGCGGAATAAAGATTACAATTTCGTCTCCGTCATTCTCCTTTGGAGAAATTAGAATCAGACCTGGATGGGGAAAGAAACCCTTGATCGAAGGGACAAAGGGTGAGAGATTTGCCATAAGTATGGGAGATCTGATGGACGTTTTCGACCAACCTGGGTTTGGCGGAGGGGTTTCTGACGATATTCTGATGGTCGCGATCCCCGAAGAAAATACTGTAACTTTCAAATCAAGAACCTCAGAAGAGAAAGTTGAGAAGCGGCAGGCTCCCGATATTCGTCGCGATATCCCAGATGTACCGGATAATTCAATCCAGTTTGGTATCCCTGGCGGAAAGATGATAAATATTCTGAAGCGTGCGAGAGCTATAGAACGGGAAGCAATTTTCGCAGTTGGGAAGTTTAGTTTAAATGCCTCAATAGGTCCGCTTAACCCATCTATGGAAGGTATTGGTTTCTCTATTATCTCTCAGGAAGCGGACGATTTCCTGTTTGCGAAACATGATCTCCCAGAGGAGGACGTAAAGGAAAATTTCGCTTCAAAGTTCTATCCTGAACCAATGGCGGCTGTGATTTCCGCCGCGAAGACTGCGAAGGATGAAGAAATGAAGATCGCAATTGCCGCAGACTCTCCGATATCGTTTACCTTCCGAATCAAGGAGACGGTGTTTGTGAAATATATACAGGTCCAAGTTGCAAATCCAGCTGGGGAGAGTGAAGAGGCTCCTGCTTAACCCTCTTCTTTTCTTGGTTCTGGAAAACCTTAAATAGGAAGAGAGATATAGTAAAGGTAGACAAGAGGAATTACAATGAATAACCTGATAGAGATCAAATGTCCATCCTGCCACACGACTATTCAGACAGGAAGAAAATTTGTGAAGTTTGAGGGAGACATCCCATTCTGTACTTTCTGCCACAAGCCAGGATTGGAAGTTAAGAAGGGGAATAAGATGTTCAGGAAACATAATTAAATTTTTAAGGTGATTGAAAATGTTCGTTTTTAAAAAATCTTCCTCCAGTTATTTTACAGATCCTATGTATTGGATGGCGCTTGTATATTGTGATGTGGCCGCGATTATAGTTTTAGCTTCTTTAGAAATAGCAGGTTTTTGGAGCGGCTTCTTTGTGGGGAGCTATCATGGCTCTTATTTTAATGTCCCAGTGGGATAACTAATTTTAGTGGGATTTTTATGGAAACATCTGATTTGACTATTATCCCAACGGGTACGCCTTGTTGGGGCTGTGTAGATCTTGAGAAAATTGAAATTAAGTTTGTGGGCGAAGATTTTAAGTGTAAAAGATACGATGTTGTTTTAGGAAGAATCAGAAAGTTAAACGAGGGAATAATAGTTCCGAGAGAAGTTTTAAGTGGTTGTTATAGTTAATTATTTTAGGAGATTTAAATGTCAGAAACTGAGAATAAATATAGTCTGGAAGAAGACAATTTTGATGAGTTTCAAGAAGAGTTTGTTCGTTTAGATTCCGAGTCAGGCAGATCTAAAATAAAGGGCTGGCTTCGGAAGGTAAACGAAATGTGGTTCTTCTTGGAAAAAGAAAATGGAGATAAAGTTCGTTTTAAGAAGTCTTTTTGTGGCGTCATCGGACAGGTGAGACCTGGACGGGACGATGAATGGGAAGAATATAGAGAACAGAGAGATAGTAGGTGATTTTATGGGAGATATTTTAAGTTTTGTTGCAAGTACAGTAGTATTTATTGTGCTACTGGCCGTAGTTGCAGTTGTTTTTAAGAATTCGGTAGCGCAAGTGAGACCAACTCAGAGATGTGTGATTGAGAGGTTTGGAAAATTCAGTCGGTATGCAGAATCTGGATTGGTAGTTTGCATTCCAATTGTAGAAAGATTCTATTTGGTAGATATTACGGAAACAATGGTAACTTGCGATAGGCAGGAAGTTATTACTGGAGACAATCTGAATGCTGGTGTAAGTGCTCAGGTTTATTACAAGATTAAGGCCGATAAGGAAAGTGTAAAGAATTCTCAGTATAATGTTAATGATGTGGAGTATCAGATAGTTTCTCTTGCCCAAACAACTCTGAGAAATGTAATTGGAGGACTCACCCTAAAGGAAGCGAATTCTCAGAGAAGTAAATTAAATATCGATCTACAAACAATTATTGCAAAAGAAACCACCGATTGGGGCATAGAGATTGTACGTTGTGAGATTGCCGAAATTGACGCTCCGAAAGATGTTCAGGCTGCAATGAATAATATCGTTAAGGCTGAAAGTGAAAAGAGGGCTGCGATTGACTTCGCTACTGCTGTTGAGACTAAAGCAGATGGTGAGAAGAGAGCGGAAATTAAGAAGGCTGAAGGTAAGGCTCAAGCAATCACAATCGAGGCAGACGCAAAGGCTGGAGCCATTAAGAAGGTCAACGATGCAGCAAACGAAACCTTCAAGGGGCCTGCGGTAGAACTCCGAAGGCTTGAAGCTACGGAAAAGACGTTTGCCAACAATACTAAGGTGTTTGTTCCAGAGGGAGCCAGTATAGTTGCAATGGCCGATTCTGCCATAAACCCAGCGGTTGTGCCAGTGAAGGCATAACCCTTTTATAGAATGACAGATAATAAACTTTAGAGGAGGAATCTAAATTGCAATTACCAAAACTCTACAAAAGCGAAGATGGAGTGACCAGAACCTATGAAATTTCTACAGAAAACAACATCATAGTAGTTTCAACGGGAACAACTACGACTACTCCAAAGATAAGAAGACAATCTGTAACAAAGCTGACTTCTGAAACTAACCTTCATTTGCAGGCGGAATCTGAGGCTAGGAAGAAGTGGATACGGAAGATTAAAGAAGGATATTTAGAGGAGCCGTTCTTCATATTTTCAGGCATAGCTCAAGGTAAAATGTTTCGAACGTAATGGGAAAGAGGAGATTTAAATGAAATCAATTTTATTTTCTTTAACATTGCTATTTCTACTTTCAGTAGTATGCGTCGCAGATGAAGATTATTTGAACCTTAGCGATGATCCGATAGGGAATATAACTATATCTACCGCTAAACTTGGAATTTATGGAACAAACGAACTTACTCTAGGCCCACATCCACTTTCAGGAAATGTGACTTTCCATGTTCCGCCGCATGATGAGGCGTATGACTTCAAGATGATACCCGATCCGAGAGAACATGCTTGGAAAATTGGAGAAAATTTTATAGTCACAGTTGATGGAATTTTGTTTGGATCTAGACCCATTGAGGTAGAAGTTGTTGATGTATACTATGATTTTGCTCGCGTAAAGTATACATATGAGAATAAGAATTATGACGAGTGGATAAGCGTTGGGCTGTTGAAGAAATGGATCAGGTGACGGAATGATAATTAAAATGCTAAATGAAGGCTATATAAAACTCCCAATGGAGCTTGTCGAAGAACTCGGTTGGGCTGTAGGAGAAGAATTAAATCTTAGCGCGTGGGAAAATGGAGAAGGAAAGGCAGTTGAAATTTCGATTACGAAGGATGTTATTCGGGACAGAGCTGTGCATGAGTTTGAACCAATAAAGTAATTCCTTACCCATCTTCTCCATTTCAACTTATTTTTATTTAATTAATTTTATGCGAAATCTTTAAATATCATAATATTAATATAATGATATTATGACAGAAAAAGTATGTCCTAAGTGTTTATACAAATGGGTTCCGCGTGTTGCCGATCCGAAAGCTTGCCCTCGATGTAAGGTCAGATTTGACCAAGGAACGTGGAGGGTGAAGGAATGAGAAAAGGACAAAAGATGAGTGAGGAATCTAAGAAAAAGCTTTCAGAATCTAAAAAGAAGTTTTTCAAAGATAATCCAAACAAGATACGAAGAGGCAAGGATCACCCCTTATTTGGTAAAAAACCCGCAAAAGAAATTGGAAGAAAGATTTCTGAAGCCTTAATAAAATATTACCAAGAACATCCAGAAACAAAAGAAATCATTTCTCAGAAATTATCTGGTGAAAATAATCCCATGTATGGGGTTCCAAGCCCAATGACTGGGAAACATCATACGGAAGAAACTAAAGCTAAACTTGCAGAACTTAATAAAGGTGAAAATAATCCAATGTTTGGTAGAAAAGGAGAAGAAAATCCACGTTTTGGAAAACACCTTTCTGATGAAACCAAAGAAAAACTTTCTGAAAAAGCGAAAGAAAGAATGAGTCATCCAGAAAATAGAGAGAAGATTGCGGAAGCCCATAGAGGAATGAAAGCGAGTGAGGAAACTAAAGTAAAGATGTCAATTGCCCATTCTGGAGAAAATAACGGTATGTATGGAAAACATCATACAGAAGAAACAAAGAAAACAATTTCTGAGAAGAATAAAGGTAACTCCCCTTCTCCAGAAGCCCGTAGAAAAATTTCTGAAGCGAACAAAGGTGAGAAAAACCATTGGTTTGGAAAACATTTACCAGAAGAAACAAGAAAGAAACTTTCGGAAGTTTTAAGTGGTGAAAAATCTCCAAATTATGGGAAAAAGTTTTCTGACGAGACTAAAAAGAAAATGTCTATTTCTCAAAAGAATAGGGAAGACCCCGCTTTTAGGAGAAAAGGTGAAGAGCACCCCCTTTATGGTAAAAGGGGTGAAGAATCAACTTTCTTTGGCAAACGTCATACAGAGGAAACTAAAGCTAAAATATCAGAATCTAACAAGGGCGAAAAGAATGGAATGTATGGAAAGAAAGGAGAACAAAACCCAAATTGGAAAGGTGGTCTCTCTTTTGAGCCATATTGTCCTAAGTTTAATAATGATTTGAGGCGGAGAGTAAGAGATTTCTTTGAGAACGAATGTTTTATGTGTGGAACAAGCAAAGAAGAGAACGGCTGCGAACTATCAGTACATCATGTTGAATATGATAAAAATGCGTGTTGTGATGATAAAATTGTAATGTTTGTTCCACTTTGTAAAAAGTGTCATAGTAAAACGACGCATGGAGACCGACAACGATGGGAAGAAAATTTCCACACATCCATAAACTATATATACTCAGGGAGATCTTATTACACTAAGGAAGAATACAAGGAACTAAAGAAGCGAAAATTAGAGGAGAAATAATTTATGGAAATCTTACAAATCGAACCCGCACAGGCACGCGGCAAATTGAAAGAAAGTATGTGGAATTCTTCGCAATATGTTGGTGAAATCAAATACGATGGAAGCAGAGCACTCATGCATTGCGGTATTGGAGGAAACAGGTTCACAAGCAGGCACATATCTAAGAAGACAAATTTATTCACAGAAAAAACAGAAAATTTCCCACATTTGAAAAATATTTTCGTAGATAATAACCTAGATGGGGATTTTTCTGGAACAATCTTCGATGGGGAGCTTGTATTCGGTTCCAACAGCATGGATGTAACTAAGATAACTGGCGCACTCCCATCCCGCGCAATTGAGTTTCAACGTCAAAATGGATGGTTGAACTACGTAATATTTGACGTTTTGATGAATAAGGGTCAGGATATCCGAGATAAGCCTTGGTCTTATAGGAGGGCTGTCCTCGAAGGGTACTTTGAAGATTTAGATTTAAATCATGTTTCAATAACAGAAATCGTAAAAGGCGACAAGAAATCTTTATACGAAGAAGTTCTTGAGAGCGGGGGCGAAGGAATAATTTTAAAAGACACCACAGCACCTTATGGCAAGAAAACTGGATGGGTCAAGGCGAAGCGATCTGCCACATGGGACGTAGTGGTTACAAATTTTAAAGATGCCAAAGAAATGACTACCAAAGTCGATGGCACTGAGTCAATTTCGAAGTTCGCAGAACTCGGATGGGTGGGGGCCGTTGAGTTTGGACAATATTTTAGTGGTAAATTAATATCATTCGGGTACTGCTCAGGGATGAGTGACGCCCTTAGAGAAGACATGTCCAACAACAAAGAGAAATACATCGGTACAGTCATAGAAATTACCGCACAGGAAAGAATACCTAAAACGGGCCGCTTCAGACATCCGAGGATAAAAAATCTTAGGCCCGACAAGAAAGCAACCGATTGTATCTATAATCCTAACGAAAGCTAAATCTTTTTTGGTGATCCCCATGTCCCTCTGGCAGAAAACAAAACTCCTAGAAGAATCCGTAGAAATCTATAAAGAAATTTTCCAAAACCTTGAACTAGATCCGATGAGTGAACAAATCTTTGTGAAATACAAATCCAAGCTTCAAAAAGTTGGGTTGAATAGAGTTTTAAGAAATTGTCCGTTTCCACATTCCTGCAACTATTTTGAAGTTTGTAATGATGAGAAATGTAACGCAACTTTGTGTGACAACGGCTTCCCCAAAAGGATGGGATGAAGAGTTGAATGTAAGGTGATTCTATGATCTCTCACGAAGAAGTCCTAAGCCGTTACGGAAAAATTCCTCTAAAATTCACATCTTACTACAAATACTCGTTCTCATTCGCGGGCCAGACTGAGGATGGGACTAGGATTAAGATGGCAATTTCTGGGCAGGATGAGATTTATCGGCTGGAAGTCAGACCAGATGCAGGTTATTACTTGGATGAGGCCACCTGGTATCAGGTTATTGGGAAGGGTGAAAAATTAATAGCTGAATGGAGTGGATATTAAGATGGGAGAAGGAAGACAGGCTTTAGGATTTATATTTTTGATTCTTGGGGGAATAATAGCTATAGGACTTACAGGAGGTTTTCTTGTTGTGTCCTTTATTCTAGCTTCTCCGTTTCTGAAAGAAGCGGGAATGTGTATCTTACAGGATTTCCAGAGCCACGTGAATTTTGTAATTGGATGGTTCATAGCTATTATTGCAACATTAATTGGTTATATTTTATTGGAGGATTAATTATGTCTGGTAAAGGCTCAAGAGAATGGGAAAAATATAGAAACGGCGAGGAGCTTACAAAAAGTCAGTCCATAAAGGCCATGTGCGCTTCTTGCTGTGCGGATTATATAGATGGGAGAGAATCTTGCGAAATTGAAGCATGTCCTCTTTTTCCATTTCATCCGTACAATTTAAACGGAAGAAAATCAACGCGAAAGGGTAATCCGAATCCAACTTGGTTACATAAAGGCACTAAGGAACCAAGTCAGGACGAAGAAGAGTCCGATGAAGGGGATGAGGAAGATTGAAACTTCCTCTTTCTCTCAAACTAGAGCTAAATTTTTATAAACGAAAGTTTATTAATTTCTTAAAGAGATATACAATTTGCGCGGCGATTTATCATGATTTTGCCGAGCTGGATGTTGATGTGAGTTATTGTAGAAGATGTGGAGTGATTAGGAAATGGTAGTTAAAGAAATTGAAGTTAATGTGCCTAGCTATAAGATGACTAAAGTTTCAGAATCTAAGAAGATAAGGACCGTATGCTGTGATATCTGTGGTAAACCCCACGAAACTGAAGTAGAAACAGAAAATGGATGGGTTAGAGAAGTATATAACGAAATTAATAAATGTGCGAATTGTAAGAAAGATATTTGCGAAGAACATACAGCTAGAGAAATGTGTCTTTGGGATATAAACGATGAGGAGATAGGAAACATATATTTGTGTTGGGAATGTGCGGGTAAACATCCTGACGAGCTAGATAAACTTGTCCAACTTATGATGGATCAAATTAGTAATAGAATTCTTCTTGAGAATAAAATTTTCAGGCTTGCAACCGACACGGAGTTTGGATATCTGAAGTTGAAGGAAGAGGGAAGAGTAAAATGAAGAGTTGCTCGATATGTGGCCTTTCCCATAAGGAAGAAAAAGTAGAATACAAAGGAAATATGATCAATGTTTGGGAACATGAGAATCCAATACAAGTTTGTGCAAATTGTAAGAAGACTGTTTGTACAGAACACACAGGAAATAACTATTTTGTTCGTGACAATGAAGGCGATTTTGTCGGAGTTATTAGTCTTTGTTGCGAATGCACAAATAAAGAATTGGACAAACTAGATTGTAAGGTTTCTAGAATGATAATGCAGTTTAGAATGAGGGAAGGTTTAGAAAACAGAATTACTAAAACTATAGATGAGATGATTTTTGGTTATAATCAACTTAAAAAGGAAGGAAGAGTATGATCGATCATCCAGAAGTTTTTGAAGGTTTAAAGCACATTAGATGGGATATACCTTGGAAACCTCCAGAGCTGGAAAATCAATTATTATTTATTGAGTCGATGAAAAAGGCTTATGAGGATCTTTATTCTTGGAAGACACCTGAATATTTTTGATTCGAGCGTAAGGTTCAAATAGTTTAGGAGATATTTAATCGTTTTGCCTAATTCTAGAGGTTTAACTATGGTTACTGATAATGTTTCTTTGCCGAAGGTATTCACGTCTGATGGACACTCAGTTGATTGGAATCGAGAAGCTATTATAAATAGATTGATGAAGGATACAACTCTCGCAACAAAGTTTTTTGGTGTTCCGCCTTGTACAAGAGATGAGGCAAACAAGATTGCCATTAAAGCAGAAAAAAGAATTAGAAAATTAAATTTAGAGAGAACAACCGGAGCTTTCGTCCGAGAAATCGTAAACTCTATTCTGATGGAGACAGGTAAAATAGAATGGTATAACTGTTCTGTTAAAGTGGGAATGAGTGTTTTCGATGTTCATTCTACGGACCTTGGAAATGGATTTGAGGCTAAAGAGAATGCGAATACACAATCAAACGGTTCCAATGCAGCGCATCAACATAAAGCGGATAAGATGAATAAGGAGTTTAATCTTTTATCTATGCCGCAAAATATAGCTAATCTTCACAGAAAAGGGTCAATCCACCTTCACGACCTTAACTATATGTTTCAGAGAAATTTCTGTCAAGATTCTGATGCAAGATATCCTCTTTACTATGGCCTTTATCCTGATGGCACAGGAAATTATGTAAGCGTTGCCAGGGCTGCTCAGAATCCAGAAGTGGCTATTCTTCATCTTGCTAAAACATTAGGATCTCAACAGAGTTGTTTTTCTGGCGGTATGGGATATCAGAACTTCTTGGTGTTCTTAGCTCCTTATTTCGAAGGGTTATCTTATAAAAAGATTTACCAAAACTGTCAGATGTATATTTGGGAAATGTGTCAGATGATGACTTCTCGTTCAGATCAAACTATCTTTAGTTCAATTCAATTAACTTGCGGAGTACCGAAGAATTGGCGAGATAAACCAGCAGTATATAAAGGTAAGATCTGGAACGGTATCCAAGCTCCTTTGAGAACATATGGTGAATTTGAGCGAGAAGTTCGTCTTGCTTTTAAAGCTGTAACAGAGATCCTTATTAAGGGAGACATATTTGGTCGTGGGTTCAGTATGCCCAAATATGAATTAACTTTGATGAGAGAGTTTTTTGATTTAGAGACGAAACAACCGTTGGACAATCCTCTTTATGAAATCCATGAATCAGATTGGGATGAGGGAGATGAACCAAGTGAACCTTATAAGATAAAGATTGCTCCATCTTACAAAGAACTCCTAGAACTTGCAGCCGAACTTGCAGCAACGCATGGATCACCTTATATAGAGAGTCATTTATCTTCAGAAAAAGATTGGGACAATTTACAATTATGTAGACAATGTTGCAGCTACAGCATGGGATCTGAGAAAGAAAATGATCCTAAATATGACAAAAAGATGAACTTTGAAAATGGGGAACATTTTAGCCTCGGATCTGCTCAGGTTATAACTCTAAATCTTCCAAGAGCCGCGTATGTTGCAAAAGGAAATAATGAAGTTTTATTAAAGTATCTTAAGTTCCTCTGTAGAAAGGCCGTAGAAGTCTTTAAACTCAAGAGGCAGAGAATCGATGACGTTGTTGCTCACGGCGGGCTTCCTTTTGCGATGCAGACTCCAATAGACCCAAATGATCCTACAAAACGCGCTCCTCCACTTGTTGATCTAGATTTTCAATCTTATGTGATCGGATTTGTGGGTTTAAATGAGTTAGTACAAACTCACTGTGGTAAACAACTTCATGAGTCTACCGAAGCTTGGAGATTTGGAATAAAACTAATTCTTGATCTTAGAGAGTATATAAGGCAACTTTCAAAGGAATCGGGGCTTAAGTTAGCTCTCGCTCGAACACCCGCTGAAAGTACAGCTCAGAGGTTTGCGGTATCTGATCTACTTAACAAGAGATATAGGGATAGAGCATCGATGGTAATTAAAGGAGATGTCGAGAAGGCTTTAGTAAACTTGAAGAACACAAGAGATCTTCCAGTTTATTACTCAAATGGATGTCACCTTGATGTATCTGCTGATGTATCTTTATCTGAGCGTCTTAAATTAGAGGGTGTTTTCTTCCCAGCCACAGATGGAGGAAACATAACTCACATTTGGATTGGCGAAAAGAAACCAGAGGCTAAAGCCCTACTAGATCTAATTCTCCGTATAGCTTGGTCTACACCTGTTGAGTATTTCGATTTTGGCATGGAATTTACAGTATGCCTTGATTGTGGTAAAACCGGAAGAGGCATAAAAGAAAAATGTGAGTTCTGTAATTCACAACATGTAGAAGGATTCGGGAGAATTACTGGCTACATGTCCGGTCTGAGCGCATGGTCGGAGGCAAAACTAGAGGAGAGAAGAAGGAGGAGAAAATACGATATTTAACTTTGCCTCCTTCCTCCCTCTAACCCTTTCCGATTACCCAAGACACGCAGCCAGTTTAATCGGGTTTAGAACCTGTCCTTACCGATGTTGGTTTTGTCACAACAAAGACCTTCGATCTGGTGAAAACTATATATCTTTAGAAGAAGTAAAATCTATGATAAGGGAGAGTTCAAGATTAATTTCAGCCGTAATTCTCGGCGGCGGGGAACCAATGCTTCAACCCCTAGTAATCCAAGAACTCTCCCACTACTCCCATTCTTTGGGTCTAAAGGTAGGAATCGAGACTTCAGGATACAATAGTCTTGCTCTAAAAGACCTAATTTCTGGCGGCTACCTTGATGCGGTTTTTGTAGATCTAAAAACTTGGGGTGAAGATAATTACTTTAATCTTACAGGATCTAAAACATCTTGGCATGATGTAATGGATAGTATAATTTGCTGTATATTTACAGGAATCGAATTAGAAGTTAGAACAACTATATTTAAAGACTATCCAGACTCTGATAGTTTAAAAAGAATAGAACATTTTGTTGAAAATTGTAATCTGACTTGGAAAAAACAAGAAGGTGTTTTGCGTGATTAGAATCTTTTCTACAGAAAATTGTCCGAAGTGTAAGATGTTAAAAGAAAGAATAAGACTTTTGTGTGAGTCTTATGAAGAATGGAATATGGCAACTCCAGATGCAATGACTGAGTTGTATACAAATGGAGTATTTACTATATCTGCTCCGATCCTACAAGTAGATGATAAATTTTATACAACAAATGATTTGTTTGATGGAAATAATCTGAAGGATTTGAAAAAGATTTTAGGGTGATTAATCATGCCCTTCTACACAAAGAAAACCTGCAAACGCTGCGGTAAAGAATATGAAGTCTCTGATGAATACTTATATTATAGCGATGGATATAATTACCTAGAACACTACTGTTCTTGGAATTGTTATTCCGAAGTTCGAAAAGATATGGTAATTAAACTTATCTCAAGTCTTATGGACACTCTGGATGAGAAGCAGAAAGAAAATTTAGTTGATCTTCTCGAAATGGGACTTGAGGATGTCGATCTTAGAGAAATAATTTGCGAACACTTCAAAGGATGGGAAGGTCTGAGGAGTTGGGGATTGTGGTGAACCGCAGCGATCATCAGATCGCGGAGGATAAGCGACGTTGCGAAGCAACTGAGCGTCAGAGGAATTAACATGCCGATTTCCGATACTAATTACCATTACAAGAGGGATTTTACAGATATAGACGAACTCTACGATCTGTGGCATAGAATAGACGCTTTTCAGGATTTTGCTCTAGATATCCAGTGTGCCCTAGAATCTGGAAACTGGGGATGTCCTGTAGAAGGATCTGAAAGAGAAAGACAAATTTTGGTTGATATTTTTGATTCCAGCAAGATTCTTCTTGAAAGGATAAACGAATGGATTGAAATTAAGGAGAAGGAAGAATGTCCAAGAAAGGGGTTCTCTTAATTCCCTTCGATCCCGATGAAAACCAGATGCACTATCCAGAAAACAGTTATCGCGGTTTTCATAAAATTACAAATGAAATGCTGATTCGAGGAGTTCACTATTCTATAGGAGAATATGGATCTGAGAATTACAAATCGTATTTAAATGAAGATATAGAAAGAAACTATGAGACCAGATCTGTTCCTCCCACTTGGGTAGAGAACTGTGAATTTGAAGCCGTTCTTGAATTTCAGGGATTTTGTAGAGGACGCAGTGCTGCATATGCCGAATTCTTAGATTTGAGCGAGGGAGTAAAATATACCATGTTTCTTAAGGATTTAGATGAACTAATCAAGAATAGAGATATTTCTTGGGGCCAAGTTCATAGTATATTCACTTTCTGCAAGAGAGGACAGAATTATGGAATTAAATTGGTAAAGGAGAATTCTAAATGACCCTCAAAGCCCTTCTCGTCGGAAGACCAAGTGAGACTTCCGAATTTGCAGATACCCTAAGTAACACATTCGGCGTTCCAGAGGCAAATATCAAAATTCTTGAAAACGCAACCAAACAGGAAATCTTAGACGAATTTAATTCGCTTATAATGGTACAAAAGCCTGGAGATTGTGATATAGTTTATATTTCAGGAGACAAAAAGGTTCGCGAGGGAGACGATGATTGACTTTAATTTTATCCTCCAAGACATCCTCTCAAAACCTCTCTTCTATGTTACAATGGTCTTAGCAATTGCAGGCGCGTTTTTGACATCAGGAACAAGTCAAACTCTACGAGGTCTCGGATTCTTTTTGTGGCTGTTTAGTAATGGATTTTTACTTTATGATTACTATAACCTCGGTAATCTACCTATGGTTGTAACATTCGGGTTATATCAATTTTTCAATTTGAGGGGAATTAAATCTAATTGGGGAGGACGCATAAACTATCACCCATTTAGAAAGAGTTAAATACCAAGACAGATAAGTGCTCCTAAGCAAACCAATGGGTTTGCGATACTCTTTTATTAAAGTTTAGGAGGGACTTATCGTGACTTCAAAAGCAGCTAAGAAAGCCAAAAGGCAAGCATACAAGATTAGAGAAAAAGAAGCTAAGAGAAAGTGGAAAGAATTCAAAGTCCAACAAAAACAGGATCGCAAACTAGAAGTAATTCAGAGAAATCGAAAGAAACAGGAAGAAAAAGAAATCTTTTATAAAGAGTGTACTAAAGAAGAGGAAACAATTCTAGAAATCGAGGTAGAATTTTGGGAAATTCCTCCAAATTATAAACAACTCATTTCTATGGTTCGCGGGGTCAAACATCCAACTAAAAGCTTGGTTATATCTTCTCTGCGACACAACTACACAAGTTACGATTATTGCTGTAGGAAACTAAAATCTCTTCGCGCAGGAGATTTTGAATTTTTGAAGTTGTTTCTTTGGGTTAATAAAATGTTGTGTGAAGAAATTGGAATGAATTATGGCAAAAACCAGGATTGGTGCGAGGCTAACGAAACAAAATTGATGGGGTATTTGAGGCATAAGGAAGAGTTAGATAAGTGGATTAAAACCGTTGGTTAAGGTTAAATAGAATGAGAGATGAAGCACTAATCGAGGTACAACAATGAAATCGATATACAAATATAAGATATCTGTTGGAGAAAATTATCTAGACCTGCCCGCGAATTTTAAAGCCCTTCACGTTGGAATACAGAATGACGGACTCTATGTATGGATTCTAGTAGATCTGGATGCTAAGGAACTTATAAGAACTAGGTTTTTAGTATTTGGAACTGGTTGGGAAATTGAGAAGGATTATATCTATGTAGGAACGGTCCAGACTAATGCTGGATATGTTTGGCATGTGTCTTATGAGGAGTGATTAAAATGGCAGACAAAAGATATCTAGACAAGACTCTCTTTGAGGCTCTTCAAGAGAATGGATACGACAATGTAGACGGGTATAGTCTGAGATGTTTTGAAGACTTGGATGGAGGAATATTTAGTGCGGACTATTATCTTCGCGAGGATGGGAAAGTAATCCCGTTCCATGAAGGCCAGTGGGATGACTCTGGAATGGCTAGAAGGTTGTTTAAATACTGTGATTGGGTAGATCAAGGAGATCCTTTGGTAAAATGTCCAGAATGTGGTAGTGATGATATAAACACTGTTGCCATAAGACTATTGTGGAAGACAGAACCAGATGAAGCCTTAGATATACTTCAGTGTAAAACATGTAAGACCTGTTTCGCGCGGGATTCTGGGGAATATAGATTGAAGGGAGAGGAGTGAATGGCAATATCTGACGGCTTTCCACCCTTCCCGTCCTCTACTATTTTCGTCGGTATGATAAATGATACTCCAATCTGCGCGGGAAATGATGAGGATATGGTTTGGGATAAGTTAATCGAATTTGCACGAAAGAATGGACGAAAACTGAGCAATTATAAGATATACTTAGATATGAGAGATAACCCCGATAGAGGAGAAGAAATGATTATAGGACATATTGAGGTAGTGAATTTTTATGAAGCTTGAATATCCCTACTCCGATCTAGATCTAATTTTTAAAATTCTTGAGAAATTAAATCTAGACCAATATTATCCAGCTATTGATCACCTCTACCTTAAAAATATTGCGCAACCTATTGCAAGGTATATTCAAAACGAGAAATGTTGCGGGTGTAAGAATTTTAATGAGGATTCAAAACTTATTTATGAACACGGAAGCTGTGAAGTTCATAGTTCTGATGGGAATACGTATTTTATGAAAGACAGCGGATGGTGTCCTGCATATGAGAAAAGACATTGCAAGTACTGCAAAGAGTATAATTCCCAAAGATCTGTTTGCAGCATAGATGATCACATGGATTATGGACTGATAAATCCGACTACGAAGGAAGACGATGTTTGCGAGAGGTGGAGGAGATGAGTAACATCTTCATCCAATCCTGGGAACACAAGAAAATTCCAGAAAAGCTTCGTCAATTGATCCCCGATATACCAGAGGGTTATAACTTGGCATTTGTGCCGTTTAACTCTATTATTAGATACGAAATCAGAGCAAACGATGCTAGGATGTTCCAAAGTTCGAGAGAAATTTTGGACTCCAAATTTACAATTAAAAATGGCTATTTTATTGTTGCGAAAGAGTTGGAGATTAAGTTGGGGTGATTAAGGTGGATTTAAACAAATTAAATTCTATGACAAAGTATCCGAGCATACTAACCTATCACAAAATGGGCGAACGCGGAAAACTGGTAAATGAAGTTCAAGTGCCCTTTGATAGCCCAGCGATTCTGACTGAAAAAATCGATGGCGTCAATGGGCGAATTATCGTGATGCCAGACGGACTATACATCATTGGCAGCCGCGAAGAATTGTTATATGCCAAAGGGGATATGATAGGCAACCCGCAACTTGGAATAGTCGATGCTCTAAAACCAATAGCGGAACGGATCAAGCCTTCTAGTATTCTAACTGTATATTATTTCGAAGTATACGGCGGAAACGTAACCAAGAATAGCAAACAATATACGGGAAGTAAGACGGTTGGGCACAGGTTATTTGATATCGTAGCTATTCCCGAATGGAAAGAAATCTTGGAGATGCCCGTTGAGAGAATAGCAACATGGAGAGACAATGGAGGCCAAACGTTCTATGGCGAGGCACAACTCTTGGATTCGGGATTCCAGCTAACCCCACGAATAAATCTTGGACATCCGCCTATTGATGTCAAAGAAACCCATGATTGGTTGAAGAGCATGATTCATATAACCAACGCAGCCCTCGATGGTGGAGCCCTTGGTCGCCCAGAAGGAATTGTAGCAAGATTATCAGATAGATCTATAATTGCAAAGTTGAGATTTGAGGATTATGAAAGAACTTTGAGGTAATTATATGTCTCAAGAAGAAGATTTTCTGGAAGATTTAGAAATTTGGAAGCAAATTGAAGAAGAGTCGAAGAAATCAAAACCCTACGAACCAGAATTGGGGCAATTAGCTTGGGGTCAGCCGCATCAAGAACTAGAGTGTACTTGGTATGTTGAATCAATTTTAGAGGCAATCGAAACAAGATTTGTTCTTAGGTTTGGAGATGATGACAACCCCTTTAGAAATACAGGTTCTTCTTACGAAAACAAAGTCTTTGAAGTTTATGCTTATAGTTGGAATGAAGAAGTCCCACAAACATACAATTTCCGTTGGAATGGACATGAATTTTTCGTTTCGTGGTACAAATATTTAGGCCGTGGAATGTCTCAAAATAGAGAAATGAGTTTAGAAGAGGCCGCGAAAATGATGGATGAATGTTTGGATTCTCTAAGGTGATTATTAAATGTCAACTGACCTAATGGGCGATTCCTGTATTATAGTCAAAAGATATTTTCTAAAGGAATTGTTGGACTTAACAAGATACAATTCTTTTCTTATTACAAATGAGAAATTTGTTCCAAGAAATGTCCTTGAATTTCGAATTAAAGAAGGCATAAAGTTTGTTCATCACAATGAAGACGACATCTTTATTGAGGGAAGTTTTGAGTTAGAAAATATTCCATTAATTAAAGAGTTTCTTGAGTTGGGTGGAGAGGAAGTTTGTATCTCTCTTCGCAATGCTAGCGTTCTGTTTCAAATGGAGCCTTCTGAGGATGAGATGTCTTTTTATGAAATTGAAGTTCCTTGTAAGTCGGAATGGAAGGATAGATGAATCTAAAAGAACAAATTAAAAAGGAATTAACCGAAGATGGCGTTACGATTCCTGACTTAGGCAAGAAGACTAAAGAACGCGATGAATGGGAAATAATGCACGCAATAGCAGAGCTGGATAGGTCCAAAGAGGCATTCTTAGTTGGTTTTGATAAAATCTATCAAGAAGATGGTGGAGCGATTTATTTGGCTAAATATTCGAATAAAAAGAGGATATAGATATGAACTTTAATTTCAAAATCTCTATCCTTCCAGAGGAATTACAACTAATGAACGATCTTGCTGGTTGGGCATTACTGGTTCCTGGAGTAAAGAGACTCGATAGAATTACTATTGATGAAAGTGAAAATGTAACATATATTTTTGAGTATGACCTTAAAAAGACTTCAGTTTGGAATATTCTATATAGCTTAGAACATACATCGAGATTCAATGACTATCATATAAGCGTTGTTAGTGCTAGTAAAAATGAGATAAGCGGGTTTGTTAAAGTTGCTGTAGTAAAGAAGGAATAGGTATTTATTCTTAGGAGATACAAATTGATACAGATGCGCTTTGGAAAGCCAGAGGGGTTTACCGAAAGGGTTCTTGCGTTAATTGGTCAAGATACTCTAAAACTGAAAGACAAACTTGGAGTTTTGGGCTTTACATATAGTACTTTACAAAAATTCTGGTTCAAGAAGGAATTTGAACCCCATACAGTAGATGTAGTTAAGACTCTAGATGAAGTGGACATATCCAATGCTGTACTTGAAGAGTATTCTAAGTGTATGGGTCCGTTTCCAGAGAGGGTATATCCGAGTACTTTTAAAACTGAAATGCTTTTGGACTATCAAACCGAGGCTCTGGAATTCTGCAAGAAGGCAAGATCGGGGTTGGTGGCCTTGGCGATTGGTTGTGGCAAAACCCCGACTGCTATCGGTTATGCAGAATTCCTTGGTCTTAAAAATATGGTAATTGTTCCTAGTAGTCTGAAATATCAGTGGACGGGAGAGTTGCTTAAGTTCGCGGACATACCTGATAACCAGAAAATAGTCATAGATGGTAAATCCAGATCAAAGCGCGATAAACAGTGGAATCAATCCTTAGATAGAAAGTATACTATATGCTCCTACGATCTCTTAAAACAACCTGAAGATCTGTGTCAGGCTATAGAATCCTTAGATAATGGTTTCCTTATTTTTGATGAGATTATGAGAATTAAAACCCCGACATCTAAAAGAACAAAATGTGCAAAGGAATTAAGGAAAAGTGCCAAATATTGCATTGGACTCACAGGCACGCCACTCGAAAATTCAATCACGGAGTTCTGGAATGTGCTTAATGTGGTAAATCCGTCTTTCCTCCCAAATTACGACAAGTTTGCAGAAGCGTTTTTAATCACAGAGATAAAATATAAAGAATATTTCGACAAGAAAACAATGAAAATGAAACAGAAACCTTACATTCTCGTGAGAGGAGAAAAAAATGTCCAAACATTTAGACAACTAATTCAACCATTAGTTTTCAGAAAAGAGAAGAGAGAGTGTTTAAATCTACCTCCGTCTAATACAATAGTTCGTTGGGTAGAATCATCTAAAAAACAGAAAGAAATAGAGAAGAAGTTGTTCGAGCTTGCAAAGGAAGATCCAGAAAATATACTCAGGTATTTTACGTATGCGCGGGAGGCAGTTATTAGCCCTGATTTGATTCCGCCTCTCGAAGATCGGGGATTTAAGGATATTTGGGCTAAATTCCTTGGAGAAGAAATAGGAGACGGAATTCAAACTGGAGTTCCCGCAAGAGTGGACCAACTCATAAGCGGAGAGCTAAAACCAAAGGACATAATTCTGACTCCGAGGCTCCAAGAGGTGATCGAGATAGTCGATGATTCCGCCGGAGAAAAGCTTATCATATTTAGCACTTATGTCAGAGCTTTAGAGCTTATAAGAAGATGCATTTTAAAAGAGCCTTCCGCAATGATTGTTGGAGGATGTGACATTCAAAAAGAATCAGAAAAGTTTAGAGGAGATACCAGGATTCTTCTGATGAGTGAAGCTGGTGCGGAAGGTTTGAACCTTCAACATTGTCACCTTCTCCTAACCGTAAATAAAGCTTATAATCCAGCCAAACATCAACAACTTCTAGGCCGCATTGAAAGATCTGGACAGAAGAGTTCGATGCAGTTTTATGAAATTAGAGATAAATCTTCGGTAATTGAAAAGAGGGTTGAGAATATTTTGAGTAAGAAGACGAAGTTAAGTGAATTCGTGCTGGCAAAGGAGGCGATGCTATGAACATCTTAGCTCCCAATAGTTATCAAATCTACGGAGAGTCTACCCAATACGAAACCTCTCCAAAAGAAATCATTAGTTGGATATTAAAGAATTTTACCATAGATGATTATATGGAATATTTGGATAGATTTGATACATCTTCATACTATTATGCATCAGGTTTTGATCCGTTCTTTTGTTTTATTATGGACATAGTTGAAAAAAGATATGGTAAATACATTTCTAAAACAAAAGTTTATAATTATTTAAAAGACAAAAAGAATCTAAGAAACGTATCTATTGAATGGGATTTAAAGCAAGGGAAGAGTTAACTTGTCCCGCGAAACCTTCCAGCAACTAATCCTCGCAGGATTTACCGCAGATGAGATTGAAGAATATATCAGGAGAGAAGAAAATGACGACTAATCTCGCTCAACTCCAATCCGACTACGACGACCTGAATAAACGTTTCATAGAAATCTATGCGAAGCATACTCAAAGAAAGACAATCCACGAAATGTTAAACGATGCTGGAATCCCAAGAGAGGAAGGCGGCAAACCGCTGTGTCTGCTGAGGAGGATTAGGATATTACTGGATAAATATATGGAACTCGAAAAAGTACACAAACACTTACCAAGCAAGCCTCATCTGCCCGATGATTATTTTGATGATTTGGTTGAATAGCCCGCAACCTTTAAGTACTTTGTGAGATTATATAAGGATACTCTTTTAGGAGGGATTAAAATTTCCGATCTTGTTATTGTGTGTCCAATTTTTAGTTTGATTAATAAAAATCAAACAGAATGTATAGGAGAAGAATGTGCTTGGGCAGTTAAAGAAATTTATCCTGTTAAAGATACAATCGAAGAGGTTAAAATAGGAACTAGCACGCTGAAATTTCCTGTAAGAACCATGAATGAAAGAATAAGGTGTTCAATAAAGGTAAAAGGCGCTCAAAGAGGAGATTGATATGTTCGTCAAGAAACACGACATCGTAGAAATCCTGGACGGCACGGATTTTCAGGAAAATAATTTAAAAGGCCGCCGCGCACTCGTTATCAACAGTTTGGGGCCAGATTATGGGTCGGCTCATATTCGCATTGAGGGTTTAAAATATGATATGTTCTATCCGAAAGAATTACTGAAGGTGGTGGAAAGAAAATGACAGAAGCTCATAATCTTATATACGAAATGTTTTTAAACGACTATACTTTGAAAAACTTGTTCTTAGAAATGATAGAGAATGGAGAGAAAGATTCTGACATAGAAACCGAAATGTTTGAGATTGCAACCGCTACTACAAAAAACGTTAATTATGGTAGGATACTAAAAAAGTTTAAGGAACTAAGTAAAACAGAAAAGGCATGGAAGTGATTTCGTGTATCCCTTCCATCCTACAAATAAATCCAACTCCTTTCTATCTTTTATGTCCACTCACATAAAAGTAGATCATATCTCACAAGCTTGGGTTCAAGGCTTAACTCAAATCTACTGCCACGGAATAGATTACCTCGACGAGCGCGGAGATGAAACCAAAGTTTTCTTTAATCTGATGATGACGATTAAGAAACCACTAGAGAACTTAAAGGAACTAAAAAAACTAAATAAAGCTCATCTATCTCCTTATAATCTGAATTATCTAGATTCTTATGCAGATCAGCTTATAAATGGCCCCAAAGAGAGCGATTTCCCTTTTGAGTACTCTTATCATGAGAGGCTTAGAAAGAGGCGGTCTAGGCTATCTAAACAAAAATTTGTGTCTTTTGAAGATACAAAACTGGTTGATTCTGAATATATAGACCAAATAAGCGAGATCATAGATCTTTTAAAGAAATCGCCATCCTCCCGCCGCGCGGTTTGTACAACTTGGATTCCATCAGTAGACCTCAGAAAGGAAGAAGTTCCATGTATGAATTGGTTGGTTTGGAGTAGCATCAATGATATCTTACATCTAACTGTAGGTTTTAGAAGCCACGATTTCTGGGGAGCTTATGAAAATAATGCGTATGGATTAACACGATTATTAGAGTTTGTAGCAAACAGTACGAATTTAAAAGTCGGAAGTTTAACTACAATAAGCGTCAATTCTCACTACAATAAGATGTTTGAAAAAGAAATTTTAAAGGTAATCTCAAATGAATTCCCAAAAACTAGCTCTAGGTAAAATACTCCTAACTCAGTATTTCTTCTGGTATTCCATTTTTGTAAATGGACCAATGATGGCTCTGATGTTCATTCTGAGTTTTCAAAATAGATTTATATTTGGATACCAACTTAGTTCATGGCATGGCATAATTATATGGTTTATTCTATTTGGATTAAACGCTTTCTGGACATATAATTGGTTTAAGAAAGTGTACCCTGCCGAGCTTCAGCTTACGTCCAGATTGAATCCCGAATGGCAGAAGCTAATGAAAGAGGTTAAAAAATGAAGAAAATAAAACCGCTTCTTTGTAGATCCTATGGTTCTATTCCTCATCTATTGGGTTCTAATGCAGATGGAGATAAGTATGTTGGAGAAGGGCAGCACAGAATTTGCACCTTGAAACCGAGAGATAAGAAAGATGTAATATCGATATCGGAAAAACTCGACGGATCAAACGTTTCTGTTGCAAAGATTAACGGAGAATTAATCCCTCTAATTCGCGCAGGATATAGAGCAACAGATTCTCCTCGGACTCAACATCAAATTTTCCATCAATGGGTAATGCAGAATTATGATAGATTTGATTTTCTTGAAGAAGGAGAAAGAATTTGCGGAGAATGGATGATGCAGGCCCACGGAACTCTCTATAAGTTGGAGCACATACCGTTTGTTCCGTTCGACATCATGATAGACACGCAGCGAAGCGGAGTATCAATTAAAGGTATCCCAAATAGACTTAACTACGAAACCTTCAATTTCAGACTTCCAGGCTGGTTCCCAAGACCCAAGTTGCTCCATATAGGAGGCCCATTATCTATTGAAGAATCTCTAGATCTTCTTGGAGAATTTGGATTCCACGGTGCTCTGGAGAGAACAGAGGGAGTTGTGTACAGAGTCGAAAGGGAAGAAAAGATCGATTTCCTCGCGAAGTATATTCGAAGGTCTCCTAGATGTAATGGAAGGTATTTGAAAGATGAGTTTGGTAATCAGAAGGAGATATGGAATATGAATCCAAAAGAGGTGCTAAAGAATGAAGGAATATAAGTTTGATGAGAACGGGTTAGATATGATTGAAAGAACACTTAAGAGGCTGGAGGAAATTGAATCTTCTAGCCGGTTAAATAATAAAGAAAATTGGTTTAAACTTCTAAGTTCGATTCATGATCTAACGTGGTTCCTCGGCAACGAGGTTGAGGAAGTTTTAAATACTAAGCCAGATACTAATTCTATGGAGGCAGAAGAGTGATTAAGAGATCTGGATGGGTTTCAAACTCTAGCAGCACCAGCTTTATTATTGAGAACAAGACTAAGAATCCTTTAACCGTAAAGGATTTCGCCCAAGAGAATCTTCAGGTTCTACGCGACTTTAATAAGGAATACGACTATAATTTCACCGAGAAGGAATTTCTAGAGTCTGCTGGCAAGATTAAACAGAAAATCAAGCCAGGACCCAATGTAATGGAGTTCGGAGATAATCATGGACTGGGTTGCGGAGAAGCTGTTGGTCATGTATTTGATTATCAACTCAGATGTGGAGGGGAGTCTAAGAGATTTAGATGGGAATTTAAAGAAATGAATAGATAATTTCTC